TTCGCAAAGTCCTCTACGCACCCGTTGCCCCTACCGTCACCGACGACGAAACGCTCGGCTACACCACGGACACGACGTGGGAAATGGCGGACGGCACTCCATATTACTGCTTGGATGCTTCCACCGGTGCTGCGGTGTGGTCTCGTGGGCAGAAGCCGGTCGGAGCGTATTCGATTGGTGCGCTCACCGGAAATGTCACCCTGAGCCTCGCCAACGGCGGGACGCAATACGGCAACATGAGCGGGAACACCACGTTTCAGGTGCCGACCGGAACCCCGGCGGAATGCGTCTCTGAAATCACGGTGATCGTAAGGTGGGCAGACGGAGCGCACACATTGGACTTCCATGCGGACATCCAGCGGGCCAGCGACAGTGCGGCAACCTTCCCCAAGACACTCACGGCTTGGAAGTCCTACATTTTCAAACTCAAATACATGGGCGGGGAATGGTGCCTCGTTTCCCTTACTGGAGGATTCACGGAGTCCGTGGATTAATTTATGCCGACACGCTACTTCGCAGCCTCAGTTGACCAAAACTGGGACACCCTCGGGAACTGGTGGGCAGACGCCGCCTGCACTGAGGGCTTTTCCGGCACCCTGACCGGCGTGAATGTCATTGACACGGACACGGAAGTGACCTGCGACAGCACGGCGGGCCTTGTGGTGGGGCGGCCTATCACTGGCGACGGCATTGATACCGGAACCACCGTGGCGAGCATCACGGATGGCACGACCTTTGAGTTGAGTCAGGCCGCAATCTCCACTGAGACGAGCGACCTCACTTGTGAATTGCATGTGATTCCCGTGACCGCCGATGATGTCGTCATCGCGACTGGCAACGGCACGGTGGTTGCCCTCCCTTCGGCGGACGTGCTCGGGTTGGTGACGGTGAATGGGGACAGCGTGCTGGATGTAGGTATGTGGCCGTCTGTGGGGCTATCAGCCGCTAGCTTCGAGTTCAACGACACCAGTTACAATTCAGGCTACATCGCCGGAAACTGCACCTTCAACGACTCTAGTGCCAACTTTGAAGGCAACATCGACGGCAACTGCACCTTCAACGACAGCAGCTACAGCTACGGCTCCATCACCGGAGACTGTACCTTCAACGATACCAGTAGCACCACCCTCTATGTCGCCGGAGACTGCACGTTCAACGATTCCAGCTACAACAACTGGGGTAGCATCGCCGGAGACTGCACCTTCAATGGCTCCAGCTACAACGGTTCTTCTTCCGCCTCCATCACCGGAGACTGTACCTTCAACGACAGCAGCTACAACGACGGCACCATCACCGGTGAGGTCGCCTTCAACGGCAACAGTCGTAACGGCAACAATTCTCCTGTGGTAAACGGCATCGTCAACGGGGACTTTGAGTGGTATAGTTCCAATTACAACTACGGAACCATCAATGGTGACTGCGTAGGCGGAGTGGTCAACAATGGCTACCCTGGCGTTATCAACGGAAACTGCACGGTAGCCTCAGGCGGGACGGTCTATTTCAACGAAGGCACTATCAACGGCGACTGTGACTTCCTTGATGGAGGTTACTCCTTTGGCAGCAGTGCGGTTATTACCGGCAACGTCACGTTCTCTGGTAGTAGCTATGGCGGTATGGATGGCGGAACCATCAACGGAGATGTTACCTTCAACGACTCTACCGTAATGGAAAACAATAGCACCATTACCGGAACGGTCACCTTCAACAACAGCACCCAAAAAACAGGGGGCTACATATATGGTAATCCAACCTTCAACGATTACAGTGTTTACGTATGGGGCGGCTCAGGCTCAGGCACAATCTTTGGTGATCCAACTTTTAATGACAACACGTCGTGTAGCGGCGACATTACCGGAAATGTTACCTTAAACGATAATGCCTATTACTCGGGTGACACAACGGGTAATGTTTCGTTCACAATGACGACGTTCACGAGTGACCCTCTGCACAGCATATACGGCGGATACGTGAGCGGGACGGTAGATTTTCCAAATGGGGCTACATTCACGGTGGCTTACTCTTCGGTATGGACTACGGACGCCTCCTACTGGACTGGCACCTTGGCGTGGGAGTTCAACGACACCAGCTACAATGCCACCGGAGGCAATCTCAGTGGCGTAGCCACATTCAACGACAGCAGCTACTCCTCCGGCACCATCACAGGCAACTGCACCTTTAACGATTCCAGCTACAGCAACGGCAACATCACCAGCAATCCAACTTTCAACGACACCAGCTACCACGCCGGAACCATCACTGGCAACGCAACCTTCAACGATACTAGCTACGTCGATGACAACGGAATCATCACCGGCAACGCCTCGTTCACCAACACAGCTTTCTCCTACGCAACCACTGGATTCTCCAACCCACAGCAAGGCTCCGTCTCAGGCACCGTGGACTTCCCGAATGGGGCTACCTTTACGCTGGCATACAACCATTCGTGGTGGACGAACACCTCCACATGGACTGGCACCTTGGCATGGGTGTTCACCGAGTACAGCAACACCGCCCCCTACGGAAGTGTCAGTGGTACTATCACCTTCAATGACAGTAGCTACCACGGTGGCGGTGGCATCAGCGGCAACGTCACCTTCAATGACAGTAGCCACAGCAGCAGCAACTTCAATCCCGGCGGCAGCGTCACATTCAATGACGGTAGCTATAACAACTACAGCTGCGAGATCCAAGGCAACTGCACGTTTAACGATTCTAGCTACAACACCGGAACCATCACCGGCAACGCATCGTTCACCAACACCTCTTTCTCCACCGCACAGAATTATTTCCTCAACCCACAACAAGGCTACGTTTCAGGCACCGTGGATTTCCCGAATGGAGCCACCTTCACGCTGGCAAACTCAGAACAATGGACAGTGGACGCCTCCTACTGGACAGGCACGCTGGCGTGGGTGTTCAACGACTATAGCACCCACAACTACAACGGCACCATCACCGGAAACGCAACCTTCAACGATTCCAGTTTCTCCCACGGCACCATCACCGGCGACCCTACTTTCAACGACACCAGCGGCAGCACCAGCTCCATCACGGGAAACGTGACGTTCAACGATGCTAGCTACAACGCTGGTAATGTTACCGGTACCGTCACGTTCAACAACACAGTATTCCCTCCCGCGCAGCCTAATGGCTACAACTCGTATCCATTCAACCCACAGCAAGGCACGGTCTCAGGCACGGTGAGTTTTCCAAATGGTGCTACATTCACGCTGGCGGGGTCAGAATCATGGACTACGGACGCCTCCTACTGGACTGGCACCTTGGCGTGGGTGTTCAACGACACCAGCACCAACAACAGCACTATCACCGGAGACTGTATCTTTAATGGTAGTGGCCCCGGCACAGCATCCGGTTCCGTCATCGTCGGCAACTGCACCTTCAACGGCTCCAAATACCACGGTAATGGCACCATCACTGGTAATGTCTCATTCCGTGAATCTTCCTACAACGGAGCCAGCGGCATCACAGGAAACGTGACATTCTACGATTCCAGCTACAACGGCTACACCATCACCGGCAACGGCATCATCCGCCAGCACGCCGCTGCATTCGTCGCATGGCGGGACTATGCGACCTCCACCTACATCACCGGCACGCTCACCCTACAATTCCCCGAGATGGACATCCTCGGCACCGGCCTGCTATAATTTTCAGTAAACCCAAACCAAAACAACCATGAAACTACAGACACCCGTCACCATTCAGCCACCCACAATCTATCGCCCCGCCCGCGACGGCCAGCCCGCTCAGGAGCGAGTTCAGAAGCCGATCACGCTGTCCAAGCTGGACGTGACGACCATTGACAATTCCGAGCGCAGGTCTTGCGTCGCCCGCATCGCACCTTGCCCGTTCCAGCTCACGCTTTGGGAAGGTGAGGACTACGACAAGGCTGGCGACTACACTCAGGCCGACGTTGAAGCCCGAGTGCTGTCCTTGCTCGGCGCGGACATTAAAGCGGGTCTGGAAGCCCTGTTCGTTCCGCCTGTGCGCCGGTAGTTCCCATGCTCACACCCGCCAAACTCCTACCTTGGCCTTGGTGGAGGCGATGGCTCATGCGACTGAAAATCGCGTGGGGTTACGCCATTGGGCGCGGCTACTGGTGGTGGGATTTGGAGACCGGCGAACTCTACGGCAACACGGCGATCTGTCGGGTGTATGGACTGCCTGCTGGAAAATACCCCACGACCTACGAGGGCTTCGACGCGATGCTGTGGGCGGACGATGACCGTGTGACGGTGCGTAGATCAATGGACAAATCGAAGGAGTTGCGCGCCGTGTTCCACGACACGTTCTGCGCGAAGGATCAGACGACCGGCGCGATGATTTTGATCAAAGCAAAGGGCTGGTGGCTCTACCGTGACGGAGAACCCGTCGCGATGCTCGGCTGGAACGAGCGAATGCCTTACTCCCGCACAAAGGAAAACGTGATCCGATTCTCGCAGAGCATGGAACGCAAGTTCGTCGAGGGTGATCGAACGGAGTGCATCGTCATGCTGAAAGCCTGCTTGCCTAGACAATATGCCCGGAAATGAAGAAATCCTCCAGCTCCTGCGGGAGATGCGGACGAACGCCAACGGCAAAAAAGAAACCGTTGCGTATCTCGGCATCGCCGTCGGCATCCTCTCCGGGTTCCTGTCGTTCTGGGCCGGGAATGCAGTCACGGGGGAACGAGTCTCCCGGTTGCAGCACGATTTCATCGAAGCGAAAAGGGTGCAAATCGAACTGCACTCCCGGATTGAGAAAGTCGACCGTGAAAACGATAAGGCCATCTCGGCATTGCGCACGTTGACCCAGGCGCAGCAGGAGGATCTGAAGGAGCTGCAACGTGCGGTGAAGCGGTGAAACCCTGAGCGGCGGCAAGGCAATTCCAGGCTGGACAGTCCTCCGATAATACGGCAGCGTCACCCAATGCAACTGCGCCTTCTCTCCATGTTGGTTGGCCTGGCGTTCGCCGGCTGCGCCACGGCGCCCGTGGGCTCCAACCGCGCTATCACCGCGACAGGCCAGCACATCGGCGAGGCCCGAGGCAGCGGCAAGGAGATCCTGAGAATCGGCGGCACCCTTGAGCGCAGCAATGCGAAACTCAAAGCCAGCTCCGACAAGCTGGGCGACGACATCGATATTCTGCAGTCCATCCTGAACAGCCTGCGCCCCAAATCCAAATGAACTCCGTTCGCGCATTCCTCTGGCCCATCCTCGCATGGGGGCTCCTGCAGGCTGCCTACTGCCAGGACGAGCCGCCCAAGCCGCGGTTCATCATGGTGCCCATCGAGCAGTTCGAGCAGCTCCAGCAGGTGACGGAGGCAATCAGCGCGGGCCGGGAAGCATTGAATGCGACGATCATCGACCAGGCCGGGACGATCCTGAGCCTGCAAGGGAAGTCAGGTCTCCTCGCTGCGCAATTGAAGGCGGCCGGCGACGCTGCCGTAATTGCCGCGGAGAATTTCAAGGTGATGCAGGATTTGAATGAGAAGCTGGAGAAGCAATTGCGCAATTGGAAGGTCTTCGGCAACACAGTCCTCACCGTCCTGTTTGGGCTGGCATTCCTCGGCGCCTTCCTCACCACCAAGAACATCACCAAGGACAAGCCATCGTGGATGCTGTGGGCGGTGCGCATTGCAATCTGCCTGGCCGCCGGCGTGGCGGCATCGAGCGGACTTTTTTATATCATCACCCGACTCATCTAATTATGAAAAAATTCATCCTCTCAATGCTGTCCGAGGACGGCGCCGTCTCAGCCATGCGCTTCTGCATGGTCCTGTGGTTCGCCGCACTGATCTTTGCCTGGTTGATCGTCTGCCTCGCGCAGCCGGGCCTGCCTGAGATTCCAAACAGCCTGCTCACCTTCTCCGGCCTGATGCTCGGCGGAAAGGTCGCTCAAAAAGTCACCGAAAAAAAATCATGACCAAGATCGAACGCATCCAACAGACCCTGAAGGACGCGGGTTTTTACGCATTCAAAATCGACAACGACTTCGGACGGAAGTCACGCACGGCCCTCACCCAGGCGGACGGGGCGACAATCAAGCTCGTGCAGGCCGTCCTCGGATTCGAGGGTGACGATGTGGACGGACGCTGGGGCGTGAAGTCCGAGGGTCGCCTTCAGGCTGCAATTGCAGGGAAGGAAGCCCCCAAGATCGACGTCCTGATTCCCGGTGGGCTGAACATGGGGTCGGATCACTGGCTCGTTGGTGTGTGGCGGCAGCCGCTTTCCAGTGGAGGCCCTCTCAAGCCGCGCTACCTTGTCGAGCACTTCACCGGAGGTGCGGATGGGGACGGGGATCTGAACGGCGACTGCATCAAGGACGTTGACGGTGCTGTGGACGTTATGAAGGCGCGAGGCGTCTCGGCGCACTTCACGATCGATCGGGACGGAACAATCGTGCAGCACGTTCCCTGCAATCAAAAAGCATTTCACGCAGGCAGGAGCCAGTGGGTCGATCCCGCAACCGGCATACTTTACAGTTCCGCCAATGGTAAAGGCGGAAACGACGAAGCCATCGGAATTGAGATTGCGAACTTGGGCGACTCGAAAGGCGCGTTCGGATGGGGACGCAAAAACGTCCCCGGATTCGCCACCGTGCTCGCACCGCACTGGTCGGGAAAACAAAACGGCGGAGATGAGTGGGAGATTTTCTACCCGGCACAGATCGCCTCGGTGCTGGCGCTCAGCAAGCTGCTGGTCGCCCGCTACGAACTGCATGACGTGACCGGCCACGACCGAATCACACAGCGCAAGAACGACCCTGGTCCGGCATTTGAGGAGCATCTGCTCGCCATCCGTGAGGCGTGTGGATTTGTCGGCATGCCCGCCGTCCACCGCTCACCGTTGTAAATCCAAATGCCCGAGGAGACGTCGCAATTCCGCTTCACCGTCACCGACAAAACCTTCAAGGTGGTCTCGACCATTGCGGCCGCCGTGGTCATCGGATACAAGACCTGGAATTGGACCATCGACAATGCCGTGGCGAAGCGCGACTGGCAGAATGAGCACCGGCAGTTCAAGGAGATGCTGCTCGGCACTGACAAGGAGCCCGGCATGGTCAACCTGATGAAGGAGAGTCGGACAGCGCTGGTGCGGCTCGACGCGGATTACGGGAAGCTCTGGCTGGACATGGAGGCACTGAAGAAATGGCGCGACGCGATGACGTTGCCGCCCGCCGCCCCAACCCCCGCCCCCAAATAAACCACTCATGATCGCGAGCGTGCAAGCGGCGTGCCTGATCATTGCGTGTGTTTCAGGTGTGGCAATCATCGGCATTGTCTGTTACACGTTCGGCAAATGGGACTGACACGAAACTCACACGCTTACAGCACAGCGCTCGCGCAGGCGATGCCGCGAGATTTGCGGGTGTTCGGTGCGTCGCCTGAGATGGAGAAGGAGGCGCAGAAGAAATGGCGGATGCTGAGTCATTTGCCTGAGCTTCTCGGACGCATGGGAATTGAAGCTAAGCCGCATTGGACGAATCTGTCCGCGCTCAAGCAAGCCGTGGGTACCACGCTGCGCGAGCCGGGCCGGGATTTGATCAGTAGGCGGGTGGCCAACATCGCAGCAGACGCGAAGCAGACTCGCCTCGCTCCGTTCAAGGCACAGGGCGACAGTGCCTGGCTGGCAGAGCTCGACCGTATGCACGTGCCGTCCACACACGAAAAGCTGTTCCGGCGCCACGGGCAGCCGGTGCCTGCAGCGGATGGGCGACTCTTTCGCGGCACCGTCGGCGGCGACCCCTGGGGAGGTGGATCTTTTGGCGGCGCGTTCCATTACGCAGCGCCTGACAAAGCAACAGCGAGCTTGTATGGGCGGCTGCACACGCCGTTTCTGGAGCCCGAGAAGCGGTTAGCGCGGTCGCCGCTGTATTCCGCCAACACGATGGAGGCGATCCACCACTACGGGTCGGCGCCAGGACAGAAGGTCTGGAGACCCTGGGGTCCCGAGGAAGCGGTCACAGGGACTGCCCGCAACCGCGCGCGCAACGCCAGTCAAAACTACTCGCAGATGCTCGGTAATGCGGAGACGACTGTCATGCCGCGGCACAATCCGTTTCTCGGTACCGAGTTGCGTGCGTCCGGCTTCGATCGTGAACCGCTTTGGCTGTCCAAGCAGCACGGATACTTCCCTGCCGGTCGCGCCTCACGCGCCGCGCAGAACTACAGGAACCAGACAGCTCAGTCGGTGCGGTGGACGCAGGGCGGTCCGGCTGCAACACAGTTCGAGCAGGTATCGGGACTGAACACGACGCCGTGGACGGACTCGATCAGGCGGAATCCTCGCATGATGCGCATGCATGCTGAGAACCCGGAGGCTCTCCGGGAACTGATGTCGCGCCGTGCCGATCGTATCCTCGGACCGGATCCCGCGTTGATGTTCAAGTCCGGCAGCACGATCGAACGGCTCGGCGGAATCGCGGCGCCGATGGAGAAGTCCGCGACCGCCCTTCTGCGGGCTGCAGGCAGTGGCCTGCGAGCTGCCGGGGCTGGTTTGGCGCGCGCGACATCCAGACTTCCCAAGAACCACGGTATCCCAAACCAGTTCGTAGGCGCCGTCGAGGATGCGCTTGCGACGAACAGCCGCCTCATCGGGCGCCGAGGGCTTGGGATGATCAACAGCGTGGATGACGTCACGCGTCGCAATCCGAACCTGCGCTACATGGGGTCTGCCGAAGCCAGGCTGCCCGGTGCCAAGCAGCACGGCGTCGGTTTGGTCGATTACTTTCAAGCTGGGGTCGACGACGTGGGAACCGCTGGCGGGCGTCAGATGTCCCCGATGGTAATGCGGCAGCGCTACCGCACCGGGTATGACCCGAGCGGCAAAGCGATATACGACAAAGCCAACGTGGATGTCATGAAGCAGCCGATGTATGTGTCCAGCGGCACTGGCAGCGGCGCCGAATCAGCGGGTCGCTGGGTGCCGTTCAGTAAGGTGCACGCACCAGCCAACGCAGCGACGGCTGTCAGACGCCTGCACGCGTCCGACCCGCGTCTTGCCGCCCGGTTGCCGGTCGCTCCGGCGATTCCAGGCGCCTCGAACGATGCGTCGTGGCTAGGAAAACATGTGAACATGGTGGACGCGCAGGGCAATCTGATCCGTGAGAATCTTGCACACACTCGCGCCGTCGCGGCTGGACATGGAAAATGGTCGAAGAATGCGCTGCCGTCGCACCTGGAGGCTGCACAAGAAGTCCTGAATCGTTTTTACGGACTGTGAACAAAACGGCGCATACCAAGTCGGCCAACGTATTTTTGGCGGTGGGCGATCTTCTGCGCACTATGCGCTCTCTGCGCGGCGTCGGCCTGGGCAAAGTCGAGCATGCCCTAACCAATCCTGTCGCGATGGGGCGCCGAAGCGCCGTTGAAAATATTGGCAAGGCAGTGGCCGCCCCAGTGCTCGCGCCGGCCCTTGGCGTGATGGGCGTGGCGTCCAAAGTCGATCACGCAGCGAAGGCGCACGACCCGCTGCGTCTGCTGCAGATGCGTTCCCGCGAGGCGGCGGTCAAAGGCATGAGCAATAGACCCGTGGACCGCCGGCAGTTTGTAACGGACATGATGCGCGGCTTGCTCAACCCAGATGTCCGCCAGGCGGTCGGAACACTGGGAACCGCAGCTGTGCGCGGCGCGGCGACGCTTGCGGAAAAAATAGCGTCTATGGAGAAGCAGTCCGCTGCGGAACACGATGGTCTCTCCGTATCTGAGGGCGTCGTCAATCCGCTGCGCATCGGCGCAGACTCGTTCGTCGGCTACAAGGCTTTGAAGGGCGCGGCGCGCACACTGTTGAATCCATCGGAGATGTATCACGGCACGTCGACCGAACATCTGCCTGGCATCATACGGGACGGTCTAAAGCCGCACAACAACGTAGACAAGTGGGTCGCTTTGAAGGCTGAAGAAATCGGCAGGCTTCAGGATGCCTCAAAGAGAAACGGCGTCCCTGAAAACCTTATTCAGCGCGACGTGGCGGAAGAGCTGACGAGACTGGAAAAGATTAAGCAAAACCTATCAACACCGAAGACATTTCTCTCAAAAGGATTTTTTGGGGGGAAGACAGAGGCGAAGAGCTACGCAGAATCAGCGGCTCATGCTACTCCCGGAAGTCAAGGTGTCGTTTTGTCAACTACGCTGACACCCGACGAGTTACGGCGCGCAGTCCCGGATGTAATAACGTCACGGCCTGGAGCCTGGAACAAACCGGACATACATAATTTTTCCGTGGATTGGACGATTCCCAGTCGTCGTGTTTACAAAGGCACACCCAGTTTGTGGGCGCTGATCCGCGGTCGCAGTCCTGAGATACTGAAGAATTTGAAGGCCAACGGCGCATTCAGAGCAGCATTCGGCCTCGGAGCCCTGGGCGTCGCCGGCCTGGCAGGACTGGATGCCGTCCGCACGGGGAAGCGAACGGCGGACAAACTGACACAGGAGAAGTCCGCCGCCAGCCTCGACAGTGAGATTGCGGCTCTACCAGGATTCGACGCCCGCTACGATACCGTGGATAAATGGGCAGACGACATCGCCGATTCGGTGAGGACCAAAAGCGCAGCAGCCAAATGCCCAGGATGCGGCAATGAATTGCCCAAGGGCGAGCCGTTACCAGACGTCGAGATGTGCGAGGTCTGCGAGCGTTACGGACCGCCGAGGACGAAGTCGGCCAACCGTCTGACTGATCTGCTGCGCGCCGGAAAGCTCGGCAAGGACTCGCTACAAAGACTCGGAATGCCCGAACTTGCTCTGCCTTCGGTTGTGCAGACTTCGCACAACCTGCGTGCGGCTGTGCATCAGAATCTGTCCCCAGTGATGCAGGATGCGTTCAGTCCGCAAGCGCCGGGACTGTGGAGACTTTACAATGGGGCGCGGAAATACGAACCAGGAATCGGAATTTCTCCTGCGCAGTTGTTTAAGCTGCAGGAGACGGCAGGCGTCGCGCCCTTGCAAGAGCTTCGGTTTAAGCTGCAAGGAACGCCGCCACATCCTCTGCTGCGCGTAGCAAACAAGTCGACAAAAGATCTGCGAGATGTGCAGCTTTTACCGCCGAAGATCAAGCTGCTGGCGTCCCGGAAATACGACCAGAGTGGAGGGTGGGCAAGCCGCGGCAATTTCGACTCTGCGCATTCTTATTTTGAAGGACTTGGACCGCGGCGCATCCATCGCGGTCGGGTGTCTTACAGGGTCGCCGGACCCCGCGCCCGCGTGGTCGTAAGCGGAGGAGCCATAGACCCTGGAGCGCCGGCGAGACCTGGAATCATGGGAGTTCTCGCGCACGAGCTGGGGCATCAAAAAGAAAATCTGGAGCCGCAGTTTTCAAACTATCTTCGCCGGCGCCTGTCGGCCATGTTGAGTCCTACTATGGGCCCGGTAATTGGCTCGTTGGATGAAGTCCCTGGAGAACTGGTTGGACATCTGAGAGCTACGGGGTTGCCTGCTTCGCTCGGCGGTATGCAGGCTAAGAGGTTACCGATTGCCTACATGCTGGAAAAAGATCGCGAAGGATTGACGGCGACGCGTGACTTTCTGCGGCAGCAGTATCCTGGCATGTCGAACGGGTTGCTTGGTCGCGTATTGTCTGCGCGGGCACATGCGGCGGCGAATTATGCGGTGCCATTTCAACGTCCGGGGAGTATGCTCAAGTCTGCGGCCATCGCCGCAATCACACCGTTCGAGAAGCTGGCCCGGTATCGTCGGATCGACCACGCGCGCCCGAATCCCAGCCAGGCTCAAATCGAGTCTCAAAATTTCAAGATGGGCCACGTGGACTTCCATGGTATCGACATCACGATCGAGAACGAGAAAGGCAGCATTCGCCGTGGCACCACCAAGGAAGGTAAAAAATGGGAGTCGGTGCTGACGTGCCCCTACGGATACATTCGCTCCGCGGCCGGCGGGAAGTCGGGCGAGCGCGTGCGACCGAAAGCCATCGACGGGGATCACCTCGACGTGTTCGTCGGTCCCAACAAGGCGAGCGAGCTGGTGGTCGTGATCGATCAGCATCTCGGGGGTAAATACGACGAGTCGAAATTTTTACTCGGGTGCGACAGCCAGGACGAGGGTGTCCGGTTGTATCGCAGCAACTACCAGCGGGGATGGCCGGAGATGCCGGCGAGCACGTGCACCTTTGCGCAGTTCAAGGAGTGGCTGAAGGACGGGGACCACAAGAAGCCGTTTGCGGGGCAGATGGTGAAGGCGGCGGCAGTCGGCGAGTTTCTGAAGGGGGACAACGAGGGACTGGATTGGCGTTGGGGATTACTCGGCGGTTCGATGGTGCAGGTGCCAGCGGCTGCGGCGAGCCTCGCCTACGCGACGCGCGTAGCGCCGTGGATTCACGGAGCGGAGAACACACGGGCGGAGCAGAAAATTTTTAATCGTCTGTCCAATCAAGCCGTCAGCAGCGGAGTCAGGCTGGGGCGTGTCGAACAGCCTCGTTATTCCGCGGCGAATTTCTTTAAGCCAGCGGCGCCAGAGGCATTTTACCACGAACCAAACGGCAGACCACAAATTGGCCTGTCCGAACGAATGATGCGCCCGGGTGCGCTGGCGCATGAGCTCGGGCACGCACAAGGTGGGCGCGCGCTATTTCGTGCCAACTTAATCGGCGCGCGCGGAATGCTGGGACTGGGACAGGCAGGGCTGTTTGCGAAGGACGAGACAACTGGGCGCAACATCGCGCTGGCAGGCACTGCTTTCGGTGGTGCGACACTGGCGAGTGAGCTGGACGCTGGTCGTCGCGGATACAAGAGTCTTCGCGCGCTCGGCAGTAAGCGCCTCCCGGCGCTGAAATCTTTCGCGGGTCTGCCTACCTATCTGATGGCTGCTGCGATGCCGCTGGTTGGTCACTACGCCAAAAAATGGATGGGCGGCTACGACAAACCCGCAGCGCCAGCTGGGTCAGCCGCGACGCCACTTCCTGCTGACCCAGCTGGGTCAGCCGCGACGCCACTTCCTGCTGCGCCGAGCCAGACGGGACAAGCGGCGAGCCGTTTCGGCTGATCCGGTGCAATTCCGAGGCGTGGTGCGTCATAAGAAATTGTGAACACGTCCACTACTCACAAATCCAAAAAGCCGGGGGTCATGAACCCGCCGGTCCACCCTGAAGATAACGACTTCGACCCGGACGAACGTCCGGGCGAAGACAACCCGCCGCGCGACGGCGCCGACCCGTCGACGCCGTCGCCACTCGGCGGCGGCGTGCGCGAGCTGGACGACATCCAGCTCGAAGCGCTGCGCGGCCGCGTCGAAGAAGAGCTGCTCCGGCGCACCCCCGAGGAACGCGGCGCCGTCGCATTCGCCGAGGTCTACACCGCGGCGGATCTCGACGTTCGCCGCCGAGTGTCGAAGGCGCGCGAGGCCGTGCGGTTCGTCACGGCCGGCCTGACGACATTCGTCGACCGGCGCGACCGGAAGGCGGACATCCGCCAGGACGGCGAACCGGTCGTCAACCACGCGCGCGAGCGGGTGGAGATGACCACACGCGTGCGGCGCGGAGTCTTCGCCGGCACCTACACGGTGTGGGCAGAGGTCTGCCCCGGCGGGCGCTTCGGCGTCAACCGGCGCACTGGTTTCTTCCGCCCCGCATTCGACCAATTCAGTGGCGGCAGCGTCACTGTGGCGATGGAAGAGATGGCCTACCATCTCAGTCTCATCGAGAGGTAATCAACGCAGCGGGGCCGGTGGTGACATCGGCCCCGCTGCAACCCTCATTTTATGTTTCCAACGCCGAGCATCGGCCTACAATTACCACATGATCAACATCATCGCCAAATACGTCAGTCCATCGCCCCCTGACGCGCTGCGCCCGTTCGACGCCGCGCGAGACATCACCCGTGTCGAGGACCACATGACCGCGCTGCGCCCGCTCCAGTTTGTGGACGGCCCGTCGCCGGATCACGCCGAGTTCTGCACGCTCGAGTATGACATCACGGCGACGAGGCACTTGACCGATCCGGAGCAGCCGGAGCAGGTGTTCCTGCACCTGGTGGTCACGACGCCGCAAGGCCGTATGGCGTTTGGATCGACCCACGTCGTCGGCGTGGACGTCGCCGGGGCACTGTGGTTCGCCTCTTACGGCGGCTACATCTCCGACACGCAGGAGATCGCGCTCAAGAAGGAGGCGCGGACAGCATACGACGAGATCGCGAAGAACCACCCGGAAATGCTGCAGGACGGCATGCGCGACATGCGCGACATGGACCCAACAGACGAGGATTGGTGGAAGCGCGGGGAGCCGCCGCCTCATCCGCGTGGCTATTGAGCCGCTTCCGCCGCGCCCGCCGGCTCCCGCCCTGGGAGCCGGCGGTGGTCGCTCTTCTTTACGTGGTTGAACTCGTTGCACAATCCCGCTACTCTCCCGGAGTGTCGCAAACTCCCGAATCGCTAGGAACAGGAATCGGCCCGTTGCTCGCGGACTTTATTCCGCTGATGCCTTCGGGGGCCCGTCGTGCCGGCGCAGCCCAGGTGATGGCTGCGCGGGTGGGTCGCGATCCCTCGGTGCTTGTCGACAATCCTCGGGTCACGCAGCTGCTGGCCATGGGCCTCGGTGCCGTCGGCGGGGCCTACACGGCAGACCAGTCCAAACCGGTGCGCGCCGCGGCAATGCTCGGCCCGCTCGCGATCGTGCAGTTGCTGCGACACCTGGAGCTGCGGAGCATCCAGAAGTCCTACGACACGGAGAAGCGCAAGCGGCTGCGCGAGCTGGACGACAAGGCGCTGCTGGACAACCCGGGCTGGTTCGGCGGCAGCAACCGGCTCGGCGCGGTCAACGCCTACGAGACGATGCGGGACCGCAAATACAAGGGCTACAGTTCGATCGCCGAAGCGGGCGACGCGTTTCATCTCGCCGCGTCCGGACTGCACCCGCTCCTGGGCGTGTCGATGTCAGGGATTGTGAGCGCACTGGACAACGAGGAGGCACAGGCCCGCCGCCAGATGCACAAGAAGGCGGTGCTTGGATTCAAGGCGCTCACCGGACACACCGGACCGATCAAGGCATTCCTTCGGCAGTTGCGAAACGAAGGCGCAGCGGTGCGGCGGGTGATTCCGGAAACGGTCGGAGCGCGACTGCCGAACACCGGCGCGAAGCTTCCGGTTGGAACGTCCGGCTATTCGCGAGGATCCTGGGACCCCACGCAGCAGGCGTTCCGGGACACTGTTCTCGACGTCGGAAAAGGTCGACCAAGAAACACGATGACCATGCAGCCAGACGCCGGCGCCTTCCGCTTCACATACGGGCAAGGGACGCCTGGCGGCACCAACCCGTCGCCAATCGCTTCGCTCCTCCATGAGGGCGGACACCACATGAACCACCGGGCGATGCGCCGCGCTGGAATCGGTGACAGCATGGGCGGACACGAAGTGCCGGGGCTGCCGCACATGGACAAGGTGATGAACGAACTGGGGGCCAACAACTCAGCCCTGCAATTTCTGCAGCAAGCAGGAGCGAGGCCGGAAGCGATGGCATACTTCAAGGGAGCCAGAGCGCCATCGTTTTCGTCATACGTCCGCAATCTTCCGCAGACTGGCAACCCGGTGCAGCAGCGTATCCTGGCCGCCGGACCGCACGGCTTCACGCCGGGATACAAGGGGCTGCCGGATTTGTACAAGCAGGCCGAATTCGCCGAACAGCGCAACTCCCCGGTCATCCCGCTCACTATCGCTGCTGCGCTGCTTGGATCGCTCGGACGCAGCGCCTCGCAGAACTGGGCGGTGCGCGAGGTGTCGAATACTCCGCCGCTTGGTGTCGACAAGTGGCCAGGCACGATCGCAAGCATCTCAGGTACCGAGCCGCTGATGCTGGCGTCGAACGCCGATGGGACGGCCAACGCATTTTTTTACAAGCCCAACACCGAGAAGGAAGGGCTGCAGTTCATGCGGCAATTCTCCGGGTTGCGGGATGTCACGCCGCGCACCCCGACGACGAAGGGGGAATACGGACGCACCATGGAGAAGCTGCAGCGGCTGATGCGCAGCGGAGTCATGGTGGCGAACGAGCGCGCCGGAGCGCCGGTCATCGGACACGAGGCAGGGCATGCGAAGATCGAGGAGACCCCGGGCATGCTGCGCTTCCTACAGCGGCACATCTACCCTCACCAGGGATGGGTGGCGCCGATGGCGGCCGCTGGTTCGATGGCGGCCGGCCTGGCGAGCGGCAGCACGCTGAAGGGCGGGTTGTATGGCACCGGCATCGGCCTGCTGTCCAGTCTGGGAACGGTCGGCCCCGAAGCGGGCGCCAGCTACCACGCGCTGCGGCACCTGAAGGGTCTTGGCGACGGGTCGCTGAGCGCCGAGGGGAAGAAGGACCTGCTGAGTGCGCTGTCGACCTACCTTGCGGGCGGGGTGTTGCCCAGCGTGCTGTCGGGCATGGCAGGCGGCTGGATCTCCGGCCGGCGACGCCAGAAAGATGAGGAGGAAGGCGTCGAGAAATCCGCCGCTTACGTCCCCGTGGAAAACGCATTCGAAAAAGCCGCGACAGCGTGGCAGGAGATGCACAAGGCAGGAACTGTCGGAATGCTGGAGCCGGTAAGGCGTCCGCGGACTGTTACGGGTAAAATTCCCATGAACTGGAACGCCAAGCCACGGCCTACCGCGCCGGGAAAGCCGCCAGGTGCCGAGGTAAACCTGATGGATTCAAAATCGACTGTAAATCCAGCCGATTTCAAAACGCCATATTACGGGGATCAATTTCCGGCGCAGCTGGAACAGGCAGCGCAATACAATCTGAAGAACAAGCTGCCGAACACGACGGACGGCTGGCAGCGTCCGGTGACCGTGGTCACTAGCAATCCGACATCAAACAGTCAATACGCTCCGTTTGTGCAGCAAGGCATACACGGCAGCGCTGTTTTCATGCCTGCGGATGCGGGTAAATTTTTACGCGACGAGTCGCCAGAGATGGCGGCAGCAGGGGCCAAGCCGGCGGACGTGCTGGCCCACGAAGTCAACCACGCTGCGGGTGATAACTGGGCGGTTGGTGAGCATGACGACGCTTATTTTGTAGGACCAGCCAAAGACCCGGGATACGTGGAGCGTCAGAACTTTATGGACAAGCTTCCGCACGATTTGAAGCCCGGTGAGCATCGCGGTTACATGTCGACGATCCAGGCGCAGCAGTTCAAGGATACAGGTAGTCGAATCACCAGTCCGGAGGCTTACGACAAATGGTTGGAATCCATGAATGTGCATCACGCAGACCCGGCGGTGTTCGAGAATTCGATTAAATCGGTGCCGGTAGATGCGCAGCGTATGCTGCGCGGGATGCGTGATCCAGCCGCCGATCCTGCCTACCTGAAGTCGCTGAAGCAGTGGCAGCGTCGCGTCATTCCAGGCATCGTGCAGCAGGCTGCCCCCGTGCAGGAGAAGTTCGCCAAGCAGGCGAGCGCCAAGCGTCTGCAGAGCATCGCACAGGCGTTGGAGAATATCCGGAATGTTCGGAAGTCAGGCGTGGGCGGCGCAGAGTCGTTCGCTGCGGCATTCGACTCCACGCCCGAAGTTCTGCGTCGATACTTCTTTAAGCATCCAGATGTCATGCGGCTGGGAATAAAGTCGCGCATGCCGTCGCAGAAGATCCAGGACATGCTCAAAGGGCTGGTCACGCCACCGGCAATCCCGGCGCTGCCTCCGCCTCCGCCTCCCGCGGCGCCGATACAGGGAATGCTGGACCTGTTCAAGCAGGGCCAGGCGCATCCGGCGCTCCCGGCGCTGAGAGCCGCCAAGGAGCACTCGGACGCCGGCGACTACTCGATGAAGCACAAGCTGATTCGGCAGAACATGCGTCGGCACGCGGAGGACTGGTCGATCGACTCGGACGACGGCAAAGGCATCGTGGGTGTGACGCACATCCCGACCGGCTTCCGGCTGCACATGCCGAAAGGAGTTGTCGATCCCGACGTGCTCAGGTATCATAATGCCGCGCAGATGCCGCACAACCGAAACCGATGAGCAAGCAAGCTTCAACCTCCGAGAATCCATGGCCGTCCGGAATCGCTGGCGCTGGCATGCTCGGGCTCGGTGGCGCGCTGGGTCGTTCTGGATTGGCGGACCTGAACAACCGCAACGTGCTGCTGACTTACGGCGCCGCAGCTCCTATGGGAGGCGGGCACAAAGAGCCGGCGGCGCAGATCCGCCGCATCCTGGAGGAACTGAAGGCGCAAAATCGCGACAACTTTTTGGGACGAATGAACGTCAACGACGCCCCGGTGATTTCCTACGAGGGCAAGATATCAGACGAGGCGGCGAAGGCCATGAAAGGGAAGCGGTTCTTGACTGGCGTCGACACGGGATGGGGGCTGCTGGATCCGGAACGCGCACACGATGTCACGCCGACGCGCGCGAGCTGGATGGATCGCATGCGCGGGGAGAATGTGCGACAGCAGGATCCTCATTTTCGGCAGCGGTTCGAAAACTTTCTGCAATTCCAACCGGATGGACGCAACGACGCGACGGGCTACATGGCGACTGGGGATGCGCGCCGGATTTCCGGGCTGCGCGACACGCACGCGGCGACTTACGGCAACTTCGACCCAGGGCCGTCGCATGTGCTGTCCGGCGGCAAGCTGCACTACATGGGGCGCGCACACCCGCTGGTGGAGACGAAAAATCTCAGCCCGCTCATGGACCGCGACGCCTACTCGAAATTTCTGGCGCAGCACATGACGCAACACGGCGGGTTCCAGGGGATCACGCCCGACACCTTCCGCGGCAAGAAGATCATCACAGTCTCCGGCGCGACCCGCGGCGATACTGTCGGCGCCCGCGCGCGGTGGGTTGCCGAAGCGCTGAAGGCCAAAGGTCACAACCTCGACGATTACGTCATTCTCGGAGTCGGAGGCCAGGGTCCAAATCTGGCGCGCGAAACGGCGATCGCACACGCAGGCGGACCGCAGAAGAACATTTTCATCGTTCCAGGTACGACTGCAAAGACTGGAGGGCCGTCCGGGTTCAACTCGCTGATCGGTAACTCCGACTTGCACGTCATGGGGATGGGCGGGTCTAGTCCGTTCGAAGCTCTGGCTCACGGCGGCGCACCGATCGCGCTGATCGACGATGAGCAGGTTTTCAAGGCCCGCCAAAATGTTCCGTGGTCGGAGTCGGATCTGATCGCAGACCGAGGCATTCATGGGTTCGAGAATAAACTGCGGGCGACGATCAACCAGGGACTTCCCGCGGACCAGCATCTGGCTGAATCGGCGGCAAGGAACTGGATGAACCCTTCGGTGTTCCAGGACGCAAAAGGGGAGAGCGTCGTCCGCCGCGGACTGGATGGTATTCGTGACTATCTCGAACTGCGCGGTGTAAAGACGCTGCAGTCTGGCGATTACGACGGGTTCGCCAATCTGCTGAAAGAACTGCCGCAGCTCCAAGGCGGACGCGCGCAGCAGGCCGCGCTGACGCTGCAGGACATTCAAGGCGGTCGCGGCATGTTCAAGTCGCTGCTGGAGGGCCAGCTGCGCGCCGGCCGGAGCGCGGCGCTGCGGCATGGCGCCGGTAAACTGGCACTCGGCGCCGGCGCGCTGGCAGGTGGTGGAGCATTGCTGTCGAAACTGTTCGGAGGCAACCAGACGGCGCAGGCGCCCATTGACTTGCGGCTGAACAAGGCGGCTGCGACGAATACTCGAGACAACGTCGCCATCGGCGCAGGTGGCGGCGCCGCCGTGCTCGGCGCAGGCATCTACGACACTGGACGTTCTTTTGCGAAAATTCGACCGCTGGCTCGTGACTACGTCAACGCGACGCGACGTTACGCGCAGAAATATCCGGATCATCTTTGGACTGCCGACGCGCCCAGAATCCGGGAATACCTGGGCATCGTGGACAAGTATGCTGACGCCGCGAAGGCCATGTCGAACTTGCGGATCATGGGCGTCCCGGCGCACGTGCTTACTTCCAGGTTTCCGCTGACGTCGTTGTCGGATGACTGGAAGACTACGCTGAAGGTTGGACTCGGTATGGGAGACATAGTGGATCAGAAGAAGCGCTGGGCAATCATGGACAACCAGACGCACTACGCTGAAGGGGCAAAGACGCCTCGTGCGCTGCTGTCGCGCGAGATGTTGTCGCACGCCGCAGATCCGCAACTGCGCCTGACTCCGGAAGTATCGAGAGTCATGGGGGCCGACGAGGCGCTGCGTATTGCCCGCGCGCCGGAAGACGTGTCTATGCTTCAGCGGTTCGAGCCTTATCTCAAGCGACTGGAAGAGGGTAAAGTCCAAGGGAGCACTTTCGATAAGCTGGCTCCGTTTTTCTACCGCGAGCGGCGGATGATGCGCGGCGTCAATGCCGACGATGCTCCGTTTATGGCGGGCAAAGGGCTGCGGAAATTTCTGCAGGCAAACAGCGTCAGAGGTTACGGCTCGCTGCTTTCGGCGGTCAGCACGAAGCTGTCGCCCAAACTGAAAACAGTCGGGGCCCTGCTTGGACTCGCCGGCTTGGGGACTGCCGGCGCTGGTATCTCCAGCAAGCTGAACAAGGACTGAGCAGTCTGCAATTCGGGGTGTTGCGGTGTCATAATATGTTGCTGAGGGCATACCGCCCAACGCACGAACACCAACAACAACACCAATACTAAATGATTAGTTCCATCATACGCGCCGGAGGTCTGCTCCTCGGCGCTCCCATCGCTGCTGCCGGTCACGCTCTTGAAGCGGTCGGGGTCCTGAACTTCACAGGATGGCAAAAGCAAATGAAGGACTTCGGCGCGGAGATGATCTCCGGCGCCGATCACATCGCGAAGCAACGCGACGAGCGCGAGGCGCTCGTCGACGCCATCGGAGATCTGCAGCAAGCGGACCCCGACGCGGTGGCGGCTGCAGCGCTCGCGCTCGTCGCGATCAAGGGGCAGATGCAGACGAACGCGGAGGCAGCCGCTGCCCCCGATCCGGCAGTGGTCCCGTAAAAATCATCGACACCGGCGCGGGGGCAACTCCGCGCCGGTGCTCCGATTTTTTACTTCGATTGACGAGCGCCGCTGATTCTGCCAAACTCCCACTCATGTCCGCAGATCTCGCCAGCATGAAACAAAGCCTCGCCCGTTTGCGCCAGGAGCGGGCCGACCTCGAAACCATTCGCAAAGAAGCATTCATGGCCGCGCCGCCGATGCCTGGCGGCGGCATGCCTCCAGGCATGGACCCGTCAATGATGCAGGGCGGCATGCCTCCGCAGGGTATGCCAGTCGATCCGAACACCGGCATGCCGATGTACCCGTCGATGATGCAAGGTGGTATGCCTCCGCAGGGGATGCCTCCAGGAATGGACCCATCGATGATGCAAGGTGGTATGCCTCCGCAGGGTATGCCTCCGCAGGGGATGCCTCCAGGAATGGACCCGTCAATGATGCAGGGCGGCATGCCTCCGCAGGGTATGCCAGTCGATCCGAACACCGGCATGCCGATGGACCCTTCGATGATGCAGGGCGGGATGCCTCCGCAGCAGCAGCCTCCTCCGGCGTCTCCGATTACGCCCGAGATGCTCGAAGAGATCATCGGCGTGATCGAGCAACTGGCGGCCGGCAGCGAGCAACACGAGAAAGAGATGCAGGGAATGAAGCAGCAGCTGGAAGATGTCATGGCGAACTTCGACGAACTCGAGCAGCGCCTCGCGCAGATGTTCAGCGGCCCGCAGCAGGGAATGTAACATGGTGCGCATCCGCAACCGGGACGGGACGTCGCAGGCTGTGCCCGCGACGGCAGCAGTCGAGGTTCTGGACGGTGACGGTCGTCTCGCGATGGTCGTGTTCACCGATCATCGCAACCTCATCCGCGCCATGATTCCGGGCGACCCGGTTTTCACCGCCTATTGTCACGCTCACGGCCTGGGCGCCGCGCGCGTCCAACGACACGACGAACTCGAGGTGCAGCACAGCCTGGGCTCGGAGGGTCGGTGAATCTGCGGTTGCATATTTTACCGGTTGTCCCTACACTTTCAAAGCCATGATGCAATACACCGGCCAGCTGCAGCAGATCAACCTCACCTACCTGGAGCAGGGTCATCTCATGACCATCGTGCTGACGAACGTGGCCGATATTCCGAAGCTGGAATTCAAACACGCGGGCGACACGACTTGGCGCGAGCATCCAGGCTTCAGCGGGACGATCACCAATGGCGTGGTGATTCAGGAATTGCGCTGCATCTCAGGCACGATGCGGTTGAACTTCGCCGGCGCTCCTGCGTCTCCTTACTTTCTCTCGGTCATTGACGGGGAGGATTTCTAAGAACGCAACAGGCTTTGGGCAGCGTAGATTGCAGGTCGCGCAGATTGCGCCGTAGCCCGCCGAGTGCGGGTCGAATGATCTCTTCGGCGTCGACCAGGTCGCGCAGAGCCTTCCACATGAATCTGGTCGAATATCGCCCAGCGTCTGTGAGGTAGACTTTCGTTCTTCGCCGGTCTCGATGCGGAACATGCTCGATGATCAGCGCGTCGCGGATCAGCTTGTTCTTGGCCATCGTGATCACGGACGGCTTGGCTCCGGTGGCGTCAGCGATGTCTGCCACGTTCCAGCCAGTCTTGTCCTTGCTGGCCATGAGCAGCAACATCAACTGCGGCATTTTGATGAGTTTGCAGGCTGTGATCTTACGCAGGATGGCGGTGATGGTTTTCATGTTTCGACGGAGCAGCTTGTCAGATGCAATACCGCCCAGCAAGGTTTTTCGTTCAATTGATTGAATAGCGTTCTGAGCTTGCCGCTTGCGACATTCGCGGGTATCGTTCCGGGATGCGCGCTGTCGATTTCGCCGTTTCACGAATCCTACCTCCGGAGATGCAGAAGGACACCTACGACCTGGGGAAGCGCGGCATGTCGGAGATCATGGCCGAGGTCGCCGCGCACCACCCGTATGAATTCCCGCGCATCGTAAAACAACTGGGCGACCTTGGACGTCGCGCGAGCTGGCGGCAGGGCTACACCACCGGCCCCTCTGATACGCGGCAGGTCATCGACACCTCATCCTACTACGCCAAGATGGACGCGGAGCTTGCTGGACTGCGCAAGCAGAAGCTGCCGACCGAGGACTTCGAAGCGCAGCGCGGCGAGATCCTCACCCGCTATTCTGACCTGATCGAGAAGGACACAATGACGGCGGCGATGAAGAGTCGCAACGCGTTCGCGCTGGCCGTGGCCTCCGGCGCGCGCGGCAAGGCCAGCAATCTCAAGGCAATCCTTTCCACGCCGGGTGTGTTCCAGGACGCCAAAGGACGCGTCATCCCGCTGTTCGTGCGCAGCAGTTACGGCGACGGCGTCCGGCCCGCGGAGACGCTGGCCGGCACCTACGGCGCGCGCGCATCGGTCGTATCGACGAAAAAAGCGACCGCAAAGGGCGGCGACCTGCTCAAGATTACCACACAGGCAGGTCTGGATTTTAACATCACCACGCAGGACTGCGGCGTGACGAACGGACTGGCCGCCGAGGCTACCGACGACGACCTGACAGGACGCGTGCTGGCTCGCGGCGTCGGTGACATCCCGGGCGGCACTGTCATCGACAAGCACCTGCTCGCGCAGCTGCGGCGGCAGAAGAAACCGATCATGGTGCGCAGCGCGCTGACTTGCCGCGCGCCGCACGGGCTGTGCGCCAAGTGTGCCGGCGTCAAAGCCGACGGACAGTTCCCGTCCATCGGTGAGTCTGCTGTCGTCACCGCCTCCGCCGCAATCAACGAGCCCATCGTACAGGGGGCCTTAAATGTAAAACACGAAGCGGGCGTAGCCAAGGGAAGGAAGTCATTCTCCGGCCTCAACTACATCACGCAGTTCCTGTCGATCCCGGAGGAGTTCAAAGACCGCGCGACCGTTGCGGAGAACGAGGGGACCGTGGACAAGATCGAAGACGCTCCGCAGGGCGGCACGTTTATCAACGTGAACGGCACGCAGCATTTTGCCCTGCCTGGATTTCAGCCGACTGTGAAAGTGGGACAGCGCGTGGAGGCCGGCGACACCCTGTCTGACGGGCTGGTGAATCCTGCCGACATCGTCCGGCTGCGCGGGCTCGGCGAAGGGCGCAAGTATTACGCGACGCGCCTATCCCAAATGCTGCGTGATTCCGGACAGAGTCCAGATGCCAGGAATGTGGAGATGATCACACGCGCCGCGTTGGACAACTATCTCATCGAGGACCCCGACGAGGACTCGCCGTGGCTGCCGGACGACCTGGTGCACGAGAGCGAGTTCCTCGCCAAGTATCGTCCGCCGGAGGACACCGCGGAGATGCCGGCGGCGAAGGCGGTCGGCAAATTTCTGCAGGCGCCGGCGCTGCACTACACGGTGGGCACAAAGCTGACGCCGAGCATGGCCAAGAACCTGGAGAGCGCCGGCGTGACCAAGGTGCCGGTGTCGTCGCAACAGCCGTGGTTCCGCCCGGAGATGCAGCGGCTGCGCGTCGCCTCGCACGCGTCCGATGACTGGCTCGCGTCGCTGGGCACGTCTTACCTGTCCAGTCAGCTGCGCGGCTCGCTGGAGCGCGGCGATGAGACGAACGTGGCCGAGAACTATCACTTCGGGCCCAGACTTGCGTTCGGAGCAGACGCAGGCAAGGGCGGCTTCGGCGAACACGTGCAGACGACTGGCAAATTCTGAGCGTAATTGATATTGCCTGCGTGTTTGGTTTCGCGTAGAATGCCCGGCATGAATCGCTACATCACGCCGTTTGCTAAGCTCGAACTCATGCCAAAAAGTGCCGGCAGACGGCACGCACGACATCTGAATCCGCTCGTGAAACAGGCGGGACCGGCGTTCGACAATTTTTGGAACAACAATATCAAACCGATCGGTAACGCGATCGGTAACACCGTATCAGGCGTGGGTAATGCGGCGTCAGGCGCTCTAGGTGCCGCCGCTCAAGGGATAGCGACTCCTTTTCGCGCTGCTGGCGGTATGATATCGGGCGGCGCGAACGCGCTGAAGCGGCAATTTCAACAACCTGGTGACATCGACTGGGGAGCGGTCGGGCAGGGCGCGGCGGATGGTGCATGGAATGGCGGCAGGGATGGCCTGCAGGCTGTCGGTCGCAACGTGGGACAGGCTGTGGGTGGGGGATTACAAGCGGCTGGCGGCGTAGTCGGGGCAGTTGGACACACTGCTGGACTGATTCCCGGGGCCGTCGGTGCATTGGGTGATGGGGCTGCGAATATGGGGAAAGGCCTCATCGATGCCACCTCTGGAAAAGCGGCACCAGCTGCCGCCCCTGCTGCCGCCCCTATGACCAGCGGCGGCAGTGCAGGCGGCTTCGATGAGCCGACCGGAACTGGGGGTGGCGCAACCAGTGAACCTAGTTCGCCGCAGCTGATAACTCTTGGAGGCGGTTCACCGCCGCTTTCGCCGTCGCCGATTTCGCCGAGTTCGTCGCCGCTTGGAGGCGATTCCGGAGCCAAGCCGTCGTGGGCCTACGGAACTCCGGATACGTATGGTAAGCCGCAGTGGCAAGGTAAGCTGAACCAGCCCCCGGCAGCCGGACCGAGTGACACACCTGCACCCCCGGCAATGGCGGCCCTTGGAGCGGGCAGTCCCCCAGCAGCCGCACCGGCGTGGGCGGGAACGACAGCGGCCCGGCCGGGCGCTGCGCCAGCACCTAGTGGCGCTCCAGATCCTGCAATGTGGGCCAAATATCACGGCAAAGGCAAAGCGAACGCTTATAATCCAAATAGTAAAATGGACGTCGCCAAGTGGACGAACATGCAAAATGCTCAGCGTAGCGGCGGCAGCGTGCTGGCGGCTGCGAATGCTCCCTGGCAAACGAAGCGCGCCAGCCTGACGCCCTTCGCGTGCTTCGACATGCAGAAGGAAGCAGGCGGGCTGGAGGTGTTGAAACGGGTGGGGTCGGCAGTTGCGAAACGTGGGCAACCCGCCGTAAGCGCCGCGACGAGACGTGCAGGACCCGAGATTAAGATGACGATGCTTCCGAATCCTGTGACGAAGGCGCTGCCAGGGACTGCTACTGCGAAGGCGTCGCCGGAAGCTCGTGAAATTCTGAACAAGATAGAGAGGGAAGGCCTTTCGCCGGGTGTTAAACTGGGACTCGGCGCCGGCGCAGGCGGCGTCGCGCTCTACGGCAGCAACCGCATGGGCCGCAACAGCGGGCTGACCGAAGGTCTCGATAAAGGCTACAACACCGGCGTCGACTACGGCATTCAGGCAGCGCTGCAGAACGCGCCGCAAGATCCCGGCATCCTGGGAAGGATCTTGAATGTGTTCAGGGGACAGGGCGAGCAGCCGTCGGCCGCAGCGCTGCAGGCGATGCTCGAGCAGAACAAGGCATCCATCTTGGCCCGACTGCGCCAGACCATCTGAGCCATCCGGGTATGACTGCTTTCGCCCAACTCGCGAGCGAGGCTGACATGACCAAGTCGTCCTCCGGCGGAACAATTCTGCGAGGCCTGCACAGTCTGGTGCGCGACGGTCTCTGGAAGCGCGTAGCGACGAAGACACAACCAGGCAGCTTCTGGGGGAAAGCGTCGCGCCTGTTTCACGACCCGGTCACGGACAAGATGACCACGCTCAACAAGGGGCTGATGGGCTACGGCCTTGGCGGGATGGCGGCGGGACTCGCCGGATACGACGTGCCGGGATCGAACCTTGCGATGAATGCCTCCATGCCAGTGCTGGGGGCACTGATGACGGCGCCGAGCCTGATCAGCGCGTATCGCGCGAACCGCCCGGGAAACCGGGCTAGGTTGCAGGAGGACGTGCTCATCGGCGCGCGCGGGGCCGGGGCCGACATGATGTCCCTTGGGCAGATGGATTCTAACTATCTCACTCGCCCCGGACTGGCGCGGCAGTATCTTCGCCAGAACGACGCGGCGACTGCGGACCTGGCGGATCAATACTCCAGCAAGCCCTACAAGCCGCTGTCCAAATTGAAGTATATCCAGTCGCTGTTCGAGGATCCTGACACGCTGATCAACGACCGCGTGGACCGGCGCATGCACGGACTGATGCTGCCGCAAGCGATGCTGAAGTCCGGCAGTTTCGGCAAGGTTTTCTCCAACGTGTTTCCGTGGCTGTTTCCAACGATTGGAGCAGGAATGCTGGGGCACTCCATTTTACGCGACAAGCCCTACGACGAGCAGAGCGTCCGCACGCGCGGCTACGCCGGCGCCCAGGCCAAGATACAGCAGGGGCTGGACAAGATGACGGGACTCGAGCGCATGGCGCTGAAGATGGACCCAACGCTGCTGGCTGACCGAATCGAGAAACAACTGCCCGGCACCATCGGAACGTGGGAGCAACAGAACAGCCGCCGGTTTCAGCCTGGGTTCCTCAGTGGGATCGCACGCAGTTGGAAAAAAGGCGGCGACACCAACTACTACGAGTATGACGCGAACGAGAACCGTCACTACATTTGATCAACGTCAACCTTCCCTTCGCCGCAAAACCGACTACCATCCATGATCATGACACCTTTCGCACTGCTCGAAAAATCAGCATCCGCACGCTCCTACGACGAAGTAAGGCAGCGAAGGAAAAACCTAAAACTCGCGGCGGGTGGACTGGCCGGCGCGATACCAGGCGCGATGTTGGGTGCGGCTTCAGCTGTTGGAGCGCCTTCTGCGCTGGGCGGCAAGGATCAGAAGTCCGTCCTGCTGCGCGCACTGGTCGGCGCGCTGATCGGCGGCGGGGTCGGTGTTGGCGGCGCGGCCGTAAGCAACGCGATCTCGGATTACGCGGACCTGGATCCGCTGGTGCCGACCGTCGGCATGGAGCATCGGCGAATGGGTAAAAGTGCAGGCGCAGGAAGCAACATCCTCAAGGCGCTTCTCAACTTTGGACGCGGCGCTTTGCGCGCTCCTAGGGATATGATAGAAAGCGGTTCCCATCTGCTGCACGGAACGCAAATGACACCGTTGCCGACGGCGCTTGGTCGCGCAGGACAGGCTGGTAATCTGGCCGGTATGGGCGCGATTGGCGTCGGCGGGGTCACCGGATTGGAGCAGTTGAGAAGCAAATTATTCAAACAGCAGGAACAGCAAGGAAACGGAGGTGCTCAGATGTCCGACAAGCAGCACGCAATAATCGAGGCAGCAAGGAAGCATCGAGAGAAGCACCCCGGGAGCACCAATTTGTTCTGACCCGCCAATTACACACCATGACCACCGAAATCATCGACCCCAACTACCAGTGGAAGCAGGCGGCCTCGCAGGAGGGCGTCGACTACGGCGCTGTCCAGAAGTCCTTCATGGACCAGAGCTACGCAATCGTCGCCAACAAGGCCAAGATTCTGTTCCAGGATCCGTTCCGGCTCGGCTTCGAGATCGTGCATCGCAACGAGAAGGCGACCAAGATGGTCGGCATCTTCGCGTTCCGGGTGAACAGCAACCTGCTCTACGCCCCGGTGTTTTTCGTCAACGGCGAGATCAAGGCGGCCGACATGCTCTACCGCACGGACGTCAAACGCTTCGTCCCACTCACCGAGGACTGGTGCGCATACCTGGTGCGCGGCAATCACGAGAGCGCCGGCGAGCCCGTCGACCGCAACCGGTATCGACAGGCGGATGCCTACATGGACCGGCTGGCCTATCCGCAGCGCGTCAAGTATGCGGCTGATCGTCTGACATTAGCCGATATCAATGAGAAGGCGGACGCTGAGACGCGCGAGTATCTCGCCGAGAAGTATGCTGGGGACAAACAGAGCAAGAAGCCCGGCGCGGAGGATGTCGAGACGCATGCTGACGCGGAAATTTACGAGTCTGATGACGAGGTGCATGAAGCAATCGCAAGCGGCAAGCAGAACCGCCATCTCATGTCGGACGAATTGGCCGACAAAGCCATCACTGGCCTGAAGCTGGATCACATCGAAGAGAAAAATCTACTTACTCGCGAACAGCTGCGCGATTTGATGCGCCACCACGCTCTTCGCGTTACGACGCAGAAGAAAGAGAACGCGCCGCACGCGGAAGCTTTCAAGAAGGCCGCGGCCGACGGTTCGATCTGGAGGGAGCTCATGCTGCACAGCGCGGACGACGCGCCGATGCGCAAGCTGCTGCCGCTGGTGATCGACGCGCACGGCCCCGAGGCACTGGAGAAGCTCGCCGCATTCATCGGCAACAGTCCGGGCGTCGCCGCGGCCGTCGCATCCAATTACACGAAGGAGGATCTCGAGACGGTGAACGGCTGGCTGGCCAAAGAGGCGTCCGGCCCGCGTCCTGCGATCTCCATCATCCTGTCGCCGGAGCTGGCCAAATCCGCGGCCCAGCGCGAGCGCATCTTCGACAAAGGCTACGACCTGGTCGACCACCGGCTCGCCGACAGCGTCAACACCGTCATCGAGGAAGTCGGCGCCGGCACCATCAAGGAACTGTCGTCCCCGGGCAAGGTGCAACTGCTCATGGCAAATGGTGACACGGAGGAAGCACTCCTGCTGCGCGAGAGCGACCACCTGCTTTTCGACAACAGCGGACCGTCGCCCTGCGGCGGCAGCGGCTCGCCCAGCAAAATCGAGTATGCCTACTTCCCGAGCGACAAGCAGTTGTTCAGGCTGCCCTCGGGCGAGGATGTGTTCGGCGATGAAACGATCGACCAGGACACAAATGCCAAGGCAGTGACTGGCGACGCCATTTCGACCGGGAAGTGCTACGTCGCGCTCGACACCCGGGACCTCAGCATCTCGCGCCCATTTCACGTGGCCGACATTGCGAAGGACGGTGAGTGCTCCGTGATCACGATCTCCATCGGCTACGGCGACCAGACCAAGCTGTTCTACGCGCCTGGTCGCGGTGAGACGTCCGGTCGATACCTCAGCGATGAGACGTTCTTCCTGGAAGTGGACTGTGACGTGAAGCGTGACGACGACGACGGAGTCCGCAAGGTCGAGCCCAAGTGCACACGGTTCCCGATGTCGTCAGCCGGCGTCGAGCAGTGGATGCGCACGGCCGGCGGCATCACGACCGCCAACGAGGTGACGGTGCGTCCGAAGGCCGGGCCCACATTCGACGTGGAGCATCGCGAGGACGGCACGCTGCTCAAGGCGGCTCGCAACCTCGGGTGGCTGGAGGCGCATCTCGCACTGGCGGAAGACTTCTCGCTGCGCACCGATGTCGCAGGCAAGATTCTCAACAAGGCTGTCGACGGCGACGTGACCTACCGCATCTTCGACTCCGTCACCAAGCAGGCATACCTGACCAGGCCGGAGGGCATGGAGCAGTGGGTGCAGAGCTTTGATCCCGAGCTGAACGTCCGGCTGGACGCGCCTCAGCAGCAGATTCTCTCCACGCACACACCGCGACGCCCGGACCAGCAGTCACGCTACGGCGACACCTATCAGGGACCGCGCGGTAGGAATTCTGAGACCGCCGAGTCGCTGCTGCCGATGGACATGATCATGAACAGTTCGCCCGAGGAACTGGCGCAGATGTCGAGTCAGTATGGTATGCCGCACATCCTGGACCACGGCGCTGTGTCGCAGATGGCCACCACCAGTCACGGCATTGTCGATCAGATCAAGCTCTACATCCCGGACTTCGAGGCCGGCGTGGACCGCTACTTCCGCACTCTGTTTCTGCTGCGCTACCGGCCGGCGGACTTCGAGGAGATCTACGGCAAGGAAGACCTGATCGACTTCGAGCAGGAACTCGCGGAACTCGCGACCCGCGCTGGCGAAAATCTGCTGCGCATGCTGCAGCAGTTCAAACCGGATCAGTATTCGGCGCAGGAAAACTGACACCGTGAACGCCTACACGATTGATTTGCTTGCGTCGATGAGTCCGGAGTGGACGACGAAGATCGAGCGGGCTGGGCTGCTGGGACAACAGCGGCGCTTCTCTCCGCTGCACGATACCGCGCGAGATCGGTTCCTGGCGAAATACATCCAGACCAACTACGGCTGGTATATCGCGCTGCAGTTCGCGAACCGGGGCATGGAGTTTCCGCTCATGCTGCAAGGGCGCGATCTTTGGGTGCACAAGGCGTATCTGCTGCGCATGGATCCGTGGAAAAACTACGACCAACACGTCGTCGAAGCCTACCATCTCGCACAGTTCGTGAACGGTGCCCCAAACCTGCGCCAGCACCTCAAGGCGATGCTGCTGGCGTTCCGCCCGGATGGCAACGCCGAAACACATCTCAGGGAGGTCTCGCTGAAGACCGGGGTGTCGGTGGGCACGCTGGACGCGTTTGAGGTCCTGTTTTTCAACGTCATCGATCGCAGGTCTGACGCGCTGTATCTCGCCCAGGAGGTGTATCCCAACACGCGCCTGGTTGAGTTCGACGAGCACTACCTGCGCAACTCGACTCACGAGGACCTCATCAAGCGGGTGGCTTACAACCACCGCGACATGGACCTGACGGCCTATCTGTCCGGGATCGGCGACCACACGTATCTGCGGAAGCTGGCGGCCAGCAACGATCGCGAATCCGAGCTGACCCGGTTCCTGATGGGTAACGGTCTCATCTTGGCGCACACGAGTCTGCTGAATCAGCGCAACGTCGGCGTGAGCCGCGCGCTGACGTTGCTCGCGGCGTCCCGCCAAAGCGGCGCGGACAAGGAGGAGCCGACACTCACAGGCATCGTCCCGATCTACAGCGAGGCGTTCCGCCAGGCGCTGTCGATGAACAAGGAGATGGTATTGGACCAGCTGGTCGCGGACAGCGGCGGCGGTTACGTGGATGTCTAGCCCTCCATTGTGATGGACACGCAGCAAGAGAACGGATATGGTTACAGCATGACGCATGATTCCGCTGTTCGAACCGTGGTGAATCTCGTGCCCGACATCGAGAAGCGCGGGGCCGAGGTTGTCCTCACAGAGTATGCCGCTCGCGAGGATCTGCCGCCTGCGCAGCTCGAGAAGCTCGCCCAGGTTTACAACACTCTCCGCACCGTCAGTTACATCGATCACGCTGCGGACGACGCGCGCGGTCAGACGGTGCCGCTGGTGGATGTTCCGACGCTTGTGGTCGGCTACGCCACCGGACTCAATCACGAGAAGGCAGCGGCCGGTCCGCATTCTTTTTCGACGCACGATCCGCGCACCGTCGACTTGGCCGCCGCAATGAGGCGTGAGGCGAATCTGGAAAAGGCAGCCGCGCAGGTGACTGACCAGCCGGCGAAGGTGCACGAAACATTCAAGCAGGCGGTGTCGCGCGAGCAGTTGCAGGATGCGCTGCTGACGCTCGAAGTTGATCTCGAAGACGAGATGTCCAAACTCGCCAGTGAGATTTTTACAGCGGCGCCGCGTGTTGGCGACTGGCATTTCCAGCGCGACATTTCCGAGTTCGAACAAGAGGCGCTGCAGTATCAGCCGCCCGCCGCGGTCAAAGCGGCCGGCGCGTTCATGGAGAAGTTCGCAGCGCCGCATCGCACGAAGCTGCTGCGGTTTGCTTATGACGTCCGCGTGCCGCAGCGGGCCTACGACATCGGACACGCGCTCGGGCAGAAATTTGCAGAACTGGCGAAGGCCGCCAGCACGCTGGAAGTGCTGATCAAGATGGCCGCCAAGGCCAGCGACGGCACCGCGGTCGAGGTCCACCAGGTGGACAATGATGCAGACGTCAGCGATATATTCAACGTCCCTAAACCTGAGAAGGCGGACAAGGCCAAGGTGGACGACGCGCAGAAGTCGCTGGATAATGTCGATTCGATCTCGACAACAGCACAGCCCGCCGCTGGATCTGGTGGTCCGCCGCGCGCCAGCGGACCGCCCGTGGGCGGCGGCGGCGACAAGTCGACTGGAGACAAGCGCAGCACCAGCGATCCCGAGAACAAGCAGGAGTCCATCAGCCTGATGGATCTGCTCGGAAAGCCAGTCGCCGCAGTAGCCGGAGCAACGCAGGCTGCCGCGGACAAAGCCGAAGGAGTGATCACCGGCATCACGTCCAAGCCGCGGCTGAACAAGGCGCAGATTTCCGCTGATGTGTCCGTGGAGGACATCAAGCGCGCAATGGCCATTCGCCGACTGATCGGCACAGATCCCGTGCTGAAGGAAGCGGACCCGAAAGTCGTGCTGGAGATCTACAACTCGGTCACCGCCAGGAACCCGCAACTCGCGGGCGACATGGCTGCTTTGCGCTTGATCCTGCGCGAGGCAGTGAGTTACGAAGGGCTCACCTTGGACTCGCAGAAGCTGCTTTCTGAAATCCGCCGCAACAGCGAACAGGCGGACGAACTTTCCGACATCAACGAGAAATCGCGCTACACTGTCGGCGGCGCCGGTCCGCTGTCGCTGGTGCGTTCCGACAGCAACAAGCGAGCGTAACATTTCAATGACTGACAAACCTACCAATCTGCGCGATCAGGCTGCGAGCTACCTGAACTCGGACGCCTTCAAATCGCTGGTTCCCTACCTCATGTCCGGCGGCGTCGGCGCGATCGCGGGCGGTGCGCTGTCGGGCCGGCGGCGCGCTGATTCGGGCGAGAGCCGCGTGGGCTACTTGGGCCGCATCCTGCGCAACGCGCTGATCGCGGGAGGCCTGGCCGGCGGCGCGCATTACCTGGGAGCGAAAGGGCTGGAGAAAACCGTGGGCAACATGTCCGACAGTTCCAAGGTTTTGTCAGGAGCACCCAACGACGAAGGGCCGCTGTCCACCACAGTGAAGAACGTGGCGTTCTCGCCGATCACCGCCGCTTCGTCTGGCCTGGGCGCACTGGCGGCGACGCGCGGTCGCTCTGTCATCGGGGCCGGCTCGACGGATGACTACAGCAAGCGTCTGCTTCCGCTGCTGAACAAGGACACTGCTTGGGCGAACACCGCGAGCGCGGACGAAATCGCGGATGCCATCCGCGCTCTCCCGACCGCGCAGCAACCGCAAGCTGACCAGCTTCGCCGCATGGCCGGTCTTCCATCCTCCAACGTCGCGGAGGGCAGCGTGGGCAAACTACTGGAGCGCGCCGGACTCTCGTCTGAGAAGGCGCAGAGTGCGCAAGGCGCTCTGTCGACCGTGCGACGCCGTGGACTGGGCATCCTGGGCCAGTCGACGCCGCGCGCGATCGGACGCGGCGCGATAGGACTGGCGGCCGCCGGCATTCCGGCGATCATCGGCGCGCTGATCACCAACAAGACTTCCGAAGCCTGACCATGCACATCGAACGCGAACTCGAAAAATCATTCGCCACGGACGACCACGCGGAGCTGCTGCGGGCGGCTGACGGCAAGGCTTTCACATTCTTCGAGCGCGACCGGGGCCGCAGTGGATTTACGAAGTCGGCATCGGACGTCATCTCGCGCCTGGATCTGCAGGAGCACATGCCTCCGGATGATCAGTTTGGCGTGCATCTGATCACGATGGGCGAGGAAGAAACTTTTGGGCCGAACCGCAACGGCGACTCAGCCAGCCGGCGATCGCTGGACCGTCACCACGGCACGTTCGAAAAATTTGGATGCGTATTCCGCGAACACAAAAATCGCAACCCCGTGACTCAGGGCATCGGCACCGTCCGACTGGCCCGGGTGAATCCGAAGATGCACCGCGGCGAGTTGATCGCCTGGGTGGAAAAGGACAAGGCGCCGGACATGTATAAGAAGGCGAAGGCCGGCGAGGAGCTGTCTTGGTCGATGTCCATGCGCCTCCCGCATGACGAGTGCTCGTGCTGCAAGAAAAAGAGCAAGCGCACAACGGACTACTGCAGCCATCTGAAGAACAACATGCTGCGGTTCGTGGATGGGTTTGAGAAGTATGCCTACGCCCGCAACGAGGACGACGTGAAGTTCTTCGACATCAGCGAAGTCAAACGACGCGCTGACCGCATCGCCACTTTCCTGAGCTACACATTTCCGGAGGGCGAGATGGCGAAGGCTGCGTCGGGCGACGCGATCATTACCGGCGCACAATGGGCCGCGTTTCAGTTCGGCAATGCGCGCGTCGTGCCGTTCAGCGAGTGGGAAAATCTCACACTGCAGAAGCTCGCCGCGGCTGATGAATTCGTGAAGCGTGCTGACGCGGTGACGCGGGAAGTGCTGTGCAAGCTGGCGCCGCAAGATCTTTCAGCCGACCAGATAGACACACTGGCCGAGGTGGACTTCCGCAACGCCGGAGGCGAGCTGGCCAAGCGCGCCATGGTCATCAATTTTTACACGTTCGCTTCGCTCGTGACCGGACAGAAGATAGCCGACATCGAGAAGAACGCGGCACTGTGCGACGCTGCTGAAATCAAGCTGCCTTCGCTGCTGGCGGGGATGATGCACAGCGGCGGCTGCGCGTGCGGCGAGGATGTCGCTGACGCTGTGGCGCCGGACGAAACAGGCTGCTCCTTCTCGCCCGGCAAGGACAACATCGATCGTCTCATGGACGAGGTTGGCGGCGACCTTGGAATGGGCACAGGTCAGGCGTCTGATCGTGCGATGCGCGTGGTGATCATCAAGAGCGGCAGCATCGCTGCGCGTCCGGGCCTCAAAAAAAATATCGACGACTACTACGGCGGTCTGATAGAAGCTTACGGACACTACTTAGTGAAAGCCGCACACCAGATCAAAGACCTGCCGGACGTCAACGCCGGCACACTGTTTCGAGGGCTCGCCGCGAGTTTGATGATTCGTCGCGCATAAAGATTGCCATCCGCCCATTTTTGATACATACTCACCACAAGATCACATCCACTGGCGAAAGCCTCCACACCAACAAACCCACGACTAACATGTCCAAACCCAATCAACACCGAGTGGCTGCCGCGCTTCGCCAGTATGCGGAAAAGATCGCAGCCGAGAAATCCGCAGCCGGAGAAGGCGCACCAGACCGTATGACCGTCGCCGACGGCCAGGGCGGTATCACCGCGAGCAAGGCCAGCATTCCCAAGGATGTCGGCGAAGCTGAACTGAAGCGCCTGCAGCCGGCAGACGGCACGGCGCGCAAAGGGGCCCAGGTTCCGGCCGGCAGACCCGATCGTATGACCGTCGCCGACGGCCAGGGCGGTATCACCGCGAGCAAGGCCAGCATTCCCAAGGATCCGGGTGAAGCGGAGTTGAAGGCGGACCAGCCCGCAGACGGCACGACGCTGAAAGCCGCAAACCTTTCCAAACGCGCCGCGAGTATCCGCGCAGCGCTGGTGCAGTCGAATCCCGCGCTCGCTCAGCGCTTCGCTGCGTCCGCTCCCGCAAGACAGCCCGCACGGCAGACTGAGAAGCAGGCCGGCACCGGGGCTTCCACGCTGGACCTCAGCACGGAAGTGCTGTGCAAAATCGCCCGCGTGTTCGTGAGCACTGACGAGGGCATCCGCATGGCGCATGACCTCCTAGAGAAGCAGGCAGGCGAGGACGCAGCCCGCGCGCAGATTCTCGAGGCCATCGACGCCTCGCACGTCTTCGGCGAGGGTGAACAGATCAAGCAGGCCGCTTACGACGATCTCGGACGCAAGGTGCACGAAATTCATGAGAGCCTGCTGGAAGCTGGCGTGACCGAGGCGCACGCGGACGCCATCATCAAGCAGGCCGCGCTGCATCAGGAGACGCTCGCGTCACTCGATCATCCGCTGCTCAAGGCAGCCTACGCGCAGGGCATGGACGATGCGGCGCTCATGGCCGCGGCCGACGAAGCCGGAGCCCCGGAAGGTGCTGAGCCGCCAGCCGATGGCGCCTCGCCAGCCGACGAAGCATTGCCGATGGGCGGCGAATCCCTCAGCGAGGAAGAGATCATGGCGCTGCTGCAGGAAATGCTCGCCAGCGGTCAGATCACCGAGGAGGACATCCTCGAAGCTGTTCAAGCGACGTCCGGCGGCGAAGGTGCCGCGCCCGAAGGCATGCCGGAGGAAGCAGCAGTCTAAACCCATTCGCAACTCATTTACGACATGAACAACAAGGCGTTCACGGAGATGCTCAGTGTGATCGATGATGCCATCGACCTCGCTGAAACAGCCGTGAAATCTGCAGAACTCGCGCACCGCCGCCCCGAGCCAGTGACCCTGGTGAAAGTGGCGTCCGTTCGCTGCGCTGCAGTCGCCAAGGAACTCATGAAGACAGGCGCCTTCCAGGACAACACTGGAAAGGACCTCGCAAAATCTCTCGAGCAGGCCGGCCCTGCTGAACTGCTCGAGTTTCTGGAGAAGCTGGCCTCCAGGGCCGTGTTTCCGCTCTACGTCGACTTGTTCGGCAAGGACGGGGACCTGGTCGATAAGCCAGCCGCAACCCGGACTGAAGCCGGATCATCCGAAAGCAGAACCGACCTTTGGGAACGGTGCTGCACTGAGGCTGGTCTTGGCTAAGGTGCCGGATCAAAAACACCACATACCTGAAACAACAACATGTTATACGGAACTAATCGGCGCTATTCGCGCGATCGAGTGCCCCTACAGATCATCCGCGGGAATCAACCCACGGAACCTGTCAAGTTGTCGTCTCTCGCCCCGCCTATCGACGGTGAAGCGATCCGGTCTGGAATGGTGATAGTGAAGGACACAGGACTCGTCAACGCGGTTTCGACCGCCGGCGCGTTCCGTAAGGGAGTCGACGCTGATGCAGTCGTCGAAGCCCTGTCCGTCTTTATCGCCACCCACGACCAGGATTCTCACGACGTGCAGGCGGCCGGCGGAATCGTTGGGCTTGATTGCTCCGACGATTACGAAGTCCAAACTGGATATTTCGACAAGAGCGGCGGCGCTTACGTGTTGAACGAGCCCCTCGCCATCAAGGTCGGCGGCCTCGTGACGCACGCGACCGAGGGCGACTACATCATCGGCTACGTGACCAAGATCGGCACGGGCTCGGATGCTTCGCTCCCGTATGTGGGCAAGACTTTGCCTACGGCGACAGCAGCAGACGCCGAAGTGCTCCAGTTCAAGACGGCCCGCCATGGACAGATCAAAGCAGCCTAACTCTAACCGGTAACAAACGACCATGAACGAACAAGCTGCAAAAGACCTGCTCATCAAGAAGCAACTCATCGACGACGTCCTCTCATCGGACGACGGCGTTGTGAAGAAAGCATCCACCGCGACCTCGAAGGCCACCCGGACACAAATCCGGGAGGAGGGCTTCCAGCGCGCGATTCTGTCATTCGACATGATTACCAACGAGGACCTCGATTATTTCGGGGACTCGGAACTCCCCGGAGTTTGGTACGAACTCGAACCGGACTCGCCGCCTGCTCGCGTCATCCCCTACAACGACACCCCGAACTCCTTCTCGTATCGCGCGGAGAAGTATGTGGTGCTCCTGTCGGTGATCACGACCGAGGAAGCGACGAAGAACATCAACCAGCTCCGGACCTACAAGACGGACCTTCGGCAGATCGTCAACGACAACATGCTGCGTGACATCCACACGGCGGAAGACACTTCGTTCCTTACGGAGATCGACCGCATCGTGGGTGGTGCCACGGCCTACGCGACGGTGGAAAGTGCCTCTCCGGGCGCCTACCAGAACGTCACGATGACCAGCGCTACCTTCTCCCGCAAGGGCCTGAAGCGCGCCGTCAGCTACCTCATTGAGCGCCAGCTGCCGATCGGTGTCGTCCTCGTCAATCAACGCACTGCCAACGAGTTTCTCGGTTGGGAGCGTTTGGAGATGGGCGGCGACTTGTCGCAGGACGTGGCCCGCAAGGGTCTCAAGGCCCTCGAGAAGTTCGAGATGTTCGGCGTCCCGTTCGTCAGCACCATCAAGAACGGACTCGTCGCAAACGGCGTCATGTATCAGTTCGCGCCCAAGGAATTCCTTGGCAACGCGCTGATGCTCGAAGACATCACCGTCACCATCAAGAAGGAGTACGACATCATCCGCATGCGTGCCCAGGAGCAGGTCGGTCTCACGATCGGCAACACCCTCGGCGTGCAGAAGCTGACCTACACGATGACTGGCATCGCGTAAGGATCGCCTCCACCATTCAACAAGGAGCGCCGGCTGGAAACAGCCGGCGCTTTCTTTTTGTGCGTCGAAGTTCCTTTCGCATTGCCACGCGCCGATTTTCAAAGTAGCCTTCCCACATGAGAGAGCCCATGACTCAGCGATTTGTTACTGCATTTTTGACGACTTGCTTCGAGAACGGACTAAGCAAGGAGGCCGCCGCGCAGCTGTTGCAGCGCGAGTCGCTCGACCAGGAGCTAGATGCCCGGCCTGCATTCGCCGTCGGATATCTGGCGAAGGTTGCCTCGTTCCCCGGGCAGATGCGTGCGATGCTGATTCCGCACGCGGATATGGAGAAGGCGGCAGGTCCATTTTGGGGCGGTCTGGGACGCCTGGGTAAAGCGGTGCTTTGGGATGCGCCACGGGCAGCCGCCACAGCCGGCTGGGGCGCCCTGAGCGGCGTGGGTCGGGCGACTGCGGCGGCGGTCGGCCCGTCAAAAGTCAAACCTTCGTTCCTGACCAAGCATCCGTTCATCGGCGGTATGGGCCTCCTCGCGGGAGGTATTGGCGGCACATACGCAGGCACCAAGTGGTGGAACAAGGACGACATGCTGACGGGCGGATATGGCGGATATGGCGCAGACTCGTTCCTGCCCCCCGGCGGTCTCAGCTCGAGCGAATACGAGAAGATGTATGCGAACCGCCTTGGCGAGCACGAGCCTAGCATTTTCGACATGAACAAGAATCGCGACAGTTCTGTCGCTCGCATGGCAAAACTGCGCGAGGCGCTCGACGGAGGAACGATCCGGGCCGGCTCAAACGACTACTACGACTTGAAGGAACTTGAGCGGTCTCACGAAGGTTACGATAAAAAATTCAACAAGACCGTGGACCGCCTGGACATGCAGGAGGATCACAGCCGAAGCATGATGGATCAGATCGCCAAGCGTAAGGCGGATCTGGAGAACCAACGCACGGCGTGGTGGGCCGCGCCGAGGCGGTGGGCCGCGGCCGCGAGCGAAGGTGATTGGCGTGGTCCTTTCGCCGATTCAGGCGCTGTGCAGCGCGGAATGGACCGCCGGATCGGGCCGCTCCAGGAAAGTCTCGCACGTCACGAGTTAAACTCCAGGCTGGCGCGAGACAGAGCCAAGCTGCTGCGCGGTGGCGCCACCGGGCGAACTCACCCGCCGCGCTCCGGTGAGCAACTGACCAGGGACTTCTTCCCGACCTACTGACGCATGGCTAGCTACATCGCTATCGCTGACGTCCGAGAGGACATGATGGATCGCCAGGCGGAGGACCACCTGGTGCTCGCAGACTTGGCGTTCACTGATCCTGACATCGAGTGGGCGATGAGCAAGTGTGCGCGAAAATTTAACTCCATCCGACCGCTGGGCTTCGAGGTGACGTCGGACAAACTGCCGATCAACTCCTCGGTGTTCTTCGACGGTATCGCGTGGGCGCTCTACCGCCGGTGGCACGGCAACGTGAGCATCAACGATTTCGATTACGCTGCCGGCGGCGTCAACGCCAGCGTGCAGGGATCGCTGCTCAGGAACCTCGAACGCCTGCGCGACAAACTGGAGGCGGAATTTATGGAAGCTGCAACGAACTTGAAGGTCACCGCCAACCTCGAAGGCGCATGGGGGGCCGTAGGATGACACCGACGCCATTTGCTCTATTGGATCCGATGGTGAAAGCCGCAAACACGGAGCCGTTTCCGTTCGCGCCGATGTATCAGCCTGGCCGCGCGCCGCAGCCCGTCGCGCCGGGCGCACCCAGCAAAGGGTGGACATGGGGTGACACTGGCGAGTTGGCGCTGGATATAGCCGCCGGTTCGAATCCTGTCACCGGCGTCCCTTACTACGGCTACAAGGCGGTCAAGGATTTTTCGAACGGCAACTTCTGGTCGGGCGTCAGCAACCTCGGATGGGGGGCGCTGTCGTTTCTGCCAGGCGTCGCGTCAACCGCCAAAGGCTTCTTCGGAGGAGCTTCTCGTCTTGCGGCCAATGCAACTCCCCGCGTGATCAAAGCCATGCAAACCGGAAAAGCCGTGGAGCGAGCCGGGGTAGGCGGTAAACTCCTTGCCGGCGGTATGACTGCCGGGTTCGGAGGTATGGCTGGCGGCTATCTAACGGGAGAGGGTGAGAAGCCAGCTCCGACAGGGGCGCCTGCCGCGACCGCAGCGCAGACGTCATCTGACCCATACGAACAGGCCGCGCAACACATCGACAGCCTCGGCTTGCCTAAGTCGCAATGAGCGTATTCCGCAACGTCCGCATTTATCCGAACCACGGAACGCGTAACGCTGCGATCACCTGGGAGATGGCGTCCGACGCGCCCGCGGGGAACGTGTATGCCGCGTTCTCGACCACCGGCACGCAGGGGACATGGAAAGAACTCAATCCGGACGCGCCCGTTGCCTCCGGCGTGGGAGTGTATCAGGACGCGACGCTGTTCATGAACAAAGGCTCGGCCGAGGGATTTTACCGGCTGCTGCTGATCGCGTCGGTCGGCGATTTTTTGTCCGAGCCGTTCCAGATCATGGGCGACATCACGCGGCGCGAATACGGCATCATCCGCGCCATGATCCACCAGGAATTCACGCAGATGAGAGTCGTGAACGGGTTCCCTGTGTGGCACTGCATCCCGCGCGAGTTCGGCACGCCGTCCTTGGCGACAGACCCGGACACCGGCAAGAAGGAGGGAGGCGAGTGCGCGGTCGAGGACCCCGCGCTGCGTTCCTACGGCATGGCATTTCAGGGCGGCTTTTACCGGCCGGTGCTCACGTGGATGAGCATCACGGCGCACGGCGAGGGGCTGAAGGATGATCCGGAGGAATTCTCGCCGGCAGACACGCTCAGGGTCTCTGCCCGGCTCATGGCATTTCCGCATCCGGCCCGCGGGCACATGCTCGTGGATCCCACGACAGACGTGCGTTACTTGATCAGCGACGAGATCAAGCCGTATCGCTTCCGCAGTGTGCTGCCGGTCGCTTACGACGCGACGCTCGAGCACCTGAATCAGTCGGACGAGCGATACCAGTTTCCGCTGCCGGTCATCGACACCAAGGCATATCGCCGCATTGCTCACTGGACGCCGGACACACTCCCATGAACGATCGCCAATCCGAATTGCTCAGCTCATTCTCAGGGCACGAAGTCGAGACGACGGAGTCGCTGCTGCACTGCCTGTCGGGACCTCCCACTGCGGATGCGTTCCGGCGTATGCTGCTGCTGTTCCTGCGTGGACACTACGCGTCGTCCGCCAACTACATGGGCTTCGATCATCTGCAGTGCTTCGTGTGGCATCCGGACGAAAAGCAGTCCAAGCTGGCGGTGGAGTTCACGCACAGCGCGGACGATCGCAAAGCCGACAATTATCCCGGTGTGTTCATCGGCTTCGCCGAGGCAACTTTCAACAAGGTCGGCATCGGCAATCACGCAGGCAATACGCAGGACCTGGCCGGGTCGCATGTGACGAAGGAAGCCGTTGCTGACTACGAGGTGCATCACATGGCCAAGAACGCGTCGGACGCTTACGACTTGGCCGATCTGACTGCACGCGTGCTGCTGGCCATGGGGTCGGTGATGGCGCGCAACGGAGGCGCCACCGGATTCGAAGTCGTGAGTATGCAGCGACCGAAGGAGAAGAAACCTGCGCCGAAAGACCATTACACAGTTGCCATCGCCGTGCGGATCACCTACAGTATGGCCGTCACTCGCACTTTGGAATCGCATCGCATTCGAATGATTTCGCAAATTTTAACCGCCGAGAAATAACCACCAAGCCGACAATCCATGATCACTCCATACGTTCGTCCTCAAGACACCATCACTCAGATCCTGAGGCAGACTGCTGTGCGCACCACGTCACGCAGGAATCCAATCGTCATCGGTCCGCAGTTCAACCTTTACCTCAACGACGGGCGCGATCTCTCCGGTGCGTATCTCGACTTCGATTCTGCCGGCGCGACAGACAACCTCTACACTGACACGAAAGGTGTGGCGCTGGATTTGACTGAGCTCAAGCCGCAGAACGCCACAGCGGCGTTGTATGGCTCCGGGCTGCAGGCTCTGGTGGCCACGTTCACCGGCGCACCGAACGGTTGGACGCTGGACGAGAACGACACCACTTTCCGCACCCTGCGCAGTCCGGCTGACGATCTCGCTGGCGCTGGCACGCTGAACACCGGGCTGGACGGGCGCCCGATCAGCATCGGCGACATCATCTCCAGCGATTGGGATGGTGGCACACCCACCGGTACGACACGCCGCAAGGTGGTCGGCCTTCTTGGCAAAGTGACGGCGTCCTCGTATGACGACACGGCTGTCGGCTTGCTGAACCCGGTCGCCCTCGCCACCGCGGCGGCGGTCAAAGTCAGCGCGAACACCACATCCGGGCTGGACGTGGTGACACCGCCGACGATTCACGCCACCGACGTCGCGATGCTCAAGGGCGCCGGCAAGGTGTATCTCGTGGGCAGCGATTACCAGCTCTGCGATGTGCTGGACTTCACCTGTGTCGTAGGCGGCGCCAACACCGTCGCTACGTTCAATGTCACCTCCCTGGCGACCGGCATCACCACGCCGAGTCCGGTGACGTCTGCGGCGGGCGGCGGCGGGACTGAATTTTCCATCGACCTGACCACCGCTGGCTACGCAGGCGCGACTGACGTGATTCTCACGAAGGCATCCGCCATGGTCGCCGGCAATAAAATCCGCGTGATCCTGCAGCCAGTGTTCGCACCAAACACCGACACACAACTCGCTGTCACCGGCACCTACACGGGCACCGTGGACCGCCGATACGCGATCGAGGTGACGGAGCGCGGCGCCACGGATATCGACGTGGAAGTCTACGACGTGACCGGCGGAGACCCGACAGTGGCATACACGGACGCCATCGCGGGCTCGGCTTTGGACATCGGGACCTCGGGGTTGATTTTTAACCCGACAACGATCGGCGGCTTCGCGAAGGGTCAGATTTTCTACATCGACTGCGTCGCAGCCGCGGCGTCCACCACGGAATTCGACGGCCTGCTGCTGGACGGACCCGCGGTGCCGTCTGCGGAAGTCGCAGCGGCCGGCGGCGCGAGTAGCATCACGTTCACCTCCACTACGGTGTTCCAACCCTACAGCGGGCTGCTGGACGACACCAACACAGCGGGCGTTGACGCTGCGCTCGTTGCGAACGCGGCAGACTGGGACTATGCCGCAGACTTGGGACTGCCGAGCACCGCGACAGGACGCAACGGCTCAGACTTCAGCCTGTTTGCCGGCGGCTACGGATCCGTCTACCTGTCCTTCAAGGCACTGGTGATCCCGCTCGCCGGGGAGACAATGATCGAGATCAACCGCGACGTGGATATCGTCACGAAGGTCGGCGAGACAAGCATCGAGAACTGGCTCGGACGCGGCACGCTCGAAGCGTTTACCGGAAATCAGAATCGCGTGGTCTACGCGCTGCGCACCGGTGGCGACACCGTGGCGGATTTCACGACAGCGCTGCGCAAGATCCAGACTACGGACCGCGTCTACGCACTCGCCGGCATGACCGACAGCGAAGCCGTCATGGAGTTGCTGCGCGACCACTGCACGACCATGTCGAACAAGTTCAACAAGAACTTCCGGCGTGCCTACATCGGCACCGACTCACCCGGCACTTACGTCCAGTGGGGCGCACTCACCGGCGGCGGTTACCGCACCGGCGACCTAGCATCCTCGGTAGTGACTCTGGATGCGGCATTCCGCAGCGCGTGGAAGTTTGCAGCGACGGACGTGGGCTCCACGATCACGCTGCAATCCGTGGGGCAGACTTACACAATTCTGGAAGTGCTGTCCGACTTCGAAGTGCTGACTGATGCCGCGGATGTGCTGACGGTGTCGAACTCGAACCTCATCCTGACGCGCGCGGACACGCCGGCTAACACTGCGCTTTACGTGCAGGCGCGCAGTGTGAAACTCGGCTCGCGCCGCATCAGCAACGTCTGGTGCGACAATCCGACTGTCACCGAGAACGGCGTCACCGTTGTTCTTCCTGCCAAATTCCTGGCGGCCGAAATCGCCGGCCTCCGCTGCGCGCTGTTGCCGCAGCAGGGCCTGACGATGACCGAAGTGACCTCCGTGGAAGCCGCGCCGTCCATGTTCACGTCATTCGACCCCGCGGATCTCGACGGAGTCGCATCGGCTGGCACCTTCATCGTCACGCAGGAATCCGAAGGCGGCGACGTCTTCATCCGCCATCAGCTCACCACCGGCACCGAAGAGGGCGCGCTGGCATACGAGGACAACGTCGGCGTCATCGTGGACGAGTTCGGCTACGCTGAGAAGGACGCCTTCAAGCGCTATGTCGGACGCCGCAATGCCACTCCGGACACCATCGCGGAAATCGACGACAAGCTCAAGGCACTGGCCACCGACTTCACGCAGGTCGAGCTCGCCAACGTCGACATCGGACCGCCCGTGATGACATTTTTCGACGAGAAGGGCAACGAAGGCGAAGTGACCGTGCGCCAGGACGGCGACTTGGCCGACACGCTGATGACCTACGTCAAGCTGCGCGTGCCGCTGCCGCTCAACGGCATCAACCACTACATCGACGTGGGCGTGGCCGAGGTGCTCGCCAGCGCCGACAATACCTAAACCCAGCCAGCAACTCAACCACCACACCATACCATGAAGGATGTCTTCAGCTACGACAACAACATCAAAACCAGCGGACAGATCGCGTCCTCCGACTTCGCCCGAATCTCCGTAAAGGCGGGCGGCGGCAAGAACTCGCTCGTTCAGTCGGTGGACGTCTCATACAGGCAGCAGATCGAGGAGATCACCCAGGTGGGATCAACGCAGATCTTCTGGCTGCCGGGTCGCCCGCAAGGCAGCATCACCATGGGCTCGCTCGTCGGCTCCGAAGGATTCTTCCGCGACTGGCAAGCCGCGTGCGGCAAGATCGACACAGCCAGCATCCAGATTCAAGGCGGGCAGTGCCAGTTCGAGGGCAAGGGCTCGCTGTTCTTCAGCGGCGCCATCGTCGAGCAGCTCACTGCAAACCTCTCCACAGGACGACAGACAATCACGCAGGGCGCGACCATCAGGACCGCCAGCATGCGCACGGCCTGATCAATCTAGGCTGGAAGCAAGGGAAAAGCGCGCGGTCGGGGGCCGCGCGCTTTTGCGTGCTTGCACAAAAGCGCGCGGCACGCGTAGATTCGCAGCATGGCCATAAGCACAGAAAAACCGGGGGACGGGTTTCCAGACGTAGATCCTTCGAGGACCGCGCAGGCCACTGGCGCCATCATGTCCGAGCGTCTCACCCCCGGCGCGCTTTACACGGCCACGGTGCGGGCTAGGGAGATCGACGGTACGTATCACGTCACGACAGAGGATCCAAGACAGGAGATCAGCGGCGTGCGCTTGGCGCTGCCAGTGCTGGGAGGGTTGTTCGGCCTTCAGCTCCGGTGCAACCTGCCGCCGCTGACTCGCGTGAAGATCGCTTACGGCGCCCCGACGTTCATCACGCAAGTGCTGCCGGAGCACAGCGTCGACTGGTTGAATGCACGCAGCCGCTCGCTGCTGTGGGGGCCGGCGACAGACGCAGCGGAGGGAGTCACCGGGAACGTCGTGTCCGATCACGCGGAGGACATGATCGAGGGCGAGGTTGAGATTTCCAACATGTTCGGCATCGCGCTGGAATTCCTGACCACGCTGATCCGCATGAAGGCGAGCGACAGAGCGGTCGTCGAGTGTCATCTGATCAACGACATGGTACGCGTCATCTCCGCGCAGTATCGCCACATCAGCGGGCTCGGCGAGGATCTGATTTACGATCACGGACGCCCCACCATGGAACGGTCCTGGTCATCCTACAGGCACGAGGTGCTCGGGATCGAAAAAGAGAAGGAACCGTTCGCGGAGATGAACGGCGACGAGGTTGACCGGACGAAGCTGGAAGAGCGTCGCGTCACCGGACTCGGGCGCATGCGCTTCAAGGAATTTCTGGGGTTCGCCGGTGACTTCATTCACAGCTTCGTGTCTGACCCGCCGCGGGCGATTGTGTCGCTCGGTGCAAGCACAGCCAAATCCGGCGCAGGCAAAAACTGGATACACCGGAACAGCGACGGATCGCTCATCATCCAGTCGGTCGCAGACATCCGCATCGAGCGCACCACGCGCATCCCGGTGCCTGTCAGAATCGCCCACCACGAAGACCCTGCGATTACCAAGGAGCGCGAGTATGACAAACTGACGGCGGCATTTTTGAAGCTGCCGTCCGCCATTCAGCCTGTCGACGAGAAGGACATGTACCAGGCTGCCTACCACATCCGCAGCTATTCGAGGTGGCTGAGTCGGTATCACGCGTTCGCGCGGATGCTGCAGCAGGACACTGAGTATGCGATCCCCTCGGAGGCTGCGTCGCCCACGCCCGACTGGCGAAATCTCGAGAGCGATCGCGACGAGGCGAACGGACGTGCCAATTACACGCCGGAGGGCGAGGGCGAAGACCCGGAGCAGAAGGTTCTCTACTACGATGCCTACGCCTGCTTCACGATCATGCGCGACGGCTCCATTGTGATGCACGACGGCTACGGGTCGTCTGTCGTGATGAGCAACGGCAACGTGCAGATCAGCGCGGCGAAGCACATCGACCTCGAAGCGGCCGGCGACATTCGCATGGTGAGCGGCGGCAGCATCTACATGAAAGCCCGCCGCTGCATCGAGATTTCTGCGACGTTTGGAGGACTCATTTTGCACAGCTACGCCTGGCTGAAGATGCTCTGCGAGAAAGGGACGCTGTGGCTCCGCTCGAATGCGGTCACCGACAAGGATGGGGACGCGCCAGAGCCGGCGTCGCTCGGCATGCCTGCGCCGGAAGTAGCTGGGAGGGTGCAGGGCGAGAAGCACGGGTTCGCCATCCTGAGCGAAGCGGCGGCCGGCCGTTCCGCGTATCGCTCGGAACTGGGGATGGCTGTCGTCGTGGACGGCTCGGACGGCTTGGTGGTCTCCACGAACGGCGCTCTCGATTTGCGGGGCAAGACGGGCGCTGACTTACGGTCTTCGTCGACAGTGAGGGTGGCAGGCGGCAGTCAGGTGGTCATCGCAACGCAGACGCTCCTGGCGAGTTCCAGCGAGGTCATCGTGGGACCGAACCCGACCATCCCGGACCTGGTGCTGCGCAATGGACTGGTGTGGTGCAATAATCTGCAAGCGGACGACATCAAAGGCAATCGCATCACTGGACCCAAGCGCGGACCCATCATTCCGATCCCGGATTCGCAGCCCACGCTGCAGCTCAAGAACCATCTGAATCACATTGACGCGTTCGTGGACGACACGCCGCCGGCGACGCCTGCTGGAGCGTCGGCGGCGCAGCGGATACTGCTGGCTGAGGCTGCTGCCCTTTCATCCGCAGCGCCGGACTTGGCGTGGACTAGCTCCGCAGGCGGCCCGCTGTGGGGCTTCCCGTCTCGGGATGAGTATGTCTGGAACAACCGCGAGAAAACCGCCGCAGGGGTGCCTGAGACGCTGACGCAACAGTATCTGCGCCTCGATGCCGACATGGGACCGCCTGACCGATGGGGAGGTCCTGGCTACGCGGACTGGAGATTGCGCCTGTCTGTGACCGGAACGCGCATCCGCGAGTCGGGCGGGTTCGGGTATCACGAGATTCTTTACCGCGCATCGGACACGGGCGAGAATCTGCACGTGCCGTCCTCCAGCGCGGCGTCATCGTTCGACGACGTCAACATTGAGTGGCGCCCCACGACGAATGCTGTCATGAAGGCTCTCAAGCGTCAGGAAGAAGTCCAACCCTAAACACAAAACCGCATGTCCGACAAACCAGCAGACACCAAACCAGCAGATCCTAAATCGCCACCATTTCAGAGTATCTTCGGAACCGTCGTAGAGGATCCGGCTCCGGACGCTCAGCGCGTCGACGAGGCAGAAGATCCGACCGCGCCCAAAGTGGTCGTCGACGGAGGGCAACTGAAGGCAACCCTCCCGCTCGGCGGTGTGGATCCGTTCGATCACAAGCCAGAACAGGACGCGATCGACGCGAAGAAGAAAGAGGACGGCGTGGCGCCGCCTCCGATGCCGACAGACGATGTCACGCAGTTGCGGAATCCGAACATGATGATGAGCGCGACGGACCGGCTGCAGGATGAGATGGAGCGCAGGTTCCAGCTGGAAGTGGGGGACATGAAGGTGCAGGTCACGGGCGCAGACCGGGATGCGTTCGTCCGCGCAGCCATGCACGACACCGAGTTGATTTTCGACATCCAACTGGACGGCTTGCAGGCGACGGTGCAGATCGCCATGGCGCCGGACGAATTCACCACCAGCGCATCAGCCGCGGTCAACCAGTGGGGCCGCGACGGGCACATTGACAAGGACAGCGACCTGCAATGGCTGCTGGCGTTCCAGCAGATGCACGCGTGGTACCAAGTGCGGGCGATCAATGGGGAGCCCACTGCGTGGTCGGATTTCTGGGTGGATGGCATGCCTCCACTGAGCGCGATACGGAAGCGGATGCGCGAGCACGACTCGTTTGAGCCTTTCTTTCGCATGAGCGCGGCGCGCTGGCGCATGCTGCTGGATGCGGTCCGCACGGCGGAATTCAAATACAAGGTCTGCCTGCAGAACTGGAAAAACCGATCTTTTTTTACTGGGGCCGCTACCGACTGATGGTAGTCGCGTATCTGCGCGGCCTTCTTCGTCCTGCTCATAAATTCGGTCAGCGTTCCGTCGTCACGGAAGACATCGTGATCGAGGTGCTCACGTCCGAGATGATCGCCAGCAACATGCAGGCGTCCATCGCGGCGGACCTGGCACTGATCCCGGTGCTCAACCAGAAGGGGCTGAACGATGCGATCAACAAGTCGAACACGCGGCTGGTGCGCGCGAGCGAATTGCGGATGTTCGACATCTACAAAGTGGCTGATCAAATCGCCGGAAAACTCAAGCGCAGCACGAAAGACGAGGTGTCCCTTTATCAGCTCTACCAAATTGCAGAGAAGTCTGGTATCTTCTCCGCGCTCGACGCTCACTACACCGAGGAGAAATCCAAACCGCTATTTTGAACCCTTACGACCGCAACCCAATAGACTGGACTGGTTACGGACCTACCGGCACCGGCGGAGCGCCGACGGCCGCGGAGCATCAGCAGCGGCAGCGCAACCTGCACATGACCGCGCAGATGGCGCGCGCCGCGGCGCTCACCGACCCAGTCGCGCTGGCCGCAGCCGAGAGGATCGTGCGCCTCCAGCATGGCATGTCCGGCGCCGGCCCCGACCAGGTGCGTCGCGCAATGTTCCAGTCCACATCTGGGCAGATGGCGATGGATGCTGCCATGCTGATGCGCACCACCGGCATGATTGGCCAAGGGGATCCGATCACCGCAGCGGCCAACATTGCGCAAGGCGTGGCTGGCGGCGGCTTTGGTATGTCGATCGGCGGCACCGGACGATCCGGGGGCAGAGAATACGGGATCGGGCGCGTAGGCGGTTCCGGGGCCGTCGCTGAGCATGTCTCGGCGACGTTCATGAAGAAGATCATGAGCGACATGTATGGCGGCACCGGGGACACCAGCCGCATGCACGGCTTCAACTCGCAGGAAGTTTCCGGCGTGTTCAAGACGCTCGCACAGCGCGGCGGCATCGGACACGTCGCGCACCTGCAGCAGAACGCCGACCTGCAGACCCGGTTGTCTGCCGCGGCCGACAACGCCGTGAGTCCCGACCTGCGGGCTGGGCTGGCCAAGCTCAGCGTCAACAAGGACCTCTCACCGGAAAAGCAGGCCGAAGAACTGCAGGCGATGGCAGACGCCACAGGGGACAAAAAGCTGCAGAAAGAAGTCAAGGCGGTGATCAAGTCGCCCGACGCGCTCATCGGGAACAAGGACGAGGTCAGACGCGTCGGACAAGTCGTGAAGGACATCACTGCCGGACTGGCGGGACTCGCGGACGTCTACCAGGAGATGTCGGCGCCGGAGCTGCAGCAGAAGTTGGAGTCCATCTCCGGCATGAAAATTACCAACCGAGAGCAGGCGGCGCAAGCATCCGCCCAGGTGGCGCAACTGCGCGGCGCAGCAGTGATCAGCGGCATGGATCCTCGTGCGTTCATGGACTGGTCTAGCGACATGCAGGCGTCCATGCGCGGGCAAGTGGCTGGCGTCATCGGAGCGGACGGGCGGCACAGCTCGTTGGTCACCGGAATAAACGCGAACATCCACAACCAGATCATGGGCGACTCGGCCATCGCCTACCAGCAGTCCAACCGTGCTGTGATGCTGGGCAGATCGCTCGGCGTGGATATGGCCGACTCGCAGACCTTCGAGGAAATTTACGAAGACAAGAAGGAGGGCCGCTTGCAATACCTGGACAAGTATCAGGGGATGACTATGGCCAGGGGCGGGATGGACAATCTGTCTGGAGCGAGACGCAAGGACGCCGAGGATCTGCTGCAGCAATTCGACAGCGAAAAGGACCCAGGGACGCGCTACAATCTGGAGCAGCAGATGCGAAGCCTGCTGGCATCAGCCGCCGGACGTCCCGGGAATGAAGCGGGCTTCGATGAGCTGACATCCTCGCTCACCGGGAAACGCATGCTGGCGAAGGCATACAAGGACCCTGCGAAAGCTCGCGCCATGGAAAAACAGGCAGCCGCGGAACGGTTGGATGCCATCGACACAGATATGCTGACCAATTACCTGGAGGGCAGCGGAGTAAAAGACGCGGACGCCGTCAGCGAGACCATGTTGAAGAACCTGGGGACCGGCGGGTTGGGGCAGATGCTGAACCTGTCCAAGCAGACCGCCAGAATCGGCCCGGACGGAAAGCCGTCCAAAACGGATCTGATCACCGGGGCGGACCGTGCGAGTATGCAGCGCGACGTCCTGAAGAAGGCCGGCGTGACTGGCGCCGCGGCGGATAAGTTCATGAGCCAGTTCTTCGACAAGAACGGGCAGGTGAAGGACGAGAAGGCATTCGGCCAGGCCGTGAGCATGCTGAACGACGCCAACTACGAGCCCGGCATGTCCGTATTTGAGCAGGCCGAGTCGGGACAGAACAGACTCGAAATGCTTGGAGCGGCGTCCTCCCGTCGGCGGCTCTCTGCTGCAGATGGCGGCATCTCGTTCAACAGCATCGCGACGGCGCTTGCGACTGGGGGCATGAAGGGCGGCGTCAGCGATCCCGAATCGATGGTGCTGATGCTCGAAGCCATGAAAAAAGAAGGCATAAAGATGCCGCAAGTGCTGGACAAGGACGGCAAGCTCGTCGCTGCGGATTCGCAATACGAGACCGGCATTGATTTCAGCAATGGACTGACCGAAAAAGGAATGGCGCAGCTGTCCAAGGTGCACGGCAAGGAGATCGATATTTCCAAGGCGATGGGGTTTGAGAATATGAAGGATCTGATGGCTGCCACCGTGACGGATAAGAATCTGCGGGCCGACGCCATCAAGCTGATGCAGACAGACAAAAAATACCTGGGGATGAATCTGACTGGTGATCCTACGCTGGGGCTCGACGCGGACGGCAGGGGCGGAATGACAGCCATAACGGATTCTGCCAAGGAGTCCGGCGCCGCAGAGCTCAACAAGATTGGGCAGCGTCAGGGCGCCGCAAAAATGCTCGCTCAGGCCATGGGTCTGGACGACGACTTGCAGACTTCCCTCATGACATCAATCGCGAAAGGCGAAGCGCCGAATTTGTCAGCGTTTGAGGCGGTCAACTTCAAACCGGGCGGGTGGTTCAGCGGGAAGAAGGCCGAGTTTGAAGGCGGCGGACTCCACAATATGATGACGATGACCAAGCGGATCGGTATGGCCACCAAAGATGAAATGAAAGCACTTGGACATCTGAACGAGGGCGGGGAGATGGTCAACAAGATCGACGCGCAGCTGAAGCAACTCCAGAAGGCAGAAGATGCCGGGAAGACGACCTTCGATCTCAAGGATGATAAAGGTAAGCCTCACGACGTGCTCATCGCTGACGCAAAAAGGCAGCTGGAGGCTGCCAAGCGCAAATTCATGAATCAGGCTGTCGAGGAAAACGGCGGCACAACCACGACGCAGATTGTCGTAAACGGCAACATCTTGGTAACCGGCAACGTCGAAAAAAGTCCCAAATAAAATCATGGCACTACTCACCGGATCTCTTCAAATCGGAAGTCTGCAAGGCGCGTCGTTGCTCACCGGGAACGCGTTCACGGGAGGTTCATCCTCGACGACGCTGGCAGACTGCAAGGGGTGGGTCCACGCGTTCGATGGACCGTCCAACGGGTTCTACAGGCTGGACCCGAAGATCGACGACGCCCCCGGTTCCAGGGCTCTGGTGCTGGGAGTACCGCTGAACTTCGTGGAGATCGTGCAGCCGACGACCACGCTGGACGACAAGCGCGTGCTCTATCTCTTCGGGACGGCCTGGAACGACGTTTCCGTGGCTGGTATCCTGCTGCTCGGTAACACCAGCACCCGCGGCCTGCAGCTGACGAAACTGCTGCAGTGGTATGATAAGAATCGAGTCAGCAAGAAGCGGGGGCCGGTGAGAGTTTCGCTTGGAACCTCGGCCATCGACGCCTATGTAGTCGGTCTGCGTCTGGAGACGGCCGAACCAAGGGTCAACACTCAGATGTTTTCCATCCAGATGGTCACCGCCGACGTCGCATGAGCGCGCTACCCAACATCAACATTCGTTCCAATTTTTTCCTGTGGTTGCTCACCGGACGCTCGACCGGCTTTGCCAATTCGGCGCTGAACACGTCGATCAACTACGTCGTGAACTCGACGCCGGCTGAGGTGACCTACGCGCGCCGCTTCCTGAAGCTGGACACGCTGGGTGACGACTTCAACGCGCTGTCGGTTTACGCCGCGTCGCTGATGTCCAAGGCCATGCTGCGCGAGATGCCGCGCGACGTCGCCGCGGTATTCGTGCCGGGACTGCTCGCGCTGCGCAAGATCGTTACCTCGGCCCCGATGCTCGGACGTTCGGACCGCGCGGATGGCTACGTCGACGGCTCGGTCGCCGGCGCGCGCGGATTCAACAGCCTCTCCATCACCCGGACGTCAGACACTGCTGTGGATATCCAGACCAGCAACGGCATCCGTGCGACATCTTCGGCGACGCTGACCAGCTTGGACGGCGGCGACTTCCGCTTGAGCGTCGCCGCCGCGCCGCTATACGGAATTTTCGCAGACTTCCAGGTGACGCAGTGGACATCGGACGACTCCGTGTCGGTGAGCCTGGCGCCGACCCGCTATCCGTTTGTCGACACCGCGGAGCGACTTCGCAAGGACCGCGCCATGGTGTTGCTGATGAACAGCGAAGGCACGCTGGCCGCTTTTGAATCTTCGCCTGCAAATCCAGCCATGAGGGTAGGGATGGCTGGCCTGGCGATTATCCGCCGGATGCTCAAGTGGACTGCCGAAGAACAGGCGGGATACAGCGTGTCTGCGAACGACAGCGTCGACGCGCGCGAGCCGTTGGACACGTTCTACACGATCGCTCCGGGGCTCGTCGGGATGACCGAGGCGCCAGTCGATCCTGATTCACCCATCGGATTCCATGTCTAAGGCGACCACGGCGAAAATTTCGGCAAGCATCAACGGGGACAACGTGTCCCCCGAGGGACTACTTTTCGAGATCGACGTGAACAGCTTTCCGATGGTCAGCGCGAACGTCGCCGAGACCTCCGGAAAGGTATCCGTCAAGACGCCGATAGCGCCGGAGGTCATCGCGCGCATCGGCAAGCTGCAGACAGCACGTCTGGCTGGTCGGACCACGCCGGACTTCGAGGTGTTCGCCGAAGACGGCATCGGCGGCTCCGTCAACTACTCGGGCTTTATTTCGTCCCCGATCTTGGAGCTGACGAAAGTCAGCACGTCTGAAAAGCTCGCGACTGTCGGACAGGCGGCGCTGCTGGATGCCATGGACCTGAGCATCTACGGAACCGGGCTGTATGCCGCCCAGACGCCGGGCGCTCCGCGTGTAGAATCCGGACCATTGCTGAAGCCTGTTCCGGCAGCGAGAAATGGGGACGCGCCGGGGACCATACTGGCGATCACGGACCTTCTCGTCTCGAACTACGCGGCGACCATCGCCAGCATTCAGCATCGCGCGATGGAGAGGCAGCAGATCGTCAGGCAGCACAGCATCAACACGAACGGACCGCTCAGGATGTGGCGGCAGATGCTCACAGACAGCGACGTCAAGTTCCAGAGCTGGGAGGCCGCTTTCAAGGCGCACGGCGAAATTGCCAAGCATCTCTCGAAGAGCGTGCATGACGTGCTGATCGCCCTCATGCCCGGGTTCTGGAACAAGGTCCGCGCGCTCATGTCCAGCTTTCAGATGTATTACGTGCCGTCGTTCGCAGGCTTCGGGCACTTCGAACGCGTGGACAAAAAAGTGGCTGACACGACCGACGTCATGGAAGTCAGCGTGTCGGGTTTCAGCGTGTCGGACGGCAGCGCACGCATCCTCCAACCTGGCGGGGTGGTCATGTATGCCATGGCGCCGGAGTGGGCGCGAAAAGAGAAAGGAGGCCGGACTCCGTCTGCGGTCGCTTTTGCGCCTGATCCTCTTCTCCAGGGCTTCATCCAGCACGAAGCAGTTCCGTTCTGGTTGTTGCGCGGCGGCGGCGTCCCTATCTTCGGTAGCGAAATGGACGGCAAGAAAGATCCAGGCGCCAAGGTGAATCTGAGCCTCGCACAGCGCGCGAAGGCCGCGGTCGCCGCCGCGGCGCAGAAGAACAAAGTCGATGCGGCGTCGTCTCGCGTCATGACTGAGATGTGCGAGCTCATGTTCAAGGAACTGCAGCTTGCACACTCATCTGTCGGTATGACGATTCCGCTGGATTTCAACCTGACCAAGTATCTAGGTAAGCGCGTGATACTTCGAATTCGAGGAGCTGACGACGAAAAGCCGGGAGCAAAGAAAACCGAATTCACGGCGTTCGTGCAGGGCTTTACGCACAGCGTGGACTTGCGCGCCGGCAAGCAAATGAACTCGTTCACGCAGGTGCGTCTGAGCCACGCAAAGTTCAGCTGATATGCCACTGGAACCCGAGGACACTTCAGCATCGAGCGCCGCCCGTCTGTTCGCAGAGCGGGCACGGGTCCGCGGCGCGACGCCTTGCGCAGCGGACGTCGTCACACTCACCCCGGACACGACTCCGGCGGCGCCAGCCGGCAAGTGCGACGAGCCGGAGGCGACGCCGAAGGCTGTATTCAGCCCGCCGAACCTGCCGCCTGCTGTGCCTGCAGATCCTGATCTGCTGCCGGATGCGATTATTATCTACAGCCAGGAAGCCACAGCGCTGTGCGCAGAGGGACAGGTCGAGCTGAGCGGGGCCGCGTATCCGTTTGTCGTGGACGCCGGCGCTGCGGTTCAGGAGGTGTTCCTGGATGACATCATGCTGCCGCCGCCCGACGATCTCGTGCCTGCGATCGCGCAGTCCGAATTGTTCCGGCTGGCAACATACAGCGAGGCTCTGCAGGCCTACGTGACGGCAAATCTGATCGACTCGATCAACGGCACCGGCGGCGCGACCCTCGGGGATTTCGACGACGGACTGGTCGCCCTCGTCGGAGTGCCGCTGCTGCTCGCCACGAAAATCCGGGAGGCGCTGGTAATTGCGCAAGGCGTGGCTGACGACATCGCCCAGGCGACTGCTGAAGCAAGCATCGTGTGCGGATGGAGGAACCGTGAGATGTGGGTCGTGTGCGACACCGAGGATCCCGGCTACGCGATTCTCTACGCCGAGCCGGGCGATGAGTTTGAGTATGTGGCTGCGGGAGTGCATCAGTCCACGGTCAGCCAGGTAGACGCGGACAATCTGGCTGCCATTTACGCTGCCTTTGATCTGCAATGTCTGGTCGGCAACACGGAGCAGACGGCGACCTGCGGCACCGAGGAGATACTCGACGAGACGACGCTGATCGACTGGCCGACCGAGTGGCCACTTCCGAACATCGATCCAACAACGAGCGACATGCAGACGCTGGCCGGGGCCATCGGCACCGCGGGTGGCGAGAACAGTCCGGACGCGTGGCAGTCGTTCGAGTTCGACTTGGTATCGATCGCGTTGAACGACCTGAACGGGCAGGAGTTCAAATTGCGGTCTCAGGTCGGGAGTAACCTGCTGCGCGTCCTGCGCACGACCGCCGTCACGCCGGCGAACACGCCGACCGCCGCGGCGCGCACGCAGGACGAAGCGAATGCCATCGCCTACAACTTGGCCGCGGCGCGACTCGACTGCTTTTTTCCGAACCGTCCGCGGGTCATCTCGTGCATGACGGAGACTTACGGCAACGCGGCCGTGGCGCTGCGTGCCGCTGCAGTGATACCCGAGCGCGAGAACGACGAAGACGGAAGGCAGGCGATGTATGAGGAGCTGCGCGGCGGAGACCCGGTCGACTTCGGCGGGCCGGCCTACGAGCGCTGCAACAAAGGATTGCAGGATCTGGGGGATGCGACGGAATCGCTCGACGTGAACCCCGCGTTCGAGGTGTGGGTTTGGCCTGGTCTTTTCGTAGGCAGCACCGAGGCGGAGGCCGACGCGCAGGCCGCGCTGCATGGCGCTGGTTTTCTGGCGTGCAGCTGGATTTCGCCGAAGCACCAGTGCGCGTGCTCCGTGGATGAACAGGGCGACGCCGAGCAGACTTACGGGCTGCTGTCCCAGCAGGGCGGCGCCGTGTCGGATGTCGACATCTCCGGCAAATACCAAACGGACCCCGATGACGCGCAGTCGATTCTGGATGCGCCTGGCGGAAGTCCGCTGGCCGTCAAGCTGGACCTGACGCGGTCCGTCCACACGAACGTGCTTCCGCGCGGACTCATCAGCAGCCTGGAGTATCCGAACGTCGCGAACGGTTACGAGGGAGATTTTCAGTGGCCGGATCTCGCAACGCTGTGTCAGTCCGCGCTGTCGTGCATGTTCGTCGCGTGCAAGATGGCCTGCTGCGAGCCGCGTCCGGATGATCGTCCGAACCTGATCAACGAGGCGCCGAACTTCGCTTCCACGACCGCCTCTTATCTGGCCGGCACGCAATCGAATCAGACGCAGCACGAACTGTTCATGGATCAGTGGTTCCTCGAATTGAGCACGCGGTCCATCGACGCGTGCGCGCTGTCAGGCGGCACCATCGTGTTCTCGCCGGATCAGTTTGATGACTGCGAGCTGACGGTGCTCGGTGACAACGTGATCGACCCTGACGGAGACATGGGCACAGCTGCGGCCATCGTGCATCCAGGTCCGAACGACGGGCACGGCCCAGGCATGCCCGCCAGGTTCAAATACGGCGGACTGTTGAAGTGGGGGCAGCAGTGGGCGGAACCCGCTTCGGACGGCGTCCAGGAAGATCCGGACACGCTCTGGCTGCCTGGGACAGTGAAGGCCTGCCACAAAGCGGCGGAGGGCGACACTGTGGCTGCGCCTGACCCGTGGGGATTCTATCACTGCGCGGAGGGAGTCGCGGAATCCTTCGATCCGCACGGACTGGCGGAGCAGGCCAGGAACGCCGCGGTAGGCCAGCTGGACTGCACACACATCGCGTGGCCGCGTCACATCGTAACCTGCGCGCAGCCCAACCAGAAACCGTGGGGAGGCAGCGCCGCTCTGGATGTCATCACGGAAGGTGCGACGACTGGGGATGCCGATCAGACGCTGGAGACGATGCTGCTGACGCTGCTGGAATGCCGCGACACGCACAACTTCATGCTGACGTTCACGGACAACCTCCTCTCGTTGCCGGGGCCAGCGATGGCTGTCGTCGGCAAGTCGGAGACGGAGTGTCATCCGCTGGGGCTCAGCCAGGCCACGCTCTACGATCCCGATGGCATCACACCGGCGAAAGTCACGGACCGGGCGATTGCGGCCGGCGGTGGCCACGTCGTCGTTTACGCGGTGTGCACTCCCGACGGATCGTTTACCAGCGGCTCAGGCGGGTCCGGCGCGAAGAAATTGATCCTGACCGTCTCCGCAGATCCCGGCGTGACTTACGAGAGCATTCGCGGCGCCAACCAGAAGGGACGCCTCGGCATCGAAAAGGGCACTGATTTCGTGGGAACGCTGCGGCAAACCGGCGTGGCAGAGGTGTATTACATCGGGTCGTATCATGTCACGGACATGGGCGCTGGAAAATGGCGCAGCATCACAAGCCAGGCTCACTCTGGTCCGATCATCCTGCACGACACATGCTGCCCTGATGGCAGCAGCAGCGACTCCGGCAGCGGCGACTCTGGTAGCGACTCCGGCAGCGGCGACTCTGGTAGCGGCGTGGGCAGCGGCGACTCTGGCAGCGACTCCGGCGGCGGCGACTCTGGCAGCGACTCCGGCGGCGGCGACTCTGGTAGCGGCGGAGGGAGCGGCGTCGGCTCTGGTGGTGGTGGCAGCACTGGCGGCAGCGGCAGCGGCTCTGGTGGTGGTGGCAGCACTGGCGGCAGCGGCTCGGACAAATCCACCGCCATCGTGCCGATGCCGTGGCACGCCAAGAAGTTTGGTGCGCTGTTCACCATGGAGAGTAACGAGGTGCTCTTCGAGTTCGTGCTGCGGGACATCCCCCTGACTGGTCGCCGCACGAGATACGAACTGGACCACCGGTATCGTTTCGTGTGCGAGCCGAACAGCCTCGTAGTCGCTGGACAGCCCAATCCTGATGTCCCGGCGAACATGTCTGCGAGAATCGAAGGAGCTTATCTGGTGATTGAGGCGGAGCCGACTGCGTGCTGGTGGAAGCCGTGGCACAAAAAGTTACCCAGCAAAGTGACATTGAAGCTGACAGGCGTTCGCCGCGGATTCGCCGGGATGAACATGCCCGAGCGCAGCGTGGCTCAGTTTAACGCCAACGAAAACTTCCTGAACTCCATCTACCCTCCTGAATGAGCTACGGCAGCTCCAAGTCATCCGGTTCAGTCAGCTCAAGTAGCGGCTCCGGCTCTGGTAGCGGCTCTGGTTCCGGCAGCTCCGGCTGTTGCTGCTGCGGTCCTGCGATCCTGCTTCCGATCGATGTGTATATCACTGGCGGATACACCGGAACCCCCGGCTACTTACCAGCCAACCTCAGCGACCCTGTTACGGGCGATGGCTGTGAGCCAGTGCTAGCGCCAGTAGGCGCACCAGAGCAAATCACCACAGTGTTAGGTGCCGGTTCAACGGTAGACGTATACGGCGCGGCGGTCGCCGGAGGAACGGTCACAATGACCATCGCATCTCCATGCGTGGTATCAAAGGCCAGTCACGGCTACGCCAATAACCGGCGCGTCTCCTTCGAGACCACGGGTTCTTTGCCAACGGGTTTGGCCGCAAATGTAGGGTACTATGTAAAGAACAAGACGGCAAATACCTTTGAATTATCCGCGACGTTGGGAGGCGCTGCCATAAATACAAGCGGTACACAGTCCGGGACTCACACCATCTTCGACCGGCTTTACACGTCGCTTGAAGTGCAGGCCGTAGATGCGTGCGGGATGCTGGTGTTTTCGGGCAACATCGCCGTCACTGCATCAGATCCAGGCCCTTCGGTAACATCTCTAGCGCACATCGAGGTGACGTACGACGACTGTCGAGCATGGTTGGACGCAGGTTCAGTCTTCGCAGGCGGCGGCATCTGGTGTGACAATGAGATGGGCTGCACTCCCTGCACGGACTGCGGCGAAGTCATGGTGATTAAATACGAATGGACCGGCGGGTACGACCTGATCACCAGCACTGCGTTTCTGGGTAACACACTAGGCTGGTATGCTAACGGTATTTCTGCCGCGTATATGCTCTGGCAGGACTTCTCTGTACCATGGACCGGCGGGCACGAGGACTATTACATCAGCGCCGAGGACGCCCTTACGGCCGGAGCGTGGACCACGTCAACCGTGCTGGACCTCAAGGCGGACTGGTGGTTCAGGAGGGGTTCGACCGCAACCGTGACCGTCACATATAACGGCGTCACATCGCCTCCGCTGACCATCACTCCCGGCTTCAACCCGAACATCACGGCCGTGCCTGCCGCAAAGACTGTCGCTACCGTTACCGTGTTCGACAACGGGACGTTCACACTGATCTGATGCTGCGTGCTGCGGACCAACCGGAAGCCGGGAGAGGACTGCGAAATCGCTTGCGCTGTCGCCCGAATTGCAAAAGCATCCACGGCGCTGAATGACGTTCGCGTTGACGACACCCGCGGCACGCAGCAGTGTAAATCAACAGCAGACACCCATACAGAGCATGAGCCTAAAACCTAGCACAAAGGGCAGACCGCACAGCAAGAACGGCGCGACGGTCAGCCTCGCGGAGGCGCCGCAGCCGGTGATCGCCGCGCCCGCGAAGCTGACCGACTGGTTCGACCGCGTGTTCGTAATCAACTGCCAGCACCGGCCCGACCGCCTGGCGGAATTCAAGGAAGAGATCACGAGCAAGGGGCTCGCGGATATCGACAAGATCACCGTCTACCCGGCGATCATCGGAGACTACACGTCGCACCCTGCCGGGTGGGGCGGCGGCCGCGGAGCTTGGGGTTGCCTGCAGAGCCACAGGCGCATATGCGAGGACCTGATGCACATCCGGGACGAGCGCGAGGCGCTGACCTGGGGCAGCGCCCTGATCCTGGAGGACGACGTGTTCTTCCTGGACAACGCGCTGGAGGATCTCAAACGCTTCATGACGAGCGTGCCTGCCGATTGGGGCCAGATCTACCTGGGCGGGCAGCACAGGAGACCGATCGGCAAGACGCCAAACCCGGATGTCATCGTCGGCAAGTCGGTGAACAGGACGCACGCTTATGCAGTCAGCGCCGCCTACATCCAGAAGATCTACAACCACGTGTCCTACATGCCGGATTACGTCGGCACGAACAAGCACATCGACCACCAGCTGGAGTTGGCGCATCAGCGCGCGGACTGGCCAGTCTACTGCCCTGCGAAATGGATTTGCGGGCAACGTGCCAACACCTCCAACGTGAGTGGAAAAAAACTGGAGGCGATGACATGGCAGTAGATCAATTCGCTACGACTACACTGATCGATTATCACAGCAAAGCAGGTTACGATCTCAGGCGCGGCGTGCGAGAATCTGCTGTGTCATATACCTTGGAAGATTTGCAGGTGTTCTATCACATAGCGTGTATGGGTAACTGGAAAGAAGTTGTAACGGAACAGATGGCGCACTTGACAGCCGCCGGGTTAGGCAGGCCGAAGTCTTTCGTGCTGGGGACGTCTGATGATGTTGCGTGGCTTCGTCAATTCGATCTCGATATCGTTGGTAGCGCTCCCGACTTCCATAATTACGAAACTCCTACATTGGCTGCGCTGGATGTGTGGTGCGAAGAGCATCCGTCCGGTGTCGTGATGTATCTACACACGAAAGGTGTTAGTGCGCCGCACGATTCCTGCAAAGGCGCTTGGCGTCGCGTGATGATGCATTACATCGTTACCGGATGGCAGCACAACCTACAGCTTCTCCAATCGGCGGATATGGTCGGCGTGAACTGGCAGCACAATCCACAGCATCCGCACTACAGTGGTAATTTCTGGATGGCGAGAGCGGACTGGATTAACAGCCTTGATTCTGTGTCGAGTTACAGAGAGCGCGGAGGACCTCACATAGCCGGCAATCCATGGGCGCGCATGCACGCAGAACTGTGGTTAGGTAGCAAGCCGTGGCATCACATGGTCAGTCTACTGTGTGAAAACGAAAATTTCTGGAGCGGTTCACGCGTGCACACGCATTGGAACAACATCAAAGGCGAGTTGGCACCTCATATCAAACAACCCGCAGACACCACCCTGCGCGTGACACTTCTGACCTTCTGTAGTCGTCCGCAGTTGCTACCTTGCGTAGCTGCTTCAGTTACTAGCGCGCAGGTTCCGGACGGTGTGGATCTGCGGTGGCTGGTCAAAATGAACAGACCCGAGAGAATGCAGTTTTGCGACCACCTTCGTATATGGGACGACACACTCCGCAGCCTCAGTAAGACCTGGGTGCTGATACTGTCAGACGACAATCTGCTTCACCCGGAATTTGTGTCTAGCCTCGTTGCTCACGTAAGAGAGAATCCCGTGGTCAAGATGATTCACTTTCGACAGGAAGTGAATCATGGTCACTTTCGCGCGGCTGGGTTAAGCCATCTTACAGGAGGGCACGTCGACGGAGGACAAATTGCATTTGATGCGGACTACTACAATTCTTTCGGATGGTCCTACTCTGAGTTTGGTGAGGAGGGAAATCTTTTTCGACGCATACACGATGCAGATCCGACAGTGTGCTCTTTTGTTGACAAGGCGCTCACGTATCATGATCGTATTAGGTGGTTGTGACTGCTCCTTTACCAATAATGCGTAATATAAAGACCTGAACACGATGGACAAAGCAAACTACATACACCCGACCGCTGTGATCGGCGATGGTGTGAAATTGGGTCACGGTAATTACGTTGGCGCTTTTTGTTATATCACCGGAGATACCTTGATTGGTCACAACAACAGATTTGAAGCCTTTTGTTCTGTCGGCACCGAGCCAGAACACAAGGCTTATTTTGGCAAGCCCAACAAAGGGGTCATCATAGGAGATGACAACATCTTTAGAGAGTATGTGACTATAAACGCGGGTTGTGAAAAACCAACAAAGCTGATGGATCACATACTCATGCTTAAAGCCAGCCACGTAGGGCATGACTCAACAATAATGAGTAATGCCATACTGTCGTGTAATGTCATAATAGCCGGGCACTCCATGATCGGGCGTTACGTTAATATGGGAATTGGTAGCATGTGTCACCAATACTCAAGGATAGGCAGCGGGAGTATGATAGGAATGGGTACTGTCATCACCAAAAAGGTGAACCCAAAATGCTTCGGTTTGTATGTTGGGACACCGCCGCGATGCCTGAAGGAGAACACGCATTTGAAAAAGCAATTCACAGAAGAAGACATAAGAAGAATATGTGAGGAATTTGAAAGTTTAACATAAAGAGCTCTAGTCGCTGGTCATAATCGTGCTTGCGTCGCTCCGCGCATCCGGTAAATCTTTCCCCATGCTCACCATCGTCTTCATTCTGTTCCTCGTCGCCGGCTGGACCGCCGCCTGGCTCCACTGGTTCTTCAAGGGCGAGCTGCGTCACGCGCTGTTCGCCTACGTGTTTCCGAAATCGTGGCGCGCGGACCGGACGCGCGAGGACATCCTGACGCTCAACACGGAGGACTTCGAGATGTTCCTGGCGGCCGAGTCCAACGCCCCCGGGTTCATTCGTGGCGTCCTCGGATGTCCAGGCTGCCTGTCCGCGCATGTCGCCGCGGTCGGGACGCTGTTCGGCGTCGCCGGTTTCTTCTTGCCAATCTTTCTCGTGCCGCTGATATGGGCGACCGCAGCCTGGATCGGCCACCGCCTGTTCCACCACATCTAACACCCATGCCAGCACCACGCAAACTGAGGATATTCCGGATGAAGGGCGACCAGCGCGTGCCCTACACGATCGAGCTCGACGCGGAACTCACCGTCATCGCGGAGTATGCCGACATGACCGCGCTCGATCACGTCGCCGAAGGGCGCGCGACCCCCACGCAGGAGACGTCGCCTGAGCGCCGCAAGGCGCAGGTTGTCGGACGCTGGGTGACGGAACAAGTGGACGTCAATCCGATTCCTGGAAGCGAGGAACTTCGCGAGGAATTCTTCGCCGCGAAGCGGAAGCTCGTGTCGAGCTACGGCGGCGCACCCTGCCCCAGCTGCGAGGTCGGAAAGTTGATCCGCGCGTTCCGGGGGAAGCTCGAGGCGAAGGGCCTGCTGTGAGCGTTCCGGGTATCGCGCGCTACCCGGAACTTGAGAAACGCTACCACGCGGAGCTGCAGTCCGCCTTGCATTCCCGAGGAGGGGGATGCAGCAAGTGCGCCGTGCGCAAAGTGCATGAGCGATTTCGCTACATGCTGAGCGAGCGGCTCAAGCGTGACAAGCCGCAGCAAAGCGTATAGACTGATACCCGTGACTCCAGATATTCCAACGTCCCCGCTGCCGACTTCGTCAGAGGCGCTCTACGGCGCGTGGCGCAAGGATCCGACGCCGGACAACATGAACCGCGTGGTGCGCTCGCTCGACCCTACGATCAGCTTCAAGCTGTCCTCCATGGGCGTGAGCGTGAACCCGCAGATGCGGCACCAGGCGCGGCTGTATGCGGCGGACGCCGTTCGGAAATTCAGTCCGGGCGCTGGCGTCAACCTGCGCACATGGACGCAGAACCAGCTGCAGTCGCTGCAGCGCTACCGCCGCGAGAGTCAGGGGCCGGTGAAGGTTCCGGATCGCGCCGCGATCGATGCCTGGGCAATCGAACGCTCATCGAGGGAACTGCAGGACGAGCTCGGGTTCGACCCGGACGTGAAGCAGCTGGCGGACCGCTCCGGGCTGTCCGTGAAGCGCATCGCCGCGGTGCGCAAGATCACCAGGCCGGTGGCGGCGTCCTCGCAGATGTATGACGAAGGGCACGACATGCCGGACTTCCTGGGTGAGGCTCTGGAGTATGTCTACGACACGTCCGACCGCGTCGACCGCAAGATTATCGAGCACACGACTGGCTACGGCGGATCGCCGCTGCTGGCGAAGAATGTCATCGCCGCGCAGCTCGGGATCTCGCCGTCTCAGGTGACCCGCCGCTCGGACCGCATCGGCCTGAAGATGCAGGACATGGAAGGTCAAATCGAGGGCGCACACGCATGAAAGGGCACGCGCTCGCAGATGAACGCGCACGCACGCGCGCATTCCAAGAGCACCGGCAGGAACTGCAGGGTCGCCTGCCAAGCGGTCCTTTCGAGTTCTCAGGCAGCGGCGGCGCGACGATGCAGGAGCGACTCAGTTTCGCTGACGTGAAGCCGGCCGACGGCGACTCTTCGATGGTCCGGCGCTTCAAGCTGGCGGTCGCGCGGGACGCGCGCTACGCTGTGGCTTCCGCTCCTTACCTGCAGATTTTCGGCATGAGCCAATGCCTGAGATCCATCTACGACGGGGGCGGTCAGATCCAGGACGGCAACAACTACGCATGAGAGCACTCAAGATCAATTTCGGCGGAGCCAATAAAGTGGCGATCGACTGGGGCAGCTCAGTGGATGGGATGGCTGCGGTCGCGCAGCGCGTCAGCGTTTCGCTGCTGACTCAGCTCGGGTCCGACAAGCTGCTGCCGGACCGAGGCACGGAAGTGGCGCGCACGCTTTTCAGCTACGGCGCGTTTGACATGCTGGGCCTGCAGCACATCCTGAACTTCGGCGCGCTGAAGGCGCGCAGCGACATGCTGCTCTACGACGAACCTGCGCGCGCGGCGGCCGACAGCGTAGCCAGCATAAAAACCACGCTGATCACCGTCAAAGACAACGTGGCGCAGGTGGGTATCACCGTGACCAATCGCGCTGGACAAACCACGCAGGAAATCAAATCCATCGAATGAACCTGAGCTTCACCAAAGAGTATTACCCATCCGTGGCGGAACTGACGCCGGAGCAGATCGCTGCTGCGCGCGCGGAAGAGGTGGCCGAGTTGCGTCCCGCCATGCCCGACGTGGACCTGGCGCCAGGTACGCCGACCGGCGATCTCGTCATCACCCCGCTGGCACTGCGCAGGGCAGCCACGAACGAAGCGCACAGCAGGTTCATGAGCGACCTGGACCTGGGCAACGTCGCCGAAGGGCTGATCTACTCATGCGAGTTTGTGAAGGCCTACCTCGGGAATTTCGGGGTCTACGACGTGGAGAACCTGCGGGCGTTTGGTCTGGTGCGTCTGACCTTCTCGAGTCCAAACGCCGTCAGTTTGGATCGCACGATTCGCTTCCGCTTCGCCGCTGACGACGATTGGGTTCTGAAGGCGGTCAACCCGGACGCCACCTACGTCCAGATACTGGCCGCCGGCAGCACGCACACCGGGGCGGCTGACACCTACATTCTGGCGCAGACGACCGCCAACACTTGGGCGGTGGACTTGCCGGTGGAAGGCACACTGAGCGCGCCAATCGAAATCGGCACGGAAGGCGCAGCCACTGAGATCGCGACGACGCTCGTCGGCATTGCGGCGGCCATCACTTTCACGTCGGGCGTGCCGTCAGCTACACTGTCTGACTTGGCGCGCACGGCGCGCAAGATCGCCTGCTCGCTGACGTCCGGGTCGCGCGCGTCCACGAAGGCGCTGGTGTATCGCAACTGGCCGGAGTCCAACATGGTCTCACCTATCGTCCCGAGCGACGCTGAGATGCAGCGAATCGCCGCAGGTTCGGCGCTCGCGCTGACGGCGCCCTCCGTCGACGTCTACTTCCGGTCGGCTCGGGACATGCAGCGCATCACGCAGAGCGTCCGCCTGGACTACGTGCAACCGTCGGTCGGGGACAAAGTGTTCCGCGGCCTGCTGCCGTTGCTTCACCGCGCGTCGCGGATCGTCAGCATCGAGTGGTCCGGCACCACGACCGAGTCGCTGGTGAGTTCTTATGCGGTGTTCAGCAAAACCGATCGCGCCGATCTCTACGGCAGCCTGCACTGCGGAACGCGGTTCGAGTCGCTCTACTTGTCGCTGGTGCCGATCGTGGACGGTTTGGACGTGCCGCTGATTCCGCTGAGCGAGGATGACGGCGATCAGTATGCCATTTTCACCATCACCTACGACGCTGATCCGCTGCTCGAAACGGTGTCGTCGTTGCTCGAGTCGCCGGAGTATCGACCGGCCGGCGTGGACGTGCTCGTGAAGTCCGGCCCGCTGCTTGTCCTCGATGATCTCGAAATCACGTATGTGAAGAAGCAGGGAGTGAAGACGCTGCTCAGCGTGGCCAGGGACAAGATCGTGGAGTATCTCCGCACCGCTGGCCACCCGGATGATTTTCGCGTGACGGAGATCTACGACATCATGCGCAACGCCGGAGCGGACAAAATCATCGCGGTGGGCGTCGCTGGGCGCATACTGGTCTCGGCAGCTTCACGCTTGCTGCGCGTCGCGATCGCTGATCCTGGTGATGCGGACATCACGGCGGACTGGGCGACGGAATCGGACGCGCTCTACATCCCCACGTTTACGGACATCGCGACGGTCAACAATCCGTATGAGATCGTCGACGGGGAGATCTCACCGGGAGGACCTGCCGACGCCTGGGCAGCAACCAACCGCACCGTGCGTTACGCTGTCGATCCTGAGAACGTGAGCTTCGTCGAAACCGCCTGACATGAAAGCCGACTACGATCTGCGGCACAAATTATACGGCGGGCAGGGTTCGCTCTGGGAGAGCCAGGTCGACGGGCCCACCCGTCAGATCATCCGCGCCATCGTGAGCGCGGCAGGCGGCGCATCGCTGCTTGCCCAGCTGGATCAGGCGGCGGCCGCCGCGCTGAACAGCGAGCGCGTGCTCGTGGAGGATGTCTACTTCCAATTTACGGACGGCGAATTCGCAGTCATCGGCAAGAAGCAGCGGGAGTATAGCCACCGGCGCGTCGTCATGCCGGACGGCACGCCGATCTACGCCGGCTACCGGTCCGGGGCTGGCGGCTACAGCGCCGATCCGTTGGCGACGAAACTTGCGCGCCTGTCGCTCGAGTTCGTCGCGAAGGTCGAGGAGGACCAGGACATGTTCCTGGCAGACCAGAGTCGTGACTGGTATCTGGTTCCCGTGCCGTCGCACATCCTGCCGATCGTTATTCAGGGTCTGAATGCAGGGGAGTATCTGGTGCAGGGTGTGGATTTCCTGGCCTTCGAAGGTTACATCGCCATGATCGATCTGCCGACTCTGGTGATGCCCAGGGGCGTGGTGAAGGTAAACTCCGCGTATGTGAAGACCGCGTCGGTCAACCGGTTCGTGCTGTCCGCGCCTGCGCAGCTGACGCGCAGCAAGTGGGTGGCCGATTACACCTACAAGACGCAGTCGCTGGAGGCTTACAAAAGGGCCGCGGCGGAGTATGCCGGTCTCTACGTCTTTCACTCAGCCGACGTGGTGCTCTCAGCGCACGCGGTCAGTGGTGTCGACACCATGGTCTACGCCACCGCGTCCGCCGGGGCGATTGAGATCGCCTATCCGCACGTCCATCTCACGCCGGGCCAAACCGTGGAGCCGGGCTACATCGTCTGCGATAAGTTCGAGCTGGTGAACACCAGGCACGCCAGCACCGAGGATCTTCGAAAGCAGATGTTTTCCGGATGGGACCATCCGATCACGCTCGACGGCATCCTGCCTGTAAACGGGCTGACCTGGGACGGCGTCAGCGAAGTCATGCTGACTGACGGCGGCACCAACCCAGAACCCGGGCCCCACAATGGTAAGACGCATGCCCGCTTGATGTTCGACGGCGACACTGCGGTGCAGGAGCGCTACTGGGAATTCTCGGCCTTGCACGAGCGCGCGACCGGAGTCTTCCTGCATGAGGAACTGGGCGCTCCGTCGTTTCCACACAGCGTGAATTTCTGGGAGATGCTGCACACGTTCTACGGCAGCCGGCTTGCGCTGGCTGTGGCTGCCGATCACGGACCCCCAATCAACAGCCGGCTGTGGCGGTTTTTGTTCGAACACCGGCCGAAGTCGTGTAACATTCTCGTCAGCATCAAACCGCTGCCGCTATGAATCTGCTGCTGACACCACCTGAAAACTCATTCGGAGCGCCGCTGTTGGATGAGCGCGGACAATACGTGAGAGCGTTGATATCCGACCCTGGCGCTGAGAATTTCACTTTTGCCGTCTCTCCCACCACGCCAGGCGGTCCGAACTACATCTTCACGATCTCCGGTCAGCCTCTTGCCGTCGCTGGCGACTAGGACAGCAACCCACCCGCCACATGTTCAAACTGACGAGAGAAGAAATAAGCGACGAGGATGTGATCAACAACCGGCACTTGTGGCCGGTGCGCTACACCGCGCTCTACACATGGAACGACGAGCCTGCGTTCATCTTCGTGATGCAGGCATCGCCACAGCCGGACGTGTCCGCGGACAGCCTGTCCTGCATCGCCAGCGCCATCCAGATGACTGATCTGCCGGAGTCGGAGCCCGCGGAGGGAAGCCCGTATTACCGGGTGTCCACGGTGACGAAACTCTGCCGCAGCGCGAAGGCCGCGGAGGAGTTTGTGGAGAAGGTCGAGATGATGGTGCAAGATCTGGCCAACAATTTGCAGGCTGCGGAATCGCTTTCCATCACGGAGCAGATCATCATCGAACCCGAGGAGGCATGAACGAGCATCTCGCCATCGAGGATCTGATGACCATCGACAGCCGGCGACAGGACGGATCTTTGGTCGCGCCTCCCATGCGGCGCGACTTCGCACTGAAGGGGCCGATGACGCTGACTGGCGGAACGCTGCTGACGAATCAGTTGGCGGTCGATGATGTGATCCTGAGCATCAGCGGACTGCCGCTGGGCTTTACTATCGCGTCATCGTAGCGATGGATCCGAACACGCACATCACGTGGAAGACCCGCCCGGTGTTCAGCCTGGTGAACGACGAATACTACCGAACTCTCGTCTGCACCGCAGCCGGGGAGGTGGAGTTGGGAGTCGGAGGTTGCATGCTGTCGTTCCCTGTCGGCTGGAGAACCGACATCGCATCCGTGCCGTGGTTTCTGCAGTCGCTGCTGTCTCAGATCGGAGCGCACGCACCGGCTGCGCTGCTACATGACCGCATGCTGGACATGGGATTTCCGCGCGACGTCGCGCGCAAATGGATGCACACGCAGCTGAAGCAGTCACCGAGAGTCACACGGTGTCGGCGCTGGCTCATGCTGGCTGGGGTGTGGTGTTACGACTGCTGGTGCGCAGTCACGACACCACAACAGTGACGTCCGGCTCCTGCCCGTAGTAGGTTGCGATGGCCGGCAGTAGCCGGACCGCGGACGATGCCAGCTGATCCTCGTTGATGGCGATGATGGTGCCCATGTCGCGCGCCTCCCGAAGAATACCGTCGTGGTCATGATCGAGTCCGCGGATGTCGATGCTGAGATCCTGTCCGTCGATGAGTGTGATGCGGCGTCCGGCCTCGGCATATGGTATCTGCGCGAGCAGCTTTTCCAGCGCGGTCGCTTCCAGGTGTGAGACAGTCCAACCATTGAGTCCGCACACCTGCTCGATCAGCCAGCGGCCTTCGCGCAGCAGGGAGTGGTAATGGATCAACGCCGGCACCTCCTGGAACGCGTCGCCGCCGGTCGCCAGGCACCACTCCACCACCTTCTTCAGACAGAACTGCGCTGCGCGGCCCGCGGCGGCCGCCTGCTGCGGCTCGGTAGGAGTGGACATGCTGTATCCGCTGTCGGTCAGATGCAGGAACGGCGTCTGCGAATCTGCCAGGCCTGCGTTGCGGGCGCCCGCGGCCAGCAGCGGGTAACCGTAGATTCCCTCGATGCGGCTGCCCTCTCTGGCGTTGCTGTTCAGCGTATGAATTTCGTGCTGCCCCATCGCGGTGCTCAGGCGGTCCAGCAAGGTCATCGCAGCTGAGTTCTGCGCGATCATGATCGGCTGCGTGATGCACCGGCGGAAATATCGGACACTGGATGCCACCATCATGGCGATGATGTCGTGGCAGGCAGAGTCCAGATTCGCCGGGCAGCTCTCGGACCAGCCCGCAAGCGGGATGGCCTTGTATCGGGACAGCACAGGCACGGACGGACAGAGAATCTGGCTGGCAGCTTCCGTCCCGTTCGCCGTCACGACGAAGCCGGGGAACATGAACGACTTGCGGTTGTCGCTCCACCCGAGCATGTCGACGCCCCGGATCGGTTTGGCCTTGGCCGCCTGTGTGCGCAGATGCGGGACGACGAACTGCCTGAACTTGTTGATCTCGATGACTGTCGGCATTCTGCCGGCCTGAGTCACCATGTCTGCCACGGTGATCTGACGCTGCAGTTCTCCCTCCAGGCTTTGCACGCGGTCGTTGAGCAGCGTCTGCGGAAAGATGACGTCCACGACGGCCTTGCCGCAGCGCATCGTGGCCTGGCAGTAGCGGTCGGCCTTGTGGTTGCGGAACGTGACGTTCGAGGTGATGCGCAGGCTGAAGTTGGTCAGCAGGGCTGTGTCAGCCCCGCGAATGATGCGGTAGTCGTTTGCCGTCTCCTTTACGGTCATCGACCTGTCGCGCTGGATCACGCGTGTCATTGCCAGCATCTCCACGTCCTCCACCAGGCGCTGACGTCCCTGCTTGGCGTAACAGTCGATGAGTGCCGCTGCGTCCTCGGCCTTGGTGCCAGTCTGCTCGAAGATGCTGGCGGCGGCCGGCGGCATCTGCGCGACCGTCGACGGCACCATGCTGGCGATCATGGCGAAGCGCAGCGATGACCAAGCCACCGCTTGCTCGCGCGGACGCAGATTGATGACATGGTCGATCGGCAGACCTCGCACGCTACCCTCCGCGCCCGGGAAGTGGTCCATCGCGTTCTGTATCCGCACGATGTCGTTGGGTCCGAAAAACTTCGCGTTCGAACTCGTTGCGCAGTGACGTGGCACCGCCGTCAGCAGATGCTCCTGCACTTCCCATCGCGGGCACGGGTCTCCGCGGTGCAGGTCCAGGTGGATGCAGGCTACCTCCTCCGATTTGCCAACCGCGGTCAGATCGTGCTGAAGCTTCAGCGCCGTCTCGATGTCGGCAGCCAGAAGGCGCGGCTGGTTCGGGCGCAACCCCAGCAGCGAACAGAACCCCGCGGCGTGCGAGTACCAGATAATCTCCTCGGTGCGTCCGCTGTGGTGCATGATGATGATGCGGTCCACGGTGTGCGGGCGCGTCTGCACACAGAACGCTCGGACGACCGATGGTGGTGTTTTTTGCCACGCCTCGGGAACTTCCGCCCCGGTGGACATGGCCACGTCGACGAGCTGCTTGATCTGATTGGAGTCCAACACGATGGCGCCGAAACGGCTGCTGCGTATGCCGTAACCACTGGCTTGCAGCCGGCCCGCTGCCTGCAGCGCTTCGTTCGTCGGCGGCGTGACGCAGAACCGCAACCACGTGTCCAGCACCAGGCGCTCCGCCTCGCGGCTTTTCGCCCTCTGAAAGTCCGGCTCGTGCTTATATTTTTGAGCCATGATTTGAGCGGCCTGCTCGTAGCTGCCGAACTGATGCGCGAGCAGATCCTCCGCTGTCGCCGCCTGCGTTGTGCATGTGGGATTGTAGCACTGGAGGTAGTCCGAGACGGCCCAGGCATCCTCATGACACCACGGACACACCAGCTGATGTGACCACGTGTCCAGTGGAGTGACTGGGATGCCCAGAAAGTCGATTGCCGTAATGATGCGCACAGGTGTTTGGCATTATCGCGATCCTCTGCCGGAAGTCCACGTCAGGATTTGCACTTCCACAGTTGCAAAAATTCGGCTATGCTGTCTCCATACCCACAGCCACCTCTACGACACGAACATGCAAGACTTCAACACCCTCAACAATCCCAAGTTTTTGTATCGGGCAGAGATGCATCATCCGTTTCCCGATTGGGTCGCGAGCGAACCCATGCCGGAGGCGGCGGAATTCGAGAAGAAAGCATCGGCAGCCTTCGCCGACACGAAGCGCCGGCTGCTGCCAATCTGCACAAAGTCTGCAGCCTTTCACTCAGCACTCAACGTATTCGCGCATCTGGATAATTACGACGACGCCACGCTGGAACGCGTCAAGTCAGCGTGCGCCCACTATGGCATCGAGCAGGACATCCTGCCCTACGCTGAACTGTTCGCGGGCGAGTTCGAGAAGAGCGCCTCGCTCGACGAATTGACGGAGGGCCGCTACGCCATCAATGACGAATTCGGTGGCGAAGTTTTCAAGCTGCTGCCGCTGAACGACGCGGTCGACGTTCGCGATTCATCGTTCGAGCTGTCGAAGATGGCAGCGGAGAATCGCATCATGCTTCCGATGTTCGTGGCTGCGGCCAGAGAGATCGTGAAAGCCGCGCACGACCATAACGTGTCGCACGAACTGCCGGATCTCATCATGCGGCACGGCGTAGAGCGCTTCCCGGACGCAGAGGAGGCCGCACGAAGAATTCAGGGACGGTCGCAGTTTTGCAAGGACGCGACAATCCGGGAGCAGGTGGAGGCGGACTACCAGGCGGCCCTCGCCGACCTGGAGGCCGAGCCGGACGCTGCCATGGAAAAAATTGCGACCATCGATTTCGTCGCTGGCGTCTCCAACAGCTACCGTCACTCATCGCTGGTGCCGACGCCGTTCGACATCGTGTTCTGCGGCGCGCTCGCCTCTGATGCGGAAAAGGCGGCGAAGGAGCACGTCCTGGTTCGTGACGTTTTACTGCCGCTGCAAGAAGTCCGCTCGATCGATGCGATGGATGCGGAGTATCGGCTCAGCAAATCTGCTGCGGATACATTCAGACGTCTGCGGGACACCGGGGATGCGCGCGACCTCAGTCTCGCTGTCGAGCAGTGGCCGGAGAGCGACCAAAAAACTCTACTACGTTTGACCGTCGCTGCCGCCGCCTGAAACCAACACCTGACGCACTATGAGCAGCTTGATGACGGCATCTGTCAAACTGGACGAGGGCGAGATAAGGAAGGCCCTCGGAGATGCTGACACGTCTGGTATCGTCCTGTTTGTCATTGCGCTCCACGCCTTCGGCCCCGCGGTCATGGGGGATGCTGAGGCAGGCGTGGAGCAGATGGATCCATCTGAGATGTGGTCAGACCTGTTTACCCGGTATGGAACCTGGGTGACCGAGGAGGGGGAGAACAAACTCAACGCGATCATCACTGGGCTGACGAACGGACAATTCTGGTATGACGCGGATGTGTTCGTGGCGGTCGCTACCGCTTTGTTCGACGGTGACCTCGGCGACACGCTGATCTTCGATGACCTGGACGCTACGGAGATCATGTGGGCGGTGCTCGAAATGGGGATGGCGAGCGACTCCGTCGATCCGCCGACATTCTCGAATGCGGTGCGGCGATACATCCAGGATGCGCTCGAATACGAGCAAGAGGATCAGGATCAGAATGCGACAGAGGTCGAGCGGGCATACCTGATGGTGCTCGACCAGATGCGTGCGCTGGGAGTCCCGACCGACATGCTGCGCGCGATGGATGAGGAGTATGCAGCGGTCGCGGCCGAGTTCAAAGACGACTCGGATGCTTGACGCAATTTGGCGTCATCTTGCGTCATAATACTTTGCTGAGTGGTGTTCGCCGTCTAAACACATCACGCCTCGTCAGCCCGCGCATCTGTTGTGAAGTTCATCCTGCGTCATGCGTGGGATCATCTACAGCAACAGATGCGCCGCTGGCTGACGGATACGGTGTCCGTTCTTTTTCGTTTCGCACCCCGCTCGAAAAGCTGCAGGCGAGTCCTGCGCCTCTTCGAGCGGTTGGTGTTCATCAATCGCAGCGTCGTGCTGCGATACCGTATCGCCTCGATACACCGGGCGGGGCTGAGGTCCCGCCCGGTTCACTTTACGAAACAGCCGGCGCGGCCCACGAGGCCGCGCCGGCTCGTCTTCTTTACCTGCCGCAATTCGAGACCGCGCGGTGTCATAAGACTTTGTATGGACACCACCAATACCATGATGCCGCCAAAAGCGGCTGAACTGTGTGAGCTGGTCAAACAGCTCGGAACCATGGCCAGTGATGACGCAGCCCGCAAGGGCTGGTCAGTTATCGCTGCGCTGGAGAAACACCGGAAGGAACTCCTCTCGGAGTTCACTTCCAAAAACCTCGCCGACGTTCTCTGGCTCGAAGCGTCGACCAAGCCCGACGACGATGACGGCGGGTGGCTGCCGGCGGTCCTTAGCGGACCAACGGACCTCGACTACGAGATCCCGTTCGTGGCTGGCGTCGCTGCCAGACTGCGGGAACTCGTCGAGCGCCTGCGCACCACCGGCAGCCTCCTTGCTGGCGCCGACCCCGCCCTGTAACGCAACGTGCCGCCGCGGCTCCTTCGGGGGCCGCGGCGGCACTTCCTTTACCTGGTTGGACCCCGTGCAATTCCAGACCCTTCCGTGTCATAATACTTTGTATATACATGGTTACCAGATTCGTCTGGTGGCTGTGTGTGTGCACGCCGACAGGCAATGACGACAAGACCCGGGCGCTGCTTCGAACGGCGCCCGGGTTCCCCACTTCCGGGGCGTCATGCTGAGTCAGCCTTCTGGACTTCCCCCGAGTCTGGACGCCAACGCCTGTTGAAGGACGGGCTAAGGGGGTTGTCGTTATGAAAACCACTATCACAAGTGACGGGCTGACTGTTGTGCGCGAAGGCCTCAATATCGTTAGCATCACACCCCCGCTGCCATACGGGGTGTGGTCCGGGGAGAGTCGTGCGCTAGTCGGCGACCGCTACGCGACGGAGGAAGAGGCGCAGATTGAAGTGGGCCGCCGCGAGGCGCTGGGCGAGTGGGTGTGTCTCTACACGCCGCCGCTCCCGAGCTTCTGCGAGTGCCGCTGCGGCTGCAGCTGCAGGAGCCACGCCTCCGGCACCTACTGCGGCCCGTGCGGCCGTGGGTGCTGCGGGGAAACCGCAAAGTCTGCGCGCGCTAACGATTGCATGCCCAGCGCAGCTGACATGATGGAGGCGTCGGCATACACACACGGCATGTGTCGTCCGATGGCGATCAAGAAAGTGCTGCCGACTGACGCCGCCCCACTGATGTCGGCGATGATCGCCGCCGAGGCGGCAGAACGAAAAAACATCTAAGTCGTCTGCGCATGGCGCGGCCCCAGGTGGGGCCGCGCCGGCGTCTTCTTTACCTACTACAGAAATTACCCGCCCACGTAGCCGCCCTCGAACATGTCGCCCATCCGCGACGCCAGATCGGTCGGGATGGACAGACCGAACAACGTCCGCAGCTCGTCCATGATCTGCTTGTTCGGGATGAGCGATTCGTTGCGCACGATGCGCTTCATCATGCACGCGTAGTTGGTAGACTGCAGGAAGTCATCCGACCGCGCCCCAGCCTTGATGTAGCGCATGATGGTGCGACCGGACGGCGCTTCGGCTATGTTTCTCCGGATGTTCAGGCAGTCCAACACGAATGGGCTGGACTCGTCCCAGCGTGGCCATGAGATGTTCTGGTCCTTGATGTCGGCAAGCAGAGCCGAGAGGGAGTCCGACCGGTGCAGCGACATGATGTGCGCCTCCGGGTGCTTGATGCGGTCCAGCATCAGCTTGGTGTCGGTATACTGAAAGTGAATGATCGATTCCGTCCGGATGCGTCCGCAGTCCCGCATGTAGGCGTTGTAGTAAGCGCCGCCGCCGTTGTCGGTGCCCATCGCGAAGCTCTTATACTTGTTGTGCTGCTCGACGATGTTCTGTGCGATCTCGCGGTAGTTCATGCCGGAGTAGCGGAAGGCGTAGACTAGGTCCATCTTCCCGTCGCCGCGCATCCCGTAAATCGTATGCACCGTGTAGGAGAGTTTGCTGCGATACGCCGGCTCCCAGTCCGAGCCGCCCCAGTCCACGCCGGAGAACAGATACATGTAGCGCGAACGTCCGGCGAGGCAGTCCTCCTGCGTCTGCGCGAACGTCTTGGTGGTGCAGCACCGCTTCAAATCTTCCTCGTTGAGTTCGGTCAGCCCGGACTCGACTGCGATACCCCAGACCTCCTGCAGGAACTTCTTGAGAGGATACTTTTTGTAGTCCTTCCAGATGTCCATGAAGCCCTTTCCGAGGGCATACTCCGGCACGATCACCTGCGGCAGATGGAAGCTGGGCATGTTGACGCGCAGCCGAGACCGGTCTTCGTGGACGAACTCCCCCATCAGGGGGTTGAGCTTGATGTGCTTGTTGTCCGGGCAGCGCAGGCCTTCCACGGAGGCCATCATTTTCGGCACGAGCTCTGCGTCGCCAAGCGAGTGGAACTTCTTCGGACACGGACAATACACGTGCCACACGCCGCGACTGCCCAGGTTGTATTGAGCCTCCAGGCAGGTATCGAGATGCTTCGACGTGCCGGCGAACACGGTCAGACGATCGTCGGGAAAGGCTTTTTGAACCTGCTCGATTTCCGGCAGATGCTCGGCGTCGAAATCCTGGCTCTCATCGATGATGATGGTGGGCACGCTTTCGCCGCGGATCTTTGTCGGGTCCGTCAGGATGTGCATCAGCTTCAGCGAGCCTCCCTGTGGCGACTCCTTGTAATACATGTTGTTGCGGTAGCCGCGGGAGGTGAAATACGCCGGGGGACAGATCGAGCCGCGCTGCATGTTGAGCAGCTTGTCCGCCATCGTCTTGCTCTGCTCCCTCAGCGGGGTCAGGTAGATGGAGCGGTAATTTGGAACCACGCTGAGCTTGAACAGCTCAGCGGCCCCGAGGCCCGTGGAATTGTGGCTGGCAATCCCGGAGGTGAAGTATGCGTGATCCTCGCCCTCCACACGGAGGTCGAACATCTCGCGTTCCTCACCCACCGGCGCACATGCAGTGACGGGCTGCCAGCCGTCTTGAGTCAGTATGAAGTCACCGGGCAGGCATTGATCCACCTGCCCATATCCACTGAGTCTCCTTACCAAATGCTTGCCGGCGCACTCCAACGCGAAATCTCGCGTCAGGATTCGCCACACCGGCATCGGCACGGTTCGGCAGACGTGGGTGACACGCACAAAAGCACCACCCGGAGCAGCGACTTTTAAGTCGAGATGCTCCACGGATCTTTCCTCAGCTATTTCGGTTTCCAACAGCACGCGATGTTTGGCATCGTAGGCGCATCGCAAATAGCGTCAAGATGAAGATCCCCGCAAGCGCAAGCGGCGGGGGCTCACCTGAACAGGCGCAGGAACACGGTCGGCACGGAACGACCGCGCGCATTATTCCCCATTACGGACGAAGGGGCAGCGAAGACATCCACGGACTTGCCGTCCGCCGTCTCCACGCTGTATGGTCGTCCACAACTCAACCATTTGAACACCACTCAGAAACTACCAAAAAAGCAGCAATGGACTCCGCGTCCATCCCCGTTCCTCGCAGGACTCGTCAGCGTCCAGGCCGCCAGCAACGACCCGGGCAGGCCGGACATCACCATCTACCGAATCGACGTCGAAGACGCCGAAATATGGATGCGCAAGGCAGCGAGGAAAGACGAGAGCGATGCGTTCTTCCTGCGTCGCGACGAGCGGATCGTCGAGATGTATGACGCAGCCGGAAAGCTGAGCAAGAAGTTGCCGAAGCCGGAATACCCATATACGGGCCCGGACGCAACGGCGCTGCAGATTGACCGTAGCATCCTGCTGCAGCAGATGCGGACCGCGCTGCGTCAACCGCAGCTGTCGCTGCTGGCGTGCGCGGAGGATCACGCCGGAGCCAGCGCCGCGGATCATTCCAACTTCGGCATGCTCTGCCGCCGCATGATCATGGAATCGGGCAAGGCGGACCTTGATCAGTTCTACGTCGGCGAGCACAAGATGTGGACCTGCGGAGTGTCCTGCCTCTACGCCGACGTGAGCGCCCTGTCCCCGAGCATGCAGGACATCTACCTCGAGCGCCACAAGTGGCTGAAGAAAAGCTGGCCGCTGAGCGCCAGACACCACTTCGAGACGCTGGCGGATCGTTTCGCGCGCATCCGGGAAAACTACATCACCGATCTGCTGCGGGATTGCGGATTCGCAGCCGGGATGTCCGGCGAGATGATCCTCACGCTGCAGTCGAAGTGGATGCTCGCTTCGCCCGGCGTCCGCTACCGGTTCTCGCAGCACCTGATCGACAAGCTGAAGGACGGGCTGATCTACACGCCTGCGGAGGCGGAAGTGTTCGACCCGTCATACGTCGAGATCCACGGAGCAGAAGCCATTCGCAGCTATCGCACGATGCTGGCCTGAACTGGGATCCCCTCCGCGAAGATGTCGTGCAACGTGGCGACGCCGCGGTCGGTGACGACCGTGGTGTCGCCGTCGGCGCATTTCCCGACCTGACGTCCAGCCTTTAGGGTGACGACGCTGCCCGGCGCCAGCGCGGTCATGGCATACATGAACGGGCGCGCGCTCAGGTCGAGCGGCTTCTCGAATGGGTAACGCGGGAAGAATCGAGGAATGAGAAGGCCGAAGTTGAAACCGCACAGCGGGACGATCTCAGCCTCGATCTTGGCGATGTCGCTGCGTGTGGCCTTGCCATCCGCCACGGCCGCCGTTACCGTGTCCATGCGCTGCAGAGCGGCGGACACCTTTGCCGCCCGCTGAGGGTCTCTCCTCAAGGCGTTCATCAAATCATAAATAAATTCACCTTGCGCTAACATGGCTCAATCAAAATCGACGGTGTTGTTGGAAAACGAACGTGCGGACAGGTTCGGAAAAGCACGCACGTCACTCTATTTGATCTGGACGCGTGAGCAAGGCGAGAAACTACGCGATATTCAAAATGAGCAATCACCACCCACCGAACCAGTCGAAAGCGAAGCAGAAGAAATCCGGGCGAAATTCAACGCCTGACGCGCCGTCCGTCGATGTCTTGGCCGCACTGCAGAGCGCGGTCAAGGCCATCCAGGAGGCCAACGAACTCAACGCCAGGCTGCTGGACCGCGAACGTCCGCTGATCGATTTCCACTCGGGCGTCGTCGGGGTCAACGACAGCGACATCCGCATCTACTGGGACATCCGCATTGTGCGCGGGGCCGACCAGCCGTTCACGCAGGTCACTGGCACATCATCCATGCCCGGTATGCTGAGCGACAAGATGCGACCGCATGCTCAAGCGCAGATTCAGCAGGAGGTGGCGGACAAGATGGCCGGCCCTCTCATCGCTGCGTTCATGGAAGAAGCGGAACATCAGAACGTCGGCTCTCTGAAGCGAATTGCCAGCCGGCGCCTGATCACGGCGGTCGAGACCACCGCACCCGCCGTGCCGAAATTACCACAAGGAGAGGACGCGAACGGCAGCGTTCTGGACGCGGCGCAGCAGCACGAAAAGGAGACGGCCGGAAACGTGAGGACTCCAGAAGCGGACGACGATGACTCACCACAACCGTGACACCTGGAACAAACACAAGTGGCGAAAAGAGACGTCCTGGTGGGATAACCTGACCGTCGACGGTGAGCTGATCAAGGAGCGCTACGCCGACGTGTTCGAGTGGCTCGAAGATGTCGCCCCGGATCCTTACGAGCACGACTGCGTCCTCTACACCGACGGCTCCGGCTGCACCGAGGGATGGGGCGGCTACGCGGCCGTCTGGGAGCGTATCGATCTGATCGGCGAGGTCAGGGCGCCGGTGTCGCGCGGTTGCTACGTCGCTGGCACCTATGGGTCCACGGTCAGCCGATCGGAGTTCAGCGCCCTGCTGGATGGCGTGCACTCCATCCTGACAGAGCGCGGGCGGGAGCTTCAGGAGCAGACGACTGACTCCGCGGAGCTTTACAAAATCGGCACCGAGGGAATCCTGAACCAATTCACGGGACCTGACCGGGTCTCGATTCTCTGGTACACCGATCGCAGCAGTCTCGCCCACGCGTTCCTCTACAACGAGGATGGCGACCCGCTGATGTCCCGGCTGAAGGAGCGTGATCTGTGGATGCGTTGGTCGTTCATGGCCAAGCACGTTTGCATCACGCCCATGTGCCGCCCGCGTAATGTCGTGGACGGGCAGGCGATTTGTGATGCACTCGCAGGCGCGGCGCGCGCTCTCCTCAAGGGGGCTCGCGAAGAATTGGCTGAAGCGGCTTCCAAAATTTACCCTACTGAAAAATGGCAAAAAATGCGACCCCAAACAGCGATCTTCTGATCGCACTTATCGGTGACACCCACCTGCGAGACTCACAATACGCGGCTGCCCGTCGGGGCCAGGACTTCTACGACGGCTTCCGTAATGCAGTCGAGGCGGCGCTGAAGCACGCGGACATCATCTGCATCACCGGCGACATCTTCGACCGCCCGCGGCCGAGCCCGCAGGTAATCGGGCAGCTGATGCACATCGACCAGATGATCCGGAGCGCCGGGAAGGTGGCATTCACCATCACCGGCAACCACGACTGGAGCACGCCCACGTGGCTGCAGACGCTGTTTCCGGGGCGCGCGTTAAATCTGACGGACGACGACACCGAGACGCTATTTGAAGGTGAGACAGGCATCGTGCCGTTGGACGACTCCAGCGTCGTCTTCCGTGGCTACCGCATCGTGGGGCTCACGCCGCACACCGCAGCCAGCTTCCGCGGCGACTTGGCGAACATCACCGTGCGGGCGCGGCAGGCAGATGTCGTGCTGTTCCACGGACTCATCGACGGAGTGGTGAAGTTTCCGATTCACACACCGGACCCGCTGCACGTATCCGAGCTGCCAATCTCGAAGCACAACAAGGCCTGGCTGCTCGGCGACATCCACCTGCAGGGGTTCCAGCAGCTGGACCGTCCCGGCGGAGGCAAGTGCCTGATCGGTTACCCGGGGTCGACCGAGATGTGCAACGCCGGCGAGCCGATCGGCAAGTCTGTGCCGATCATCCGGCTGACCGCCGAGGGCGCTGTCCTGAAGGAGACGATTCCGATTCACACCCGTCCGTTCATCAACGCGGAGGTGCGCACCGCCGAGGACCTCGACGCGCTCATGCTGCGTATCGAGCCGGTGGCCGCGCAGCATCCTGTGGCGGTCGTGCAGTTCGACCGGCAGTTTCCGCAGACGATCAACCGGCTGCACTCGATGCTGGACGCCCAGCGCGCGGTCATACGGTGCTACCCGCTGCCCAACACGCAGGCGCATCCGGCGAGAGTCAAAGATTCACCGGACTCCGAGAAGGAGTTCACGATGGAATACTTCGTGAGTCAGCGATTCAAGGACCGGGAAGACCTGCAGAAGACGGCGCTGGATCTCCTGCACCGGGGCGAGAGCGACGCCAGCAATATCGTGGCAGATCTGATCGAGGCTCGCCTAGTCGCAGCAGACGTCAGGGAAAATGAAGAATAGGCTGACATGCCGAAACCCAGCGCAGCTCTGCTTGCCGAAGGATTCTTCGAGTTCAAGGGGAATTCCGGCGACGGACTGTGCTGGGTAAAAGGCTGCCGGCGCGCGTCGCGGGACGATCGGTGTCTGTGTCACATGCACGAGATGCGGCGTTGGCGTGCGCAGCAGAAGAAAACCGCGGACTACTGCACGCTGCGTGACCACGCGGCCGAGCGGAAAATACCGTTCAGGATCACGCTGGACTACTGGCGAGGGTTGGTGGACGCCTTCGGTCTGTATTCCAAAAAAGAGGGCGACGATTCGGTGCTGACGATCGACCGCGTGAATCCGACGCTCGGCTACGAGGAGGGCAACATGCGCGTGGTGACGGTGGAGCTGAACTCATGGAAATCGCATCAGGAGCGCTACCTGCCAGAGCACGTGCAGCACATGCTGGAACGCAAACGCGACGACATCCAGGAGAGGAATGCGAAATACCTGGCGATGGACAACCGAGAGGAGTCCGACGTCTTAGATGAAAAGGACAGCGGCGAATACACCATCCCGGACGACCCAAATTGTCCTTTCTAGCCATACTCATTACATGATCAAAATCACATCCATCGAGATCACCGACTTCGGTCGGCATCACTCGATCAAAAGCAAACTGCAGGGCTGCGTCGTCGGCTTGGCCGGCCCCAACGGGCGCGGCAAATCGACTGTGCTGCAGGCCATTCAATTCGGACTCACCGGCACCATCGACCACCCGGACCCGCTGCGCGCATTCATCCGCCGGTCGAGCGGCGAAAATCCGCCGGCCGCGGCCGAGGTGACGCTGGAGTTCGTGGCGGACGGCAAGGTAGGCAAGATCCAGCGGCGCATCACGCGCACGACAGTGACCAGGAAGCTGTGGTGGGACGGGGCCGAGAAGCCCATCACGTCCGACGCAGAGGTCAGCAGCATCATGTTCGACATCCTCGGCGTCGACAAAAAGGCCATCAACTCCACGGTGTTCATCCGGCAGGGCGAGATGGCCAACATGTTCGGGCTCGAGACTGACCGCCGGGAGTTCTACACCAAACTGCTCATGCTGGGGCACCTCGCGAAGATTGCCAACGTGATCGAGACGCATCGGGAAACCGTCGCGAGCAGCGTCCAGGATCTCGGCGCGGTGCGCGACGCCGCCCAGGCGACCTACGAAGAGGCCCGCCGTTTCTTCGAGACCTGCGAGTCGGAGATGAAAGGGTTGCCTTCGCCTGCCGAGTATCTGGCGCTGGTCCGCAATGTTTCGTCCCAACACAGCGCGGTTGCGGCGGCGGAGGATGCCGCGACAGCGGCCAAGACGCAACTGCAGCAGCACGTCCCAGCGGGCGAGGACGCTGCCCTGTGGCTCGTCAACGCGCGCCAGCAGCAACAAGAGTGGCAGAAGAAGCTGACCAGTTTGACGCAGCGCAAGCAGGCGAATCTGCAAGCCAGCGCAGACCAGTCCAAGACGGACCTGGCTCTGCTCAGCGCGCGCGGGCTCAAGCAACAGTTCGCGGAACTCGCAGACGCGGAAGCAAAGCTGAAAGAGGCCGGAGAGCTGGGCGACAGTCCCGAGTCGTCCGTCAAACGCGCCGAGGCGATGCTGAAGAAGTTCGACGACCTGGACACGCTGACGACATCCATCCCCGGCGCGACTGCGAGCGAGAGAGAGGCAGAGGAGAAGGTGACCGCGGGCACAGAAGTCGTCACGGCCTTGCAGACTGCGTATGACGCCAACCGGGAGTCATACGTTCTGATTCGCAATGCTCTGCAGATGCGGCGTGATCTTCTGCGTGGACTCGAAGTCGGCGGGGGACACGCGGATCACTGTCCGCTTTGTGGCGGCACGACGCCTCCTGACCCAGAGCATCTGCGCAAGGAAATCACAGACCTCGAGGGGCAGTTGAAAAAGGCCGAGGACAAGGGGGTGGTCAGCGGCGACGCTCTTCGCGCGAAGCAGAAGGATGCGGGCGCGTTGCAACGCGCGCACGCGACGCTGGCTGACGCGCTGGCAAAGCACCTGAACGACCGGAGGCGGCTGCAGATTGAAACGTCGCTGACTACCAGGGAGACGACACAGCAGGGGCTGAATGAAGCGACGGCAAAGCTGCAGGCGTGGCACGCCAAGGCGCACGAGCACGCGCGTCTCACGCAGGTCGTGGACCGCTACAGGGTCGCTGTCAAAGGCAAGACGGAGCCGACGCAGCACGAGATCGACAATCTGGTCGCGCAAGAGGCGAGCCAGGCGCAAGCGCTGAAAGACGCGCCGTGGCGCGCGCTGATCGACGGTGCAATGCTTCACGACGCCGCCGAGAAAGCCAAGAGCACCAGCGACGCAGTGGAGACTGTACAGAAGCAGATCGCGGAAGTCGACGCCGCGCAGCGCAGCATGGAAGCCGCGCACGACAGCCTGCACAAATTGCTTGCTGATGTGCCGCTGGGATTCTTCCCGAGCGACGGTGCCCCGGTGCTGACGCAGCAGATGGTGCAGAGCAAACTGACCGAACTCGAGAAGGCGCAGCAGACCCTCGACGAGGCCCGCGGACGGCACGACGCCGCCAACGAGTCGATGAAGGCGGCGAGCCGCAAGATCGACGAGCTCGACCTTCGGACCGCGGAACAGAAGACGCGCCTGGCGCTCGCCAAGGATCTGGAGATGCTGCGCGACACGTTCCGACCGAACGGCGCCAGCCTCGAATTCCTGAACTACAAGTTCGGGCAGATCGCACAACTGGCCGGGGATTATCTGGCGGAGAGCGGCGCGGACTTCATGGTCTCGGCGAGCGAGGAGCTGCCGCTGTCCTATGACTTCCTCCGCACTGACCGCGCGGACGAGGCCTGGATGCCGCAAAGCCGCATGTCAGGCGGCCAGAAGGTGCGCCTGGCCGTGGCTACGCTGCGCGCGCTGCACGCGATGATCATGCCAAACGTGGGACTCCTGTCGCTGGACGAGCCGACCACGCATCTGGACGAAGAAGCCAAACGCGCTATGGCGGACATGCTCCGGAAGATCGGCGAAGAGGGCACGCTGCAGATGATCGTCTGCGACCACTCCCCGACGCTCATCGACGCCTTCAGTGACCTGATCGAGATCCCAGAATGACGGGCACAGTAACATGAATGTCCGCGACAGGAATGTCAGACAAACCGTGAGCGTGGCCGATTCGCGCTGCCTCAAATGCCCGTGCTACTGGCCTCGCCCTGATCCTGGAGTATTCACGCAGGGGCAGGGGTATCGCAGCAGCAAAGGAAAGCAGGAATGGCTTTGCGGCACTCGTGAGATCAGCGGATGCCCGACACGGGCGATATGCTGTAACAGGGCACACGCCGCCTACGAAACCAAATGCCGGAAATGCGGCAAATCTTTGGAGCCATCGCCGAGAGGAGGCGCCCATGTCTGACCCCGCTTCCAAGGAAATTCCCAATCTGGCGACGGCGTTCTTGGATGCGCGCGGCGAAACCGTGGAAGACTGGGACGGCCTATGCGGTGAGCTGGCCGATGCGATCACCGAACCCGGCGACGCCATCATCCACGCGGAGGGAGAAGATTGGGACTACCCTTGGCGCTACCACATGGTCCCGTTGATCGCCGGGTTGATCCATGACGCCTGGTGCGAGGGTCCGGCGCTGCCCCTTGCAGAGTGGCTGACCAAGATGTTCGCCGACGCGACGGTGACGGTGGCTCTACACGGGGACGACATCTACGCCGGCCCTGCAGATGCGTTCTGCAGGGCCGGCGCGCGCGGAGAAGAAACAACCTTTATGAACACTGAAAACGACAAACAACCTGAGACCGCCGTTCGCTGCACTAGCGTGGTGGGCGACGACGAGAAGCGCCGGGCGAACAAGGAGTGGGAGGAGGGGCCGGAATGGGCGTTCCTGCAATGGTGCGACAAGCGCGGAGTGTGGCCCCGACTAACTCACCAAGAGGTATTCTTGGCGGGGTGGGAAGCTGCGCGTCGCTCGCACGAAGGAAGTTCGCCCACCGCAAAGCTCACAGACGCGCCGTGATAGCGCATCGAAAACACTGAAAACTCTATGAAAACCGAAACCGAAAATAGCACACAGGAGGCGCGTTCTAGCGCAGCGCCGGGTTCTGCGCCGGGGCTTCGCGTGGAAATGAAAGACCTTCGGAGAGTGATGGCATACCTCGCAACCGTGGAAAGTGTGCCGCTCGAAAAAGTGACGTGGATAGAAGACGGCGAGCCAATCCCGGTCACAAAGGAAGAACTCGCGGAGTGGAAATTCACCGGACTCAATAACCGGGATTTCGCGCTGATACTGCTCGAAGGCAGGAAGGCGCAGAACTACGACCTCGACGACGCAGCCGACGCCGGAGGGGGTGTTGGACGACGATGAGCAGGAAAAATTCGACGCGGCGAACGGCGAAGGAGACGTATGCCCATCCTGAATTATAATACACAGATTGCTGCGGAGAAAACGGTGACGGAGATCCAGGCTATGCTCGCGAAGGCCAAGGCGCAGGCTGTGATGACCGAGTATACCGACGGCGTGCTGGTCGCTCTGAGCTTCCGGATTCAGACGGCGGCGGGACTGATGAGTTTTCGTTTGCCATCAAACGTGCCGAGGATATATCAGGTGCTTGTGCGGCAGAACGTCACTCCCAAACTGAAGACACACGAGCAGGCCGCGCGCGTTGCGTGGCGCATCGTGAAAGACTGGCTCGCCGCGCAGTTGGCGCTGGTGAGCGCCGGGCTGGCGGAACTCGAGCAGGTCTTCTTGCCGTATGCGCAGGATGCGTCGGGAGCGACGCTCTACGAGACGCTGAAGGAACGCGGATTTGCCGGGCTCGCGCTTCCGACATCTTCCACCACGAAGGCGCTGCCATGACAGGGACATTCACCACGAGCCCCGGGCCTGACTTTGGTGGCGCGCTCGCCGCGATGCTTGCGGCTGAGCGTCCCGCGGTATCGCCGGTCGGGATAGCGATCAGCCCGCAGGCGGAAGACATTCTGAGGTTGGAGCACGACCTGCTGTCGCGCGCCGACATGTTCTTCAATGCTCTGTGTGGTCTGCCATTCATAGTGGACCCGCGTTTGTCCGTCGACATGATCGATGTCTATTACGACCGCGTCGCGTGGGACAAGCGTTGCGCTCAGCAGCGGATGCGGGACGCAGAACGAATTCCGAACTAGCCAGCGGCGGCTCCGAAAGGGGCCGCCGCTTCTCGTTGTTTACCTAGCACGCCTACAGGACGCCTACAAAGTCCAGGCGGTTAAAATGTTACGCCCACAGAACGCCTACATGGGCCTTGCCAGATTGCGCCAGTTGCTCAACGATTGCCACCATGCTGATTAACCGACGTCTTCGTCTCCTCACTCCGCTGCTCGCGGCGAAACACAACAACGACCGCAAAGACCCGAAGCGGGTGTTCAACCGCGTGCTGAAGCCTCCGCAGGGGTGCGATCCAGATCGCTGCTACATCTACATGGACATGCCGCGATGGGAGTGGGCGTTCCTGGAGGCCCGCGACGCGCTGCACCTGAGTGACGTGGCTGTGAGTGCCATCATCCCCTGCCGCTGGTATTCGGTGAAGCGCACGTCGGCCTACAACCGAAAGTTCAAGCGCGCGGGACAGATGCTGACGGAAAAGTTCGAGTCGCTGTCCACCGGGCAGACGCTCGACGTGCAGTTCACCCTGTCCAAGCACATCCCTCCGAACACCGACGGCGGAGGACGATTCACCCGGGCGCCAGATGAGCAAGAGTTCGACGAGATGCTGCTGCATATCGGCGCGCATCTTGGGATATCCGAGTGGGGACACGCGCGTGATTACGGACGGTTCGAGCTGCGCTCTGTGGACGAAAAAGAACCCAGCGGCGATCTGCCGCTGGAGTCGCCGGCGCAGGCCGATGAACAATTTGCAAACCTAAGTGAAGAAGAATGAATCTACCCATTTCGTCATAGCCAGGGACGAAGGCGGCCTGACTGTGCTGCCAGACCATCCGCTCGTGCGGGAATTCCTGACCCTGCAATACCGCGAGATGATTTTCGATCGCGGTCGCACGAGGTTCGAGACAATCACGGAGCCGATGTTCAACATGACCTCCGTGGATGGGCGGGCGGCGCTGCTCAGCCATCAGGGCTTCTGGAAAGTTTTACGGCAGCATCTCGTCGAGCTGGGACACACGGTGGTCGTGCAGGATGTGCGCCCAAAGGTGCTGGACCATCCGAACTTCCTGACAGCCCTGCCAGGGCTGCGCGGGTTCCAGAAGCGCTGGATCATGGACGCTCTGATGTGCGGCGACTCCGGCTTGATCGGCGCTCCAACCAGATTTGGGAAGAGTTTTGGAATGTCCGCCATCTGCAAAGCGTTCCCGAAGGCGATGACGGTGATCACCGCCCCCGGCGTGGACTTGTGCAAGCAGCTCTTCGCGCACTTCAAGGATGCCATTCCTGGGCGCGAGATCAAAGGAGTCTACACCGGCAGCCGCAACTCCAAGCAGTCGGACGACATCACGATCTGCTCCGTCGACTCGCTGGACAAGATGGATCCGGACGCGACCGAGCTGCTGATCATCGACGAGCCGCACGCAGTGGTGTCGGATGAGCGCATGCCCAAGGTGACCGCGTTCGTCCGTGCCCGGAAGTATGGGTTCGGCGCCACGCTGAAAGGCCGGTTCGACAAGAAGGACCGTCTGATCGAGGGGATCATCGGGCCGGTGATATCGAACGTCACCTACCGCGAGGCCGTCGCCTGGGGCGCCATTGCGCCGCTGAAGGTCATCTTCGTGAAGATCCCGTTCAGCAAGGACACGGTGCCGGGGCGCATGGTGGACCGCGCGGTGGTGTATCAGCGGCTGCTGACTGAATCCTCCCGCACCGCGGCGCTGGTGAAGAAGATCGTGGACGAGGTGATTCCGCAGGACTGGCAGACCATGGCGTTCATCCGCGACGAGAAGCAAGCCGAGTTCTACCTTGAGCACGCCATGCCGCCGTGGGGCACCATCGCCATGGCCAAACGCATGACGGACAAAGAGCGCGACAGCGTCACACGCAGGATTGCCGACGGCTCGATCATCCGCGTGCTCGCGAGCAACATCTACGTGCAGGGGCTGACTTTTCCGGACCTGAAGGTGGTGGTGAATCTGGCCGGCGGCGGGGCGAACACGACGGCGATTCAGAAGCCGGGCCGGCTGCTGCAGTGCCGCCCCGGCAAGAATTACGGCGTGATGGTCGACTTCATGTTCGAGTGCCGCGACGCGGAGCAGGAGACGCGCAGCAACCCTCCGTACTCCGGCATCATCGGGGAGTGCTGGGCGCGGCACAAAGCATACGAGGAGATCGGCTACGACATCGAGTTCGTGGCGACGTCTGAACGCGCGCGAGAAATCGTGCTGGGGGCTTACGAGCAAACAGCGGTTACAACCATTTAATCACACAACACATGAAACCACATCAACAGAGAGTCGTGACAGAAAAACAAGATCTGGATGAAAAGCTCGAAAAGCTGAATGCGTTCGGACGTGGAGACGTCTTTCCGACGCTGCCAGCGGAAGAACAGGAACGCCTCATACGGCAGTCGAAGATCATGGACCAGTATTCGGTCGTGCTCGGTGAGCGCATTGCAGCGTTCACGCAGGAGGAGGCGCCCCGTGGCTAAGCCTGCGGCTCCCAAGAAAAGCCTGTTCGAAAAGGCGGCGGAGCTGCTGTGGAGGTCCGACGCGCGGTTCCACTACGAACTGGACACACTCCGCTGCGGCCACCTGACGTTCGTTGCCTACGGGGACGACGTCATCCAGAGCAGTTTACCATCCGGGTTGCTGCTCGAAGCCGAGGCCGACGTCGGCGATGTGCTGCAGTTCATCCACGACACCGTCGCCTCGCGTGACCCATACTCGCCGCCGCGCCACCTGGGCGGGAACGGCAAGGAGCTGGAGGAGCTGCTGATGAACGAGGCCAAGCGGCTCGAGAAGGACGGCAGCCTGACGATGGGTCGCTACGGCACGATGGTCAGCATGGTGGACGACGCCTGGCTGCCGGTGCCGAGCCTGCCGGACTTCGAAGGCGTGCGCTCCAGCGGACGGCAGTTCATCATCGAGGCCAAGGTCTGCAGCCAGCCGTCCTTCCGCATCCAGAACGACAAGATCAAGCAGAAGCAGTTGCGACACATGCTCAAGCGCAGCCGGTTCAACGTGGACTGCTACGTGCTGATTCACTTCAACGCGCGCCTGGGTCGCACGTTCTACGAGCCTGCGTTCACGGTGGCCATGCCGATACTTGATGGCGCTGACGGATGGGCCGCGGGATGGGCGCAGTTCGCTGAATGCAAGGAGAAGGACACCGAATTCCCCGGGTTGACCAGGCAGCTGGCGCAGGAGCTGGGAATTCCAGTCAAGTGGCACATTCCGCCGAGGGCCAACAAACTCCGACCGGACCTGCTGGGTCTGGTCGGCGCAGCATGAGCAACAGGACTTACGACCGGCTCGTGGGTCGACAGTGACACCGTGAAGAGGTTGCCTGTTGCGAGTGCGGCTTTCATCGCAGCGGGGCGCATCATCCGAAGATCCGGTGCCCACAGACTGGACGCTGCGGTGACTGCGGAAATGTCTGGCCGTGCCTTGAGCACGCACCCGAAGCTGAGCGTCGACGCGGTAAATCAACATCCACGACACCACCATGAAAGAAGACCCACAAAAAGACTGCAGGACCATCGAACGGACATTGGACAGAATTCGTGAAACTTTCGACGATCCAGAGTGGCGCATCGAGCGCTTCGAAGTCCACGGAGTGTTTCCGAACGGCGCCAAACGTCGCATAAAGTTCGACCGCGCAAACATTGGACAAGTCACCAGGTCCAAACAGAAGACCAAGAATGCCGGACATTGACCCAACCCTCGTCACGCGGCTCCTCGACAACTACATCTACCAGAAGGCCAAGCTGCTCGAGGACGCCGGGCATCACGGCAAGCTGGACGAACGGCGCCTACGCTCGCTGATGCTGCCTCGTATCGAGAAGATGGCGAGCGTCGTGCACGACTGGGACGTGCAGCCGGACATCCTGATGGAGGCGATATTCGACTGGGCGAAGTTCAACAAGCATCCGGACGGCCCCATGCCGAACATGCTGTTCTCGTCGAAGTATCTCACCAAGGCGCTCAGCAACTACCTGCAGGTGCCCTACGAGGTCGTGGTGGACAAGCGCAGCGCCAAGCTGTTCCTGGAGCGTCGCGACTTCGAGTTCACCCGGATGCGGCAGGAGCTGGAGCGGGCCGGCGTGACCGACGTCACCACCGCCACGTCCTACCCGGTCGAGGTGCGCTACCTCATCGCGGTTCACCGGATGGACATGGAGTCGATGTTCTACATGGCACAGGAACTCCTGGCGATGATGTCGGCCGACCGCCGCGTGACCAAGTGGCTGGCGCACCGCGGGGTGCTCTACGAACGTGTGGCTGCACAATTCAACAAACGAAAGAACCAACCCAAATGAAGAGGCTCACCTACGAGCGGGACAGAACCTACGAAGCGGAGCAGTGTCCCGTCACGAAGAAATGGTCGAACACCAAAGTCGTGCTGCTCAAAACCTACACGGTGTATGAGACCGTCGGCTCGCCAGCGTATCAAACGCCCGTCCTCTGCGGAGTGAGTGAGAAGATGGCCTCGGACTACATCAAGGAGGCTGCGTAAACATGGCCCAGATCACAGATGAGATGAAGCAGTGGCTCGCGGACAACCGCGACACCTACGCGTTCTACCTGCTGCACGCGATGATGCACGATCCGCTGATGCGCGCAGCGATGCTCAGCGTCCCGGTGACGGATGATGACTTCGAGCGGGAAGAGCACTCGCTGATCGTGGCGGCCCTGACCAGCGCCGTGAAGATCATGCACGTCATCGGGCACCAGGTGCCGTGCCCGCCGACCTACGAGTTCCTGCGCACCTACCTGGAGGTCGCCGCGAAGACGGAAAGCTCCGATGACGAGATCGTCGCGATCGCTGTGAAGTTAATCAAGGAACTGCAGGACCCATCGTTCTGCGAGCAGCACTACTGCATCCGGCCCTACTTCGAGGCCTGGTATGGCAGCATCCGCGCGAAGAAAGCCGCGTTGGTGCTCCGGCGGGACGTGATTCCCGATGTACCCGGGCAGATCGTCGAGATGCAGCGGTCCCTCTCCGCCGCGGCCCAGGCGGTCGCAGAAGGCGCGGAGGACCCCATGCAGGCGTTCGCCGGCAGTCAGATCCTCGAACGCACGCTGAGGCGCCCCACAGGCATCACAGGGCTGGACGAGTGCCTGAACGGCGGATGGGGCCCCAACGAGTGCTACCTGCTCTTCGGGGGCACAGGCGGCGGCAAGTGCTACAGCAAGGGGACTCGAATACTGATGTATGACGGTATTACTAAGGCAGTCGAAGATGTCGTCGTAGGCGACCTGCTCATGGGACCCGACTCGACCCCGAGAAAAGTCACCGAGCTTGTCCGCGGAAGAGAAGAGATGTTCCGGATCACCCCTCTGCGGTCGGCCGAACCTGTCGTTGTCAACCGCAGCCACACGCTGACTCTGGCTGTCACCAACATAGGAAAGAGGACGGTGAGGTCCTCTCGCGGCGTAGCTGCGCGCAGTGGAACACTGATTGATGTCCCGCTGGACGACTATCTGGCGAGCAGCAAAAAGTTTCGGCATGTCACCAAGTGGGTGCAAGCCGGGATCGTGGTGTTTCCGCAGCAGGCGTCTCCGTTGGAAATCCCACCTTACCTGCTGGGATTTTGGTTAGGCGACGGGTGCAAGTGGCACCCAGAAATCAGCAAGCCAGGATGCGAGCGGATGCTTCGGGAAATAGTCGAATCCGCCGGGTGGACATGCGTGCGCCGTCCGGACGACCCGGATCGTTGCGAAAAGATTTCCATCACTGGCGGTTTCAAGGCGGCTCTGCGCAAATTGGGACTGATCCGTAATAAGCATGTTCCGGCTCATTTTCTGGTCGCCTCCATCGACGAGAGGGCAGCACTGCTGGCTGGGTTGCTTGATTCCGACGGGTGCGTCGCGAAGTCCGGCTGGGAGTTTTCAAACACGCAGGAAGACCTAGTGAACGCTGTGGCGTTTCTGGGTCGTTCGCTGGGATACTCGGTCACGGTGTCCAGTCCTCGCGTAACGCGTGGGTTTGATGTCGACTGCACCAGCTGGCGCGCGCTCATACAGCCTTACGGCGACGTGGTGTTGCCTGTAAAAAGGGTGACGCCGCCGACCAGGCGGCAGATCAAAAATCCGCTGACCAATGGGTTCTCCGTGGAAAGTCTAGGGGAAGGTGACTACTACGGTTTCAGCGTGGAAGGACCGGATCGTCGCTACCTGCTGGGTGATTTCTCCATTACGCACAACTCGATCGCCGCGGGGCAGTGCGCCTGGTGGGAGGCCAGCCACAACCACGGCTGGCCGTTGATTGTGACCACGGAGCTGCACCCGCGTGAGTATGCCGTGCGCACGGTGTCCAACGCGGCCGGTATCCCGATCAACGTCGTGCAGGACTGCGAGAACGTCGCGCAGATACGGCAGGCGGTCATGAGCAACCCCGCGTCCATGTATCGCATCAAGAAGGTGGACGAGGTGCTGGCAAAGTTCCTCGAGCGCACGCGCATCCACAAGGTCTCCCCGGATGACGGGATGAACCTGCAGATGCTGCTGGAGCGGGAGTGCATGATCTACAAGTCCAAGATGGGACACGACCCGACCTGGGTGTGTCTGGACTGGCTGGGCTCGGTGGCGGACGCCGCGCCGGGCGGCAAGCACGGCGGCACCTCGGAGCGGGCAATGCTCTGGGAGCAGTCAGCCAACAGCGGCGTGAAGTTTGCGGACCGCTCCGGAATCCCGACGCTGCTCCTGGCCCAGGCGGTCAACGATGCACAGCTCAAGCGCATACTGACGATCAACGACATAGGCATCAGCAAGGGGCTCGGCAAGAACATGGTCGCCGTGATCGGCGTCACCAACACGATCGACAAGGCCGGCATCGTGGCGGCAGAGCGCGGCAAGGCGGACATGCCTCGCAGCATGTTCCTCGATGACCAGCTGTTCTGCCTGTGCAAGGCCAGAAAGGGCGAGGGAAACAACATTCAAGTGCGCCGGGAGTTCCGGTTCCAGCGATTCACAGCAAAGACAGCATGAGCAAACCAAAAACCAATCCCTTCGCAGTTCGGCGAGGCAAGTCAGGTAGCGTGTGGCGACTCGACAACGAAGAAGGCGTCTCTGCCTCGAGCGCGATCGCCGTCACTGCGATGCTTGCGCTCGGAATGGATCCGGACGACTGGCGCACCCGGGACAAGCTGATCTTGGCAATCCTGCCGCAGGTGGACGGGATGCTGGATTACGTGCAGACCGCTGAACGTGAGGGCGATGTCGCGCTCGACGAACTCAACCGGCAGCTCTCTGTCGCGCTCAAAGGCAAGCGCCCTTACTCATCGAAGTTCGCGGAGCGCGACGAGATACGGAGGAAGTTGCACTTACACGAAGTGCACGCAGACCGGGATAGAAGGCTAGCAGGGGACGGAATCTGGGGAGGAAGCAAATAACGAGCCCCGATCGGTTGACACTATCGCGTAGAAACAAAAGGCGCCGGTCTCGCGAGAGACCGGCGCCTTGAATGTTTCAGCCTGCTGGACTAGATGACGCTGTATTCGATGTCCACGTCCTTCACGTCCGTGGTCGCAGTGGATCCGCCGCGGATGGACAGGATGAGCGAGTTGCCGCCGGTGATGACCTCTGCGTCGGAGCGAAGGGTGAGGTTCTGAATGAGTCCGTCCTCGTCGGTGTCCGCGAGGTTGGTGCTGTCGACCATCTCGTTGACGAGGATGCCATCCAGACCGCCAGCGAGTGTCGCCACGCTCCAGGTCAGGGTGGACGAGGTGTCCGACACGGTGAGACCGTTGCCGCCTGCGCCGGTGTATGCACCCACGCTGGCCACGAACAGCTGCGTGGTGTCCGAGTTGGTCGTCGCCGTGAACTGCGTGTGGGCCGCCGCAGCGAAGTAGAGGGTGCCGTGGCCGGCGTCCTTGTTGACCGCGGCCTTGAGGTTGTCGAGGCAGGTGGCAGCAGAGACGCCGATCTTCACTTCGCCCTCGACGGTCGGGTCGGTGCCGCCGGCGAGCGTGGCCGCGCCGAAGGACGTATGCGTGCCCGCCTCCGTGGTGACGAGAGCGTTACCAGCGGTGCCAGCGTCCAGAGCCACGAATAGCTGGGTCGTGTTCGTGTTCGTGGTGGCCTCGACTTGCGTGTGGGCCGCCGCGCACTTGTAGTCCGTGTCAGGAGTCCCGGTGTGGTTGACGGCCGCCTTGAGATTGTCCAGGGCCACCGCAGCGGAGACGCCGATCAACACCTGGCCTTCCGTGGGCGTCAGGGTCGTCTTGAACGTGTAGGTCTTGTTCCCGATGGTGACAGTGTCACCGTCCGAAGGGGCCGTGCCGTCCGACGTCAGCGTCCCGGATGCTTTCACGAAATCCTTCAGGGTGTAGGTCTTGTTGCCCAGCGTGACCGTCTCGCCGTTCGTCGGCGCGGTAGCGTTGCTGGTCAGCGTGACTTGCGCGTCCGTGTCGACGCTGGTGGTCGCTTCGTTCGCCACCACGGTCGCGCCGTTGGTCAGCACTGAGACCGTCTTGGAGATGATCGAGATGGATTTGATGCGGTAGCGCTTCCCGACTTTGGGAAACGTAACGACAAGGTCATCTGCCGTCTTAAAGTCGACGTCGCGGAAGCCTGCGCGGCCGTCGTTGCCGCTGAGATTGGTAGTGGGAACTCGGACAGTCATGGTAGTGGGTAGTTGATGGTTTTTGTTGCGTGGGATTTACAGAGGATCAAATGTAGGCGAAAACTCTCCGGGGTGCAAGACTCATCTCTGTCGCACAAAACGAAAACGCCGGCCCGTGAGGGCCGGCGTTACGCTGGCTGTTGAGATACAATGCGACGAGCATCTCGACGCGGGAAAAATATCGCAACAGCGCACAGTGTCAAACACAATCACCTATGATACAGAAAACACCACAGCATGACGCACTCAAATCGAGGAGACTGAAAACCAGACCGGCGTCTGGTTTTCAGCTGCTGCTCCGAGCGTTGAAAAGCCTCTACTACCGAATCTTCAAACGATACCGACGACTCGAGCTGAGACTCTGCACCTACGAGGAAGCGGACGCGTTGCTGCGTGCACAAGGCATCCCCGGGAATCCCGACGAGGGGTGGCGCATCGCAATCGAGGAAGGCGGCAGCTACGTCATCGGCGTCGTGTACATGGAACGGCGTGAGCGAATCTTGATGCGGCTGCCGTAATCGTCGAGTTGTCCCGATAGTCTAGTCTGCTAAAATAGCACATCTGGAAAAACCGGGCAGAATACAAAGCCAATCTCGAAAACAAAGCCAAAGCCAATCTCGAGATTGCTAGTGCTTTGTACGTGCTTTGATTTGATTAAACAAACAACATCAGGCACTTACGTCAAATCCAATCTGGAAAAGACGCTTCTTATATAAGAGGTCCGGAATAAAACGCGCGCGCGTTATATAGAAAAGGCCTTTTCCAGATTGGATTTGACGTAAGTCGTTGACACCCGGGTGATTATCAAATCAAAGCACGTACAAAGCACTAGCAATCTCGAGATTGGCTTTGGCTTTGTACGTGCTGCAGCGTTGCGCACACTTCCCGGTCAATAAAAATTCGTTCAAGACTTTGAAATAAGCAGTTGACGAGCTTCCGCGGAGAGTCTAACCATACAACGTCGCCCCCGGCTTGGCTGCTGCGGGGCGATCACGAATCAACACAATGCGACACTATGCAATCCACCACTGAACCCCGGGCTTCCATGCTCGCAGAGCTGCTGCTCTACCATGCGACGTTGGGGCGCGGCTACAGCTCGCCATTTCCGCTGACCCGGGGAATGGTGTTCACGTCAGCGCTGCCCAGCATGGCGCTGGTCAACCTGGCGAACGCGGAGGTCATGTTCAAGCGCTTCCACGACGACGCCACAGCCGCAGACCGGCGCGCAGTCGAGGCAGCAGAACAGCAGCCGGAACAACTCGCGAGTGCGACCGGCATGAACAAGGCAAAGCTCAAGGAGCTGAAGGACAAAATTGCGATGCGAGCGCACATCGCGTGGAAGGAGGATCAGACTCAGAAGTCCACGATCATCGAGCTGCTCAAGACGCACTACTACGGAGCGTTCACTTACGTCGATCCAGTCGGCGCCCGGCTCGGCGCGCATCTCAGCAATCCGCGGAATCTGGCCGGTGACCTCGGATGGACGACGCTGATGGAAGGCACGACCGACGAGACATTCATCCGGGCCGGCGCGACTGGTGGCGCGCTCATCCACTCGCTGACCGGCGTCTGTCCGGCGTTCAACTTCTTCTGCAGCTGCAAGGAGCAGCATCTGACGACATTGCTGGAGCGGGTGAAGACCACCGCATCCGGACAGGTTGGTATCGGCACGACCATCGTCATTCCCGGACGCCCCGGCGTCTTCAGCGGCACCAGCGCGGACGTGCTGTATTCGCTGGCACGTCGGGTGTTCGCGCTCGGCGACAAGCCGGAGGAGAAGCGGGTGAAGGTTCGCTTCGCGGCCGACGCTGCTGCGGGCTGGCGCAAGTTTCTCAACTGGCAGCTGTCGCATCTGCTGGACGTTCCCGAGGTGCCGGCGTGGCAGGTGAAGCTGGCGGAAACTTCGCCGACGTCGCCGGAGAACGCCATCCTGTTCGCCGCGCGCGCGGCCATGGTCAATTCATTCCTGGAGGCCGCACAGACCAACCGGGACGGTCCGTTGCGCGATGTGGAGCTGGACGCGAAGTCGCTGGAGTTTGCGCAGGGGATGGCTCGCTACATTTACCGTATGGCCAGCGGGCAGGCAGGGTTCGAGAAGCGGATTCTCAACCTCAGGCATCCGCGGGACATCTTCGTGACAGCGCCCCGGCTCACCGTGGCCAAGCGGGCGATGGAGGAAGCGATTGAGAAATCCACGCACAGGCGCGTACCGCGCACACAGGTCCGCAGGGACATCCCCGGCGTCACGCTGGCGCTGCTGGACGAGCTGGTGGCGCGCGGCGACCTGGCGGAGCTGTGCGGCACCGAGGAATGCCAGATGGGCAGGACGACGCGGGCCTACACGTTGCCGAACCGGGCGCCGGCGATCGATCTGCAGGACGCGCTCGACGAGTTCGAGGAGGCCCGGGCTGACTTCGCGGAGCACCCCGAGGCGTTCCACGACAGCGAAGCCTTGCAGATGATGGTTACGCTGGGGCACAAGGCGGACGCGATTTACGCGGTGCATTTCCTGCCAGTCGTGTCGCTCACCCGCATGTCGAAGCTGGAGCGCAGGGTGCTGCCGAAGCTGCTCGACATGTTTCCAGACTCGCTCCTGCTGCGCGGCGGGGCGGTGGGCATTCCCGAGCCGCCGATTATTGCCGATGACGATGATGCTCCGATCGATAAGGACGGCATCAATCTGTGGGTCAAGCACAAGCCGAACGGCGAGGATTTCTGCGACTGGAACAGGGCCGGCAAGCTGAAGCTCGCCGCCTACTGGGGACACCTACAAGACGTGCCGGCCGTCGTGCCGGCGTGATAACCACAACATGAGTAGCGAAATTCACACGAACGACAGCGCGGCGCACGCGCCGGAGGAGGTTCGAAAATGGGCGCAGAGGATCACGGAGTTGCAAGGGTGCCCCACGGTACTTGCGCGCGAAGTCAGCGGCTACCACCTCTACATCCCGTGTCCGAAGTGCCTGGAGGACCACGGACGGCGCGAGCTGGACGATCCGAAATATGCGATCAACCTGAGCGTGCTCGCCGGCCTTGGCGACTTCCGGGACACCACCGCCGGGCAAGCCTGGCGCCCCAGGATGTTCGAGGAACGCGAGGAACTGCGGAAGAAGCAGGAATACGGCGCCGGCATCTGCATGCGCACGCGGTCATCGCGGCAACCGCACATGATCCCGCTGGATGACCTGCTGAACATGGGAACCGTTTCCGAACGATTCCCCGACATCGCCACGCGCGCAGACATGCGCGGCGGGGCCGTCGCGGACGATATCAAGGAGATGTGGGAGAAGGATCCGAAGAGCGGCGAACTGGCCCCTCCGCCGCCCGGCGAGGTGGTGGGGTTGGACACGCTGCCTGCTGAGCATCCGGCAGTCCGGTATCTGGTCAACCGGCGCTACGACATCAAGGCGCTCGTGCAGCAGTTCGACGTTGGGTTTTGCGTGAAGGAATATCCCTACGGCGAGAAGCAGATATTCTACCGGAAGATGCCAGGCGGCTGGAAGGACACGCCGCAGCACCGCATCATCTTCAAGGCGACGGTGGACGGCATACCCTTGGGCTGGCAGGCGCGTGTCATCGAGCGGGAGTCCGAGGATGGCCTCAACCGCTACATGCTGCATCCATACGGCGGCGGCTTCTACCGCGGGTTCGACTTATCGACGATCGCCAGATCGCACAGGGCATCGTTCAAGTCGGGCGGGCCGGGAGACCAGATGCGGATGGTGCGAGACGAGCAGCGCGGCGGCTACTGGCTGTGCGTCTGGAGCCACACGCACACTCGCGCGAACCCCAGCGCGGCGTGGCAGCCGATGCCGCCATACGACGAAATCAAGGACGGCACGCTCAAGTTCCGACCGTCGAAGTATCGCACCGCGAAATACTCACAGCGGCAGCTGATGGGGTGGGACGCGGCGATCGCGCGCGCGAAGAGCGATCCGGACGATCTCAAGTGGGCGGTGCTCACCGAAGGACCACTGGACGGCGGGCGCGGAGGCCCCGGTGTCCTCCCCGTCACCGGCTCGTCCATCAGCCTGGAGAACGCCGCAAAGGTGGTAAGACACTTTCACCTGGTGTTCTTGGCGTTCGACGACGACGTCGCTGGCCGCGAGGCGACGGAGAAGATTGCCAAGCTGTTGCGGTCCACGCAGCACAAGGAGCAGATCATGCTGGCGCTCGCCAAACTGGAACTCCCAGCAGGGAAGGACCTGGGCGACCTGACGCCAGAAGAATACCAGAGGATCTTTAACCGAGCGCTCAAGCGCTTAAAACGCAGCCTTTAATGTCTACCTACTCACCATTCAATAAACTCAAGCCTCCGTATCCTGAAGAGCGTCGCACGCTCTTCTTCGGTATCGGCAACGCAAAAATCGAAGGCACTGCCACCTTCTCACTGCCGGCCGGCTACACATGCCCAGGCGCCGAGAAGTGTCTGGCGTGGTTCGACCGCAAGGAAAAACGACTCGTCGACGGACCGAAGTCAGAGCATCGCTGCTTCGCCGCCTCGATGGAGGCTTACACACCGACGCTGCGCGCGTCTGTGGATCGCAATCTGGCCATCCTACAGGAGGCGCGCACCACGGAACGGATGACGAACATCATCGACCTGTCCCTGCCCGCGGCATGGCTGCACAACGTGCGGGTGCACGTGGACGGGGATTTCTACCACCAGGATTATTTTCTGGCCTGGATGGCGGCGGCGCGCAGCAACCCGAACCGGTGGTTCTATGCCTACACCAAAAGCCTTCCGATCTGGATCGCCCACCGCAAGAAGGTACCGAAGAACTTCGTGCTGACTGCTTCATGGGGAGGAAAGTGGGACAGCCTGATCGAACCGAACAAGCTGCGCAGCGCCCGGATAGTCTTCCACCCGGATGAGGCCGAGCGGCTCGGGCTGGAGATTGACCACGACGACAGTCACGCGAGGGCGGACGACGGACATGACTTCGCGTTACTTCTTCACGGCGCGCAGAAAGCTGGCTCGACAGGCTCGGACGCGATCAAACGGCTCAAGCGGGAGAACGTCCAGTTCTCCTACAACAAGAACAAATCCACTACACTCAAACGATGAACCCACTCACTATTCCACCCGCACACCTCGACCTGATCGCGCGCCTCTTCAAGGGCGGCGATCAGATCATCACGGGGATCACCGCAGACGCACTCTCGATGCTGCACGCCGCCGTAGGCATCGCCACCGAAGCGGCGGAACTTGAAAAAGCGGCGATCGGAGTCAGAATGTCCGGCTTCAAGTTGTCGTCGATCTTGCATCCGAAGTTGGATGCCGAAAACATTATCGAGGAGCTGGGCGACCATCTGTTCTACGAGGGCGCGTTGCGAATCGCCGCGGGTTTTGTGCAGCTAGGCGATGCCGAGTTGTCAATGCCGGCGTCGTGGGCGATGCCGTGGGGTCCGCCTTCGTGCCCGTATCCGGATGACGCTCTCTGCAACCTCATCAGCATGCACTCCGTATTGGCGGGCCACATCCTGGACGTCATCAAGAAGCACGTGTTCTATCGCAAAGATTTGGACCGGGACAAACTCAGGGATCTGCTGCTGCAGGATTGCTGGGTCGTGCGTGAGATGGCGGGGCTGCTGGAAATCGACGAAGACCGCTTGCGCGAACTCAACATCGTGAAGCTTGAGCGAGGACCGAACGCCCGCTACAAGGATGGGACGTATTCCGACGCCGCAGCGCAGGCGCGCGCCGACAAAAAGGAGGGCGAGTAAATGGACCTGAGCCTATTCCTGAAACAGACGGCGGAAGACCCGTTCGCCGAGGCGCCGAATCGTCGCAAACGCATCGAGCGCGCCGAACTCGCAGCCCGGTTGAAATACTACGAGAAGAACACTCCGGGGTTCGAGGGCACGGAAGAACATCTGGATGCTCTCGTGTCCATCTTCACCGAGCACCGGCACGTTCTGATCACCGGAGGTGCTGGCGTCGGCAAGACGACGTTCGTGAAGGCTGTGGTGATGCCGGAGCTGGATTATCGCAACATGCATTGGTCAGTCACAGCTACGACCGGCATCGCCGGCAGCCATCTGGACGGCAAGACCATGCACTCGTTCTTCGGGATTGGCCTGGGGCCGGACTGGCCGCCGTGCTACCCGAAGAAAATGTGCGAGTTCCTGGCGGACGTGCGGCCAGGCGCCGATGTGCCGCGGGCGGCGGACATGAGCAAGGAGGAGTTGGACGCGTGGTATGAGATGTTCTACGAGCGCTGGATGACTGATCCGAAGATCAAGCCGTTCATGCGCCACGGCGTGCTGGCGCGGCTGCGCGCTCACGAGGTGCTGCTGCTCGACGAAGTCTCCATGCTCTCCGGCGCTGCCATGCTCGGCTACCTGGACTTCATGCTGAAGCGTATCCGCGGCAACGAGCAGCCGTTCGGCGGGCTGCAGATGGTATTCATCGGCGACTTCGCGCAGCTGCCTCCGGTCGAGGAGGGTATGAACGATGAGCGTCCCGACTGGGCATTCCTGGCGCGCGCATGGGACGACGCACGCGTGAAACCGATCGCGCTGACGAAGGTGTTTCGGCAGGGCGATCATCGGTTCGTCGAGTTCCTTAATAACATTCGCGTGGGCATCACGACGCAGGACGACCGGGCGTATGCGCGAAGGTTTGTGCGCAAGGACATGACGCTGGAGGAGACGCGGTTCTACACGTTTCTGGTGCCGACCAACAAACAGGCGAAAGCGATCAACGCGCAGGCGCTGGAACACTATCCGGCCCCCACGCAACCACTCGACGCAGAGTTCTGCATCGTGCCCGGGGTGCAACAGATGAAGGACTGGGAGACCAAGAACGTCGAAGGCGTGAAGGATGAATTGACTAAAGCGTTGCAGCGACGCCTGCTGGACAAGCGGACGTTCGTGCGCATCGGGTATCCTGTGATGTTCACAGTCAACGACCCCGACGGCAGATTCGTGAACGGCACGCGCGGCTTCGTGCGCGAGATCAACATTTTGCCGCGCGACAGTGAGAGCTACGACGAGGACAACATCGTCATCGGTGTCCCAGGGCGCAAGCCGGAGGACGAGGAACGGCTTGTGGCATTATATCGTCACAACTACACGCGAACACGCGAGCAGGACCCGAGGGAACTAATCGTCGTTCCGCCTTCATGGCGCATGAACATCGACAACCCGAAGCTGCCGCCGGAGATTAGCCTGTATCCGACGGTGCGGCAGTTCCCGCTCATCCCGGCTACCTCGATCACAATCCACAAATCGCAAGGCCTTTCGATGGACAGCGCGATCCTGGCGCTTTCCCGCGCGTTTGCATCCGGGCACGTCTACGTAGGACTGTCCCGCTTGCGGTCGCCGGAGGGCTTGATACTCGCCGAGGACGACTTCGTGGCGAAGGTGGACCCGCACGTCATGCGGTATTACCGCAGCATCCGCGAGGGCAATGCTGACGCCGAACCGCCGAACATCGTACCGTGACGCATGATCGATAACAAACTGATCGAATAACAACAAACACACTATGAGCACATCTATACACGCCGCTGTCGAAAGAGCGGCAAACGAAGGACTGCGAATCGACAAGATGGATATGCGCGGGCGGACCAAGCTCGCGGATATTCTAATTAACAATGCATCGAGCGTAGACCCTTCTGCGCTGGGTAACTCTATACGTGCGCTGGCCTTGGCGGTCGGCGGACGCAAAGCAGCGGCGCACGTGCACAAGCACGCTGCTTCGCTGACGATCGAAGTCTTCAGCGCGCCGGCTGTCTCCGGCCAATAATCACATGAACTCAGACTACAAATACACAATCCTCGGCTACGACCGGAGCTCGATGAGTTAGGAATCCCCTACGAATAACAACGACTGAAACCATATGAACCTCAATAGCATACAAGAAGCCGCCAACAAAGGCAGTCAGCTTATCATCATCAGCAACGACCGCGAGTTCGTGAAAGTTGCGCAAATCGACATGCACCTGCCGGATGACATCGACGAAGGGAAGATCGTCGCGCTGCTGCACACCGCCGCAGAATTGTTGGGTGTCAAAGATCCGATTTACGTCGCCTGCGGTGCCGACTCGGCGATGTCATCATTCCGGATCATCCGCCGAAGAGTCCCGACGCCACGCGAAATCGTATGAACTCAGACTCCAAATACACAATCCTCGGCTACGACCGGATGGCCGTCGAGAAATGCAGAGGCAAGACGTGGCACATTACCGGATGGTCGGCGGACCGGCGCGCGAACAATTTGCCGGAGGCCAAGCAGCAGGCGAAGCACGTCCTGAGTGAGCTCTTCCGCGTCGCCGGCGAGATGAGCGAGCGGCTGGTGTATGCCAGCGTGCATCTCGGCGGGGAGGACGGAGAGTGCATCCACGACGAGTGGAATCTTGACTACCGGCTGTCGAGCGAGGAGGAGTTCGCTTATGAGGCCGCGCTGATGAAATTGGTGCGGACGATCGAGAACAGCGGCGGCGTCATCGAAGACCGCGACGGGCAGGTGCAGGGTTGCGCCGCCGACGAGGACTGGCTGGACTTGGCGCACGCATACGTGGATGCCTGCGAGGCGCTGGGCCGGATGCCGATGATCGCCGAATTGCCCGCAACCGGAATGCAGGAGGGTTGAGTCATGGCCTACGTGATACGACAACACTGTGACGTCTGCGCGGAATACACGACGTTCACCAACAACAAGTGCAACAACTGCCGCGCGCGCGAACAGCGCGAAGCGCTGGCTGCGTGGATGGCGAAGACCACCGAGGAGAAGCTGATCGACATCCACCGGCGGCTGCTGCGGCTCGAAGCCGGACCGCCAACATACTGAACCGAAACCATGAGCGAAACACCATCCCGCCGCGGGCGGACACTGGAGGAGCTGCAACCTCCCTACGACGAGGCTGCGAAGTGCCCCAGGACGCTGACCAAGACCCGACACATCGACGGCGTGCTCTACGTCGCAGGCCGGGCCCTGGTGGACAAGCAGGAGGAATACGACATCATGTTCGTCACGTCCTCCCTTGAGGAGGACGAGGCGGCGACTGCGGCCACCTCGGTGTTCGGCATGCGAATCCCGCAGCCGGCCGAGTATCTGAAAGGGTCCACGGGCATCATCAAGGACGTGGCGCTGCGGGCCGGAATCGACATGGAGCGGTGCTACTACACCGCGTGCTGCAAGTGGCTGCTGCCGCGCGCGCAGCGGTCGAAGCCGGCGAAGAAGATCATGAAGTGGGGGATGCCGATCCTCGAGGACGAGATCGCCCGCGTGAAACCGAAGATCATCGTCTGCCTGGGCAAGCACGTGTTCGACATGCTCAGCCCGCAGAAGATCAGCTTCGATGACGCCCACGGCTGCTGGTTCTGGTCAGAGGATCACCAGGCGCACCTCTACGTGATGTATGCGCCGTCGCTTCTGGTCGGCAAGCCGGAGTATTACGAGATGTTCCGCATCGACTTCAAGGAGGCGGCCCGGCGCAAGGAGATCCTGGACAACGGCGGTAACATCGTCGGCCAGACCTTCACGCATCAGGTGATTCGCAACATGGACGAACTGGAGGACTGGCTTAGCCACCTGGAGACGCTTGTCGAGGAGGACCGCTGGCCGGGACTCAAGGACGAGCACGGCAACCCGCTCGTGTCGGTGGACGGCGAGTGGCACGGCAGGACGCACATCGACGGAAAGTTTCGGACGATTCAGTTCGCGTGGTCGGAGACTGACGCCGTGGTGATCGAGTTTCGGGACGAGAAGGGTGAGTGGAGTTTCGAGATGCCAACACCGAACCCAGCAGAAAGCAGGGAAGCCTACGTGCACTTCATAGTCGAGGCCAACCGGCTGGCGGCGCTGCAAAAGGAGAAGACGTGTCCGGAAGTCGTCGACAGGTTCCGCTACGCAACCATCGGCAGACCGATCGCGAGCACCTTCGCACGCCTCGGCGTCCGCTACATCGGCCACCACTTCCCGGCGGACGCCCCGTGGATGCAGCACTGGCTCGGGATGGAGACCTACGGGAAGCTGGAAATGGACACGGAGTTTGCGCAGCAGGTTTCCGACGAAAGCTCGGACCTCGGGTTGGAGCGCATCGCAATGCAATACACGAGCCTGGGTCGATACGACCAAGAGCTCGTCATGTGGAAGCGCGAGAATAAGGATCTCTGCAAGGGCGGCTACGGCTTCATCCCGAGCGCCATCCTGCATCCCTACGCTGCGGCTGACGTCATCACGCCGTATCGTGCCTACCCGCTGATCAAGCGGCAGCTGGAGGCGCAGCGGCTGTGGGCCTACTACCGCGACATGTTCGGTCCGTTCTCATCGGACGTGTTCGTCGAGTTCTGCATGACCGGGCTGCCGATGGACATCTCGATGATGGACGACCTGCGTCACCTGTTCACCTTCGCGAAGCTGCGTCTGGACAAGACGTTCAAGCGACGGGTGGCTGCGGAGGCGGAGTCGAAGCTCAGGTCGAAGCTCATCAAGGCGTTCGGTGTCGCGGCGACTAAGCTGTGCCTGCCGGCGATCGTGGCGCATGACGGCGAGCTGCTGCGCACGCAGGTGAAGCAGATGCTGCTCGACGCCGGCAAGCTCGCGGAGGTGCCGAAGTGGAACAAGTGGATCGCCCATTGGGAGGATTCCCCGGCGTTCAACATCCGGTCTCCTGACCAGATGGTGCGCTGGTTGTTCGACTTCGAGGAGCTCGTCCCGATCAAGTCCACCAACCAGAAGGCCAAGGGCCTGCCGTCCATGGCGTGGGAGAAAGTGCTGGAGCTGCCTGAGGACCGCCAGTCGCTTTACAAGCCCGCGGTGGACAAGCAGACGCTCGCGATTCTCTCGGAGCAGCTGCCCGCCATCGACGAGCTTCTGAACCTGAACGCCGTCGGCAACTTGTCGAAGGCGTTCCTGAAGGAGCCGACGATCGAGATCGACGAGGACACCGGCGAGGAAGTCATCGAGGAGAACGGCTTGCACCTGTGGCTGCAGAGCGACGGCCGCATCCACCCGCAGACGTCATCGACGGAGACGGGCCGGCCGCGGACGTTCTTCCCAAACGTGCTCAACTGGCCGAGCTTCGTGAACAGGCGCATCTCGGCGTCTGTGGCGCGCTGCGTGAAGGAAGCCCACGAGGAAGGCGACCTGCCGGAGAATCTGCTGCGATGGGTCGACAGGGACGCAGACGACTTGCCGTCGATACGGTCGTGCGTGCAGGCTCCGGAAGGCTACGTGCTGGTCGAGAGCGATTACGTCACGGCTGAGATGGTCGCGCTGGCGATGATCTCCGGGGACAAGGATCTGATGCGCATTCTGTTTGATCCGGACCCCGAGTGGGCGAGACTGAAGAGTAAGATGTATGGCGCGACCGTGGTGAGGGTGGCGTTCACTGACGCGAAGACATCTGGCATCCCGGAGAATGCGCAAAACCCGAAATTCCTGATGCACGTATGGGCGGATGGTGTGTGTCTTGGTAAGGTCGAGGAGAGCGATTTGCTGCGGGACGAGTCCGGCGCCGTGGTACACACTCGCTACGACATTCACTGGTCGCTGGTGGAGAGCACATACGGTAAGTATCGCGAGATGATGAAGGCCAAGAAGGATAGAGCGGCCGGGAAGGTACTCAACTTTTCTAGCGCCTATGGCGCCTCTGAAAATTCGCTAGAGCGACAGATCGAAGCTGTCACCGGCGTCAAGCCGGAGGAGGGTACCGGCGAGCGTGGGCTGGAAGCTATACGCGAACGTCAACCGCGCGCGACAGAGTTCCTGGAGGAGATGGCCAGGACGCCGAAGGAGCGTGGTATGTATCGCGCAGCGTCCGGACGCATTCGTCACTGCCTGACGCACTCGGCCGGTAGCGGCGTGAGCTGGCGCACGCGCAACTCGATCGACAGCGCCCTGGGTCGCGAGATGAAGAATTACGCCATGCAGGAATCAGTTGCAAGCACCTCAGCGCGAGCGTGTAACTGGTTGCTGATGGCGTATCGTAGACTGGGAATGAAAGCGCGTCCGATGATCTGTTTATATGACTCCGTCGTGACGCTGGCTCCGCTAGAGGAGCGATTCCTCGTCGCGCGGTTACACACGCTCTGCATGTCTGAGTTGAACACCTGGGACTACAACGATGAGCGCGGAGCTAGAACGCTGCGCTACTCTATCGAGAACGAGTTCAACTACCGGTGGTCTACACGACCGAACGATGAGGATCAGCGGACGTTGGATGATCGAGAGTTTCACGCACCTTCCAGCAAGTTGAAGTTTTTAGAGCAGCACCCCAATCTGCTTATGCTCGCGGGTTTGGGGCACCTACAGAAGCCTGTTGACGTCAAGACTGCGTATGGTGTAAGTTGATCGCCATGAACGATCCTATATGCCCGCACTGCGACACAGGAGCGCCGATACACTATTCCGGTGGCAAATCCAAAGGGAGGTGTCTGGCGTGCGTCCGCAGCTACAACAAAGAGGAAATCGCGAAAAAGCGGCGAGATAAAAAGCTGGCACTCCTAGCCGCGCCGGACGACGCGTCTGGGCGGCGTGTCTGTGTGAAATGTTTTCGACATAAGCTTCTCAGCGAGTTCTCACCGAGAAAGAATCGACGATGCCAGGAAAAGTTGAACAAGATATGCGACACTTGTCTGACGCGCGTCTACAACTCGGACTCTCGCCGGTCTTCTGGTTTTGACGAGGCATGGTGGCGCAAGAAAGCATACACGTGTAACACCGCCGGCCGACAAGCGTTGGCCAAACGACGCGGCGTGAAGGTGAGCAAAGTGGCGCTGAAGGATTTGGACTACGTCTGCAAACCGCAAGACCTGCTGCAGATATTCGAGCGACAACGAGGTGAGTGCTACTACTGCACTGATCCACTACGCCCGGAAGCAACTTCAGTCGATCACGCTACCCCGTGCGATCGAGGAGGCGCACACCACACGGCGAACTTCCGCATCGCCTGCTACGACTGCAACACGTTGAAGTGGACCAGGACGGAGGACGAATTCTTCGAGTTTCTACGCGCCTACGTTCTGCGTTTGCAGCGGGCGCTCGCCGGACTACCCCAGCCAAAACACCAATGACGAAAACAATGATCGAGCTCGGCAACATCATGCTGCGCGAGGCAGGCGCCGAGGCGTGCCAGAGCGGCTACGGCACCACGGACCCATATTTCGTGGGCGTGTATGCCCTCCAGTTCGGCGACATCCGCGGCGACGGCACGCTTAACTGACGCGTCGCGCTCCTTGCAAAAGCGCAGCCTGGCGTGTCATAATGTATTGCACATGAATGACCTCATCAAAATGATCATAGGTGCTCTGGGTGCTGCCGCTTGCGCGGTGGCGATCCTGGCAGGCATAGGCTTCTCAGCTGCCGCCGTCGTGGCGGTGCTGAAAGGTCTTGGTAACGGTATCGTCTTGTCGATACCGGCACTCGCCTGCTTGGGAGGCGCGGCTTATGCCGCCTCCCGCATAGGATACGGCAAAGGGTAACACCTGAGCCGCAGGGCATAAGCGTGGAATGACTTCGCGTGGGAAGAGCCGGGGACATGGTCCCCGGCTCTTCATCTTCTTTACCTGGCTGACGAAATTCCGATGGACTGCATCGGCGTGTGCTGCTCGACTGCCGCCATGACTGACCAGCCTGATGATTTCAAGCTCACGCCCGCGATGCTGGAGATGCTGCGAGGCGTCTCGACTCAGTCGGCATCAGATCTGAAGCTGACGCGCTACGAGCCGTGCCTCTGCGGCAAGCTGCTGGACGTGATCGCGTGGGAAGTGAAGTGGCACAGCGGACGGTTCTGCAAGGGCGTGATGATCGCGCCCGGCATCAACTACACGGACCTGCTGTGTGAGGATTGCCGGAAGGAGTTCAAGAACTGGCCACGCATCGTCTGTCTGGGATGCCGGTCGCTGATGGGGTTCTACAAGCCTGGCAAGCAGGCGACGGGTTTCGTGTTTGAGAACGGGCGGCACTACCACATCGCGTCCTGCCCGAAGTGCAAGCCGGCATCCTTCAGCACGCCGGTGATCGAGCACGAGCAGTTCTGCCAGCAGCACCGGATTCAGACGACGACCAATCCGGACTTGCTTCAAGAGATTGAACAAAAAACCTTGCAGGCGGAGAACGAGGCGGCTAAATTGCGCGCGGAGTATGAACGCTCCGCTAAAACATGAAAATCAAATCACGCGCAACCGCCACCAGAACCATCGCCAAACGGATCACCGCACCTGAGACGCGGCTCGACCCGAACACAGGGAAGAACATCGTCCTTCTCTCCTACATTGACGGCAGCAGCTACCAGCAGCACAGCCCGACCACGAAAGCACTGTTCCTCTACGCAGCAGGCACCAACGAAGTTGGCGAGGTCCCGGATGGACTGGACAGACTGCAGAACCACCAGTTCATCGTGCACACCAACGACGCCGGCAAGGCAGTCGGGCTCGACATCATCCCGAACCGGCTCTACCGGTCGGGAGTCGTGCCCAAGTCGCAGGACGGCGTCACCACCATGATCGTGCAATACGATCTGGACGGAGTGGTCGCCCGGGTGACCCAGCGTCCGTTCAACGTGCGCTTCGAGCAGTCGGCCGCGATCATCCTCGAGCTGGACAGGCTGTTCGCGTCTGGCAAGCCGGTTGAGACATCGACGCGGCTTGGCAATCTCGGGCGGGTCGTCAACACGACGGAAAACTCAGTCGAGATCAAGCTGAACGCGGCGAGCCGCCGCGAAGCGACGAAGCCGTCCGACAGCAAGATGGACCCCGACGCCATTGATGAGGAAGGCGAAGAGGAAGCGACCGAAGTTCAGAGCGCTTAACTCACCGACACACACGAGGATCAATCACTGCAAAGGCGGACCATTCGGTCCGCCTTTGCGCACTCAGAAACTACGCAGAAACCAAAATACCTATGTCCAAGAAATTCACACCTGTTGTCGATGCCGATGCCGCTTACGGAGAGGGCGATTGGCGCCCACTGCTGGGCGCCACGCCGCGCGGCGGGGACGCATTCAAGCTCTACATGATCGGCAAGCAGTCGATCGACGCCAAACTCCGCGGCTTCCTGCTGCCGTCCTACGACTGGACGCTCTCCTTCGACGACAAGGCGTTCGCCGCCTCGGTCGCAGCATGCTGGAGCGACACACCCGACAAGCGTCTGCCGCGGCACTTCACGCCGAACGCGTTCGCGCTGCCGCTGACGTGCTACCCGTTCCTCGGCGAGAAGAAGGAGCACTGGCTCTCACCGTCGAATCGTCGCAACATGATCGGAGGCGAGACCCTCAGCAACGATGATGTCGCGGACGCGTTCGATGACCTCAATCGCTGGATTCGCCGGAACAAGGCGTTCAGCGATTCCAAGAAGGACTTCTATCTGAAGGCCCCGTCCATGAAGGAAAACGCCCTGGTGCCCGGACGCTCGCTGCGTTTCTTTGCGCTGGCGCGCTGCATCACCAAGGAGCACAGCTGGCACAACGGCGTCCTTGCCATCACGCAGGCGGCGTATTCCTACTGCATCGAGCAGATGCGCTGGGCGCACCGCTCGGATGACGGGCCGGCGCGCGATCCCAACTGGCCGCACTACCTGCTGGGCGATCCGACCGACCCGACCAGCGCGCTGGAATGGCACATTGACAAGGTCAACCTGGACCCGAAGGACCCGTATGACACCAACGTGATCTGCTTCACGGACCGGGCCGAGATCCTCGACGAAAAGCCGAAGATCCACAAGATCAGCGCGGAGGTGCTGGCCAGCCGCTTCCTGCTGCCGGACCCGGCGAATTGGAACATCCCCACCTACGAGGAGCAGGTGGATCACATGATCAAGACCTACGACGCGGCCGTCACGATGGAAATGATTCGCGGCGCCTGCGCGCAGCGCTACAGCGGGGAACTGCCCGCAGACCGTCCTGAATATGTCCGCCTCACAGCGGGAGCCGCCTCGCGCACGCCGGACGGAGAGTCGCCAGATAACGCGGAGACTCGCACGTCGCGCGCGAGCCGTACGTCGCGCGAAGCCGCGCCGGACGACGGCGATCCAGTCGCCGCTGTGACCGGCGGAGGCCCTGCTGCTTCGCGTCTCGCTCCGACCAACGCGAAGCCGCCGATGCCAGAACGCACGTCCCCTCCGAAGGAGCGCGCGCCTGCTGACGCACCGATCGCGAAGGCGGGCGACCTCGCCTCGCCGTTCTGGGCGGGCGCGTCAGGCGTGAAACCGGCGAAGAAAACGCTGGCGGAACTCCAGGCGATGACAGACGCCGGACAGATCGAAGGCGTCAAAGTCATGATCAGGCCGAACACGTGGGTCAGCCTGGAGGAGTCCGGGCTGGTCACTCTGCCGGCAGGTGATGACGCACCACCCATGGTGCCAGCCGACGAAGAACCACCCATGGTGCCAGCCGACGAAGAACCACCCATGGTGCCGGATGACGAGGAACCGCCCACGGTGCCCGCTGGTTCAGCAGCAGGCGAGGTGACACTGGAGGGCATGCATACGCGGCTGTTTCCTGACGCCGGCAGCTTCCAGCGGCTCGCCGCCGACAAGCAGAAGAAGGCCAAAGTCTTGGTCGAACGCGCGTGGAACGCCACCGACAAAGGCCGCAGCACGGAACTGCCGGATGACGTGGTCTCCGGCTTGATGGAACTGCTCGACTAAACGACACCCACACCAACAGTAACTTGAGCACCGGGGAGGCCGTCCTCCCCGGTGTCTCTGTTCCTTTACCTATCATATGCCAGCTAAAAAACGCACACCCAAGAAGCAGCCCGTTGTGCCGGCTGCAAAACCCGCCCCCAAGAAAGTCGCGCGGAGACCAACCAAAACGCCCGCCGAGCTCCAGATCGAAGACCCGGACAAGTTCCAGCCGCTGCTGCTCAAGCCGCGGGTCGACGCCGGTAACAGGGTGAAGGTCCTCAGCAAGATGACCGAGAACATCCGCAAGAGCATCGACGTCTTGCATGAGCGATCGAAGCAGCGGCCCATCCGCCTGTTCACCCCGGCCATGCTGCGCAGGAACATGATTCCATACGACGAACTGCAGTTCCAGAACATGCTGGGCTCGATCGGTTTCCGCTACCCATTGGCCATCGAGATCATCGCGCAGGAGGGCGTCGGCAGCACGACGTTCGTGTTCGACTGGATCAGCCGGCTGCTGGATATGGGCTGTTACGCCATCTACTGCGAGTGCGAGGGCAAGCAGATGTCCGACAAGCGCATCAAGCGCATCATGGACCGCGACCCGAAGCTGGCGGTCATCAAGGTCAACTCGATCGAATACACTGAAGCCAGGTCGCTGCCGCAGTTCGACGACACGCTCCGGAAGACGGTCGAAGATCTGCGCAAGAGGTGCGACAGCGATCCCGAAACGAAAGGCAATCCGATCTTCTTCTTCGCTGATCCGTGGAGCGGGTTGATGTCAAAGAGCGAGGCCGTAGGCAATACGGACTGGGGTCTGGCCGCCAACGCGAAGAAGGAAGCGCCCAAGGACACGGTGGACGGATCCAACTTCGGACACTCGAAGCATGCGCAGGGAATGGCGCGCTGGTTGCCGGCGTTCATGGAGAAGAACAACACCACGGTGGTGTTCATCAACAAGCAGAACGACAAGGTCGACATGGCCGCCAAGCCCTTGCCGTCCTATATGGCGCCGAGCCCGCTGAAGAACGACACGCGTGTCGGCGGTCGGGCGATGAAGCGCCTGTGCGCCTATCGGATGACCATGATGTCGACGACGGACATTCGCGCGAAGGACGGCAACAAGGAGGTCTACGGGCATGTCCTGCGTGTGATGCTGCTGAAAAACTCCTATGGACCAAGGGGCAGGACATGCGACATGACGCTGTTCTTCGACCGCCATGAGGACACTGAGGATTATCAGGCACCCGCGTTCACCTACGCAGACCGGACCGCTACCTGGATGGTGACCAACAAGTTCCTCGGTACGACTGTCGAGAAGGACCTCTACACCTGCGATGCGCTGGGCTGCGTGGCTGTGAAGCCCGAGGAGCTGATGCGCGCGCTGCATACGCACCCTGAGCACATCGAGTATATCGGCGGTCAGCTGGACATCGAAGGGTATGCGCGGGCGATCAAACATATCGTGCCCGCCGAGAACGACGTCGCTGATGACGAGGACGAGGATGACGGCGCCGAGCCGGAGGTGGTGCCGTGAAGCGTCACGCACCGTCGCCGGTGAAGGCATCGGACTCGGTCGTCAGCCGCATGCTGGCGAAGCTGCTGGGAGTGCCGGCGTCTGACGCTCTCGACGATGTCAAGACCGCGGCAGTGGACAGCCTGCCGGCCGACTCACCCCTGCGGCTGTTGATCGTCGCCACCCACGGGTTGTATCCGTGGGTGGCGGCTGTCGCGACGGACATCATGAACGAGGAGTCGACGCCGCTTGCGGAACATCTGCTGTCGACGCCGGGGTCGATGTATGTGGTGAAGGACACGACCGCATCCGGCCCGGAGTCGTTATGGCTGGCTGTCGCCGATCCGTGGGCGGACATGCTGGCGGCGCTGCAACGCATGAGATGTCGAGGTTTATTCCACACATTCAAAGTCGGCGATGACCTCTCCATGATCATCGCCGTGCAACTATCATCATGTCGACTCTGACCAAACCGAAACCCGAAGAATCCGAAACTGAAAGTCCTCCGATCGAAGCGCGGAAAGCCGTAACAACCACCGCCGAAATACAGGCGCTGATGCAGGGAATGAAGAAGATGCCGGCGGTCCTGAACAGCCTGCGGTTCAGCACGCTCCGGGAGGGGCAGGACCGATCGGTGAAGTCCATCATGGCGCAGCGGGACACGATCACGATCCTGCCAACCGGGTCTGGGAAAAGTGCATGCTTCGTTGTGCCGACGCTGTGCATGGGCTGGCGCACCATCGTCATCTACCCGCTGATCGCGCTCATGCGTGACCAGGCCACGTCCATGCAGCGCAAGGGGCTTGCTGCGGCGTCCATCTCCAGCCAGGAGACGGACGGACACAACGCCTCGGTGCTGCGGGACTGGGCGTCGGGCACGCTGCAGTTCATGCTGGTCAGCCCGGAGCGCTTCTCGAATCCGGAGTGGTCGAACGTGGTGTCGCAGTTCCCGCCTGATTTTGTGGCGATGGACGAGTGCTTTGCGCCTGACGTTGAGATTCTCACGGGTCGTGGATTCGTGAGATTCGATGCACTGGACGATGCAGATCAGGTGGCTCAGGTGGATCCGGACACGCACGAGATGACGCTGGTCGTTCCGTCGCGCGTCATACGTAGGCGGCACAAAGGAGAGATGATCCACATCGAATCGACCAGCGGCATAGACATCTCGGTAACTCCGAATCACGATCTGCTGGTTTACAGGGCTGACGGCAGCTGGCGAAAGCGAACTGCCGCGGACGCCAAGTTCAGCTACATGTGGCGTATGAGAGCCGCAGCCGGCGCCGGCACTGGACGCTCCGCATTGACACCTTGGGAGCGTCTTCAGACTGCTTTTCAGGCGGACGGAAACGCCCACAGCAAATCGTCTGCTGCGTTTTCGTTCGTGAAGCAGCGAAAGATCAAGCGATTCCTGCAGATCATGAAAGACGGCGGTTATGCCTTCAACGAGGTAAAAGACCGATCAGATGGTAGCCGTCGAAGGTTCATCGTGACGGGGGTGCCCGGGCTTTCCAAGATCATGCGCGAGGTGCTTGATTACAACGATCTGTCGGCTGATGCCTGTCGCGCGCTGGTCGACGAATGCATCGCCTGGGATGGTAGCGACGTCAGCGATTCGCTGGGTTACTACAGCAGCACGGTGGAGGACAACACAGACTACTTCCAGGAAGTCTGCATACGCGCTGGACTGCGCGCCCGAAAAACATTGCAGGTGGATCACAGGTCGGACGCATTCAGCGATGTACACCGGTTGTTCATTCGCCTGGGCGAGCCAACCGTAGACACGCAGGAATTCAGGAAGCGCGTGACGGACTACGACGGAATGGTCTACTGCGTGACTGTACCCACCGGGTGCATCGTGGTTCGACGCAGCGGAAAAGTTGTCGTGATAGGAAACTGTCACACGTTCCATGACTGGGCGGACACCTTCCGTCCCGGCTACAAGTTCGCCGGGGAGTTCATCCAGAAGGTGCAGCCGAAAGTGGTGGCGGCGTTCTCTGCGACGCTGTCCGAGGAGGCTGAGGCGGAGGTGCGGAGCGGTCTGGGCATCCTCAAGGCCAAGCTGATCTACCACTACCCGCGCCGCACGAATCTGCATCTGGCGTCCCTGTTCCTGGACCGCATGTCGGAGGCCGCACCCTGGGTGGCTGCGAACTGCGAGGGGCCGACCATCGTCTACGCTTCCACGCGTAAGAGGGTGGAGGAATACGCGGCGGCCATCAGCCGCTACACCAACCGCCCGGTCTACTTCTACCACGGCGGAATGCTGCAGCCGGATCGTCGGTTCAACCAGGACAAGTTCATGGCGGACCCCGAGGCAGTCATCGTGGCCACGAACGCGTTCGGCATGGGCGTGGACAAAAGCAATATCAGACACGTGGTGCACTTCGACATCCCGGGCACTCTGGTGGCTTTGGCGCAAGAAGCGGGTCGCGCAGGCAGAGACGGTCTCGACTCCTACTGCACGATCATCCCGACTCCTGAGGGCATTCGCACGCGGAAGCACTTCATCCGCTGCGGCAATCCAACGCCGGAGGACATCAAGGCGTTCTTCAAGGCGGCAAGTCAGATGCGTGAGGGCGCCAACGGGGCGATCACGGCGTCGCGCGATGAGATATGCAAGCGGGCTTCGATCGATCCGTTCGCGACCCAGGCCATCATGTCGTTCTGCCTGGGTGAGCGAATCTTCGCGCACGACGCGGACGCCGCGCGGCAGCATCGCATCCGGTTTGAGGAAGTCATTCCGACCATGACGAAGAAGGAATCGGAAACGCGCGACGCGATCTTCGACGTCGGCGTGGAGAAGGACGGCTGGTGGCAGTTCGACGTGGATGCGCTGGCGGAGCAGTGCGGCGCCGAGCCGGTCACGGTGATGTCGCGCATGCGAAAGATGCACGACAAGAACATCCTGGAATGGGTGCGGTCCACCACGCGCAAGCCGCTGCAGATCTTGCGTCGTCCTGACGAAATTCCGAAGGAGTCGTTTGACCGACTGCACGAGAAGTCTGCGCGCGCGAATGCGGACCTGGAGCTGGTGCTGGACTACACGAACGAGGCGGACGATGCGAAGCACGACTTCCTGGAGAAACACCTGAACCGATAATGTAACGGATTGCAACGAGTGACAGACTGCGGTAAAAGCTGTACGTGCCGAATCCATCCTCCGACATCCCTGAGCCGCCAGAAGGCGTCACGCTGCGCGACCCGGAAGATTCCGACGCCACGCGGGAGGCGATCGATACCTCTGTGATGCAGTCCATGCAGCGCTACGTCAACGGCTACGCCTACGGCGGAGTCCGGCTGGAGCTGAAAGACATGAAGCATGTCGGTCCGGCGAGGTTCACCAAAGCCGAGCAACGCGAGGCGCTGCTGGACGACAAGTCGCTCGTGCGCCGGCTGCGCGGAACGATGCGGCTCGTGGACGACGTGACCAACGAGGTGCTCGACGAGCGCAAGAATGTGACGCTGGCCCGAGTGCCTTACCTGACGGAGCGCGGGACGTTCATCGAGAACGGATCCGAGTATGCCCCAGCCATGCAGTCGCGCCTGCTGCCTGGGGCCTACACGCGACGCCGGGACAATGGCGAGCTCGAGACGCATCTGAACGTGCGCCCCGGCACCGGCTCGGCCCTGCGGGTGTCGTTCGACCCGCGCACGGCGCAGTATCGTCTCAAGGTGGGATCGTCGGACCTGCACGCCTACTCGGTGTTCAAGGACCTCGGGGTGACGGACGAGGAGCTCGCGCGTCGGTGGGGGCCGGAGATTCTCGAAGCCAACCGGGCGAAGTATTCGAGGCATACACTGGACCGCGTGTACAACAAGGTGATCCCAAAGTGGGAGCGCGACCCCGCGCGTGCGCCAGAGGACCGCGTGAAGGACATCCGGGCGGCGCTGGACCGCGCCCAGGTGGCGGAGTCGATTCTCAAGCAGAACCTGCCGAACCTCTACAGCCACGAGAAGGCGGCAAGCTGGAGGATGGCGGGGACCGCGATCGACGCAGCCGACCGCATGACCAAGGCGGCAGCCGTCCCGTTCGATCCTGACTTCACGCCCGAACAGATCTGGGGACAGTGGGAATCGTTCGACGTGCCGCTGACCAAGCGCGCAGCGTTCTCCCCGGACTTCACGCCGGACGAACTCAAGGAGTCCTACAACGCGATCTACGGCGGCAAAGGTCCGCGCCTTGCGTCCATGCGCGCGTGGCCGGAGCACTGGCTGGACGACACCGACAAGCAGGGCTGGCTGCAGTGGTATGAGAACTACCACACCGGTCGCCGCGGCGAGACAGACGAGAAGCAGATCGCCAGGTGGAAAAGTTTCAAGGCTCGGACCGGCGCGCAGTTCGAGGCCAAGCCGACACCACGCCGCGCGTTCGCCCTGGTCAACTGGGGCATCGACCCGCTGAAGCTGCTGCCCGCTAAGCAGCGGGAAGACTTCAAGGAGGGGATGGAAGGCTACCGGCGCAAGGAGTATGTCCGCCACTACATGCAGCGGCACGACTTCGACGACTCCGAGCGCGAACGCCTGGCTAAGCTGGCGCGCGGTCGCGGCGCTGACGCGGTCGGCACCCCTGGACCTGGGGAGCTGATGACGCTGGCGCTGGAGGGCTACATCAAACCGGAGGATCTGTCGTGACGACAACCACGCACAAATTCGAGGTGGAAATTACGACGGAGTCTGCTGCCCCGCCTACCAGGGATCAGGAAGAAGATGTGATCAATTTGCTCACGTGCGGGCTTAGGCAACCTCGGGATGATGTAAGATTCCAGGTGCGTCATTACCGAGTGCAGATACCTGGCACGGAGCGCGTGTCTGAGTGCTCACTTGGGGGATACAGCAAACCGGAGGATCTACAATAAAATGACACAATCACAAATGACACAAGCACAACATGGAGGCTATGAGGCGCTGGGAGTTTTCGCTCTGCCTTTCGAGATACGCAAGGCGGCGGACGAAGACATGTGGTTCATGGTAATCTCTCTGCCCGGCGACGGGACTCTGACGCAAGAATTGTCAGACACGTGCGATGCTCAAATCAAGGCGGTGACTGATCTCATGCGCGGAACGCTTGAATACGTCACTACTCATCGCCCTCCTTTGGGCATGAGCGGGATCGAGCACAGGGTGGAGGCAGTCTGGATACGCAGCATGCCGCAACCAACCTGCGCGACGTTATGAAACTCCTGTCCTACATCCCCGAAGAAACGCTGGACTCCGTCCGTGAGCACGGGCTGCTGTCCGGCGACATCCTTGCGCGCCCGGAGAACCGGCACCTGCTGGAACTCGCGCGCCCCGGCAAGGCGGCCGACGAGTGGCTGGCATTCCGGGAGAAGAAGCTGAAGGAGGAACCGTGGAAGGCGTCGTTCGCCGGCCCGTCCGCATTCTTCGGCCAGCCCGACACGGACCGCATCAAGGGCGACGCGACGCACCCGATGAACCAGCGGAAGTCTGTGCCGCTGCGGATCGATCTCGAAGCCCTGCTGCGGGACGCGCCAGACACGCGCCTGCACGGCGTCGAGCTGGCCCCAGGGAAGTCGCTGTGGGGACATCTGAGCGACGAGGAGTGGGACGCCATGTCGGACGAAGAGAAGGAGCCGATCCTTGCCGCGCGGCATCACGACCTGAAGATCGATGAGATCAAGCAGCTCATCGAGCGCGCGAAGAATCCGAAGGAACTGTGGAAGCACTTCGAGCCCGGGCACGGCCGGTATGCCGGCGACGTGCCGCACGTCCAGATCATCCATCCGACGGGGAAGATTGATCCGAAGTATCTGGAGTTTCCGATGGAAAAGATGGCGAAGACTTTCCGGCTGTCCGGCGACAAGCTGCAGGGCGTGGGGCTGCGGAAGAACTGGCACGCGATCCTCAAGGAGCTGCAAGCTTCGGGCCTGGCCGTGAATGACGCCCACACCGGGGATGTGCACGCATCGGTGGAGGACAAGCACGCTGATGTCGCACTGGAGAAATTGCGCGCCTACCTCGTCGCGCAGGGGCTGGAACATCCCGAGATCGAGCCAGAGGAGGATGAGCCGCTGCATCGGGTGGAGATGGTGGATGATGACGTCATGACGTTCAACACCCGGCAGGGCTTCATCAGGAATTTCGACAAGACGCCTGACGATCGTCGGAAGTGGGTGGCGGATCGGTTCAACCTGACCCATCGGGATAACGCGCTGCACGGCAATGTGACGGCGCGCGCCCTTCGGCAATTGATGGGTGAGGTGCCCATTTACGAGGACCAGCTTGCCAATCCGCAGGATTATGGCCCGACTGCGTTTGCGAAGGCGGCATCGACCTACGTCCCGATCGGTGTCCCGAAGCCGATGCCGAAAGCGCCGATGAAGTCGCCCATGGCGCATCACCGCTACCTGGCGGACGACGACGAGCACGAGAAGTATGCACCGGTGGGCATCGACGGCCTGCTGGCTGCCACCGAGAAGCTGCTGGCCGTGAACCGCGGCCTGGCTGAGACGGACGACCGCGACAGCCTGCCGAACGACCGCGTCCACACGGTGGACCGCCTGATGGCCGAGCGCATCAAGCTCGACCACGGACATGCCCTGCGCGCGATGATGGGACGGCTGAGCCGCATGCGCACCCTGGACCCTGTGGGCCCGGACGCGTTCGGCGGATACACGATGGGCTACCTCAAGTCCAATCCGCTGGTCACAGCGCTGGAGGAGATCAACCCGATGCACATCCTCGAGCAGAAGCGTCGCATCACCAAGATGGGACCCGGCGGCATCGGCGACCCGAATGCCATCACGGACGACATGACGGCAGTCAGCGCCACGCAGTTCGGCTTCGTGGATCCGATCGCGGGGCCGGAGTCTGAAAAAGCCGGCATCGACGTCCGACTGGCGCACGGCGCACGTGTCGGATCTGACGGTCGAATTTATCAGTTGCTCGTCAACCGGCGCACGGGTAAGAAGGAGTGGGTCAGCCCCAGCAACCTGCGGGGGAAGACCCTCAAACTACCCGACTAATTCCATGAGCCAATCCCAACCCACACAAGAGCAGATCCGCAACGCCCGCCACCAAGGTTACGGCAACAGCACAGCGATCATTGCGGAGCCCCGCCGCAGCGCGCTGAATGCGAGTTATGTGAAGCAGGACACGCGGCGCGAGCGCAACGTGTCCGGATTCTTCAAGACTATCATGGGCTCGAAGTAAATGTCAGCGGGACCGGCCGGTGGTGTCATCGGCAGGGCGGAGAACCGTCTGCTGCCAGCGGAGTCGACTCCGCTGCTGATGCAATACCTGTCCTCGTATGCCGACGGCTTCCCGAACCGCTGCGCTGCGGTTGCGAAGCTGCTGAACTGCTCGCAGATTACTGCCAAGCGGCTGCTTTCCAAAAGCAAGCCGTATCGCGGACGGATGCGAACCGGGCGGGCTGCGCGCATCTGCGACGTCGTCGGCCAGCCGCTGAGCAGCGTGGCACCCGCGCGGGTGACGCGCACCTGCGTGGAGGCCATGGTGGGATGGGCGTCGGCGGCAACTTTCTCGGAAGCGATGCAGCTGGCCACCGATTGCGCGCTGTCGATCTGCGTTCTCGCGTTCAACGCGTTCGGGCTACGCGGCTGGTTCACGCTGCGCTACGACGCCGGCTGGCCGACGAGCGTGGACGTCTCCCTGACGCAGCACCCGGAGCTGATACCGCTGGCTGACAAATTCGCACCGCACCGAATCGTCGCGACGATGGAACGGGGCGCAGATGGACAGCGCCGTATGTTCGTCAGCCGGCACCACAAAATAGACGGCAGAATCGACAAGCAACCCATGACCTACGACCTAGTCGAACGTCACATTACCAGAATCAATGCACTCACAACCCACCATGCCGCCGGACTCGAGCGCGAAGTCCGGATCCAGACCCCCGAACCCAGGTGACGCCACCGACGCGCTGGTGGCGAGAATGCGCAGCGGAGACCTGAGCGAGGTCATCGAAGCGGACGAAATCGAGCAGGCCACAATTCGCATTCCTGCGGTCCCGACGCCGGAGTATGACATTCCGGACTCGCCCATTGTCACGGTTCGCGAAGCGGGAATACGCATACCACCGGTGCTTGTGCAACTGCTCGGCACCGAGGCAGAGAGCGAGTTGCTGGCCGTGGCCAAGTGCCTGAGCGATCGCACCAGGAAGAAACTCACGCTGGTGTTCCACACGCCGATTGGCGACGTCAAATCACCAGTCGCGTGGAGCAGCGCCGAGCCGATGCATCTGCATCGCGTCAAGCACCTGCTGCTGATCATGGTGAGATCTTCGGAGTCGATGTTCGCGCCGCACCCGGGATCTGAACTGGAGATCAGCTTTCTGGAGCACCGCGATTCCCCGCGCGTGCGCGTGCTGTGCCTGGCGCCGCCGATGCAGCTTTATCCGGGGGTTGGGATTGACTTGCTCTGCTTTTTGCCTCAGTCTGCCAGCGTGGAAAAACAAGGCGTATTACATGACGGAGTTCCTTCGGTCGTTTCCGGACGACCGAGCGATCGCGTTGACGACGAAACCGGCGAGCCCATTGCGGAGGGCGAGAAGAGCGCCAGCGCGCGGTTCCCGGAGGTCGGCAAATCCGTCGCTAATGTCGCCGGGGCAGCCAGGCTGGACTTCGATCGTCCGCGCGCAAACTGACACGCTTTAACCGATGGCCGTCATCTCCAACTCCTTTCTGAACGGTTCCAAAAAGTTTGGAGATCCATTCCTGCTTCCGTCGACAGATTCATTCCCGAGCGACATCAAGTCCACGTTCGACTTGTGTCTCTATCTCTACCGGACCAACCGTCTGTACGGAGCAGTATGCAACCGGGTAATTTCCTATTTCATCACCGGGATCGAATTCGTCGACGCGGGCGACAAGGACGAACAGAAGAAGCTGGAGCGGCTGCTGACGGAAACGCTGCGCATCTTCTCGAAGATGCAGAAGGCCGGCACAGAGTGGGCCATCTACGGCCAGGCGTTCGTCCGCTGCGTCGAGCCGTTCGATCGCTGGCTCGTCGACAACCGCGACGGACTCCAGCGCGCCATTTCGTTGGACATATTTCCGGAACATTTGGTGAAGTATCACTGGTCCGATATGGTTTACGAGGTGCCGGACATGGCAGCGGCGGCGAAGCTGCCGAAACAAAAGCGCAAGATGGCCGATCTGCCGACTGTGAGGTTGGAATTCCGCGACAAGCCGTCTGCTGCGCCTGACCGCTTCTCCATCATCTTCCTGGACCCGCGCTACGTGGATCTGGACTCGCCGCACCACGCGGACACGACGGAATACATCTACCGGATTCCTCCGGACATGGAGGCCAGGGTCAAGCACAACAAGCTGCACGAGATCAACAACACGCCGCGCGGTCTGCTGGAGGCGATCTCGAAGAACAAGGACTATCGATTCCGCAAGGGCGAGGTGCATCATTTTCGATCGCCGACGCCGTGCGGAGTCTCCGATTCCGGATGGGCAGTGCCGGAAGTGCTGATGCACTACGATGCGCTCTACCAACTGGCGATTTACCGGAAGGCGGACTTCGCCGTCGCGCAGGAATTCCTGCATCCGACGAGAGTGCTGAGTCCGAACTTCGGTGGAAACATCGGCGACGCCGTGCTCACCACACTGATGTCGCGCTGGCGCTCGGAGATGCAGAACATGATCGCCGCGCGCCGGAGGGACGCCACATCGATCCACGCGGTGCCGTTCCCGATCGAGATGCAGACCTTCGACGGCGGAGGCAAGGCCATGGTGCTGTATGACGTCGTGGAGGCATACACCAACCAGCTGTTCGACGGGCTTGGATTCCCGCGTGAATTATTCCGTGGCACGCTGAATCCGGAGCAGCTGCCGAATGCCATTCGCATGTTCGAGCGGCAGTATGAGTGGCTCTACGCAGAACTCGACGGGCTGCTCAAATTTATCGCGCGCACGGTGCAGCGAGCCTTCGAATCGAAGGAGATGGAGGTGCGACTCAAGCGTCCGGTCGTGGCATACAACGCCGAGTGGATGCAGCTGCGCATGCAGCTCGCCGCAAACCGCGAGATCCCCCGAAAGGATGTCTACCCGGACATCGGAGTCACCGACCCGGAGGCCGCGAACATTCGGGCCATCGAGGAGGATCAGGAGATTCAGCGCGGAGCCGAAGAGCTTGCGAAGAATTACGAGAAGGAACGCACGCAGGGTTCCATGGCCGATCTCGCAATGGCAGCGGCCGAGCAGTCCATGCAGCAGACCGCTCAGGGCGGGGCTGGTGCGGCGGCCGGCGCAGGCGGCGCCCCCGCTTCTCCGTTGGATTACGCCGTCGATACAAATGCTGACCCGACCATGGTGCAGCAGCGCGCCCAGGAGATCGCCCAGCAGTGGATCCAGATGCACACGCAGCAGCCGAATTCGCACCGCAAGGAGATGCAGCGGGCCGAGGCAATCAATCCGACGCTTTACGCCGCGGCGAAAGACGCCATGGAAAAGATGCGCGCGCAGGCTGGTTCGCAAGGTCGCGCCCAAGTCGGGCAAATGCTTGCCGGACAGCAGCAATAATCGTATAGTCTCGATGCGATGTCTCACCAGAAATCCCAATACCCACGAAAACTCCGCGAGGCGGCGGTGCAGGAAGTTGCCGCAGCCGCGTCCAAGAAGTTGACGGAAGGCGAACTGAGTTTCGACCACGATCACGCGGCGACTCCGCGTGGAAGTGCGACAGACGCAGCGGACCGGTTTGACTCGGAGAACTGGGTGGCAAAGTATCCAGGACAGAACTCCCCGCACGTCGGGAACGGAAGTGGAGGACGGCGATGAGCGAGGAGATCGTGCATCCGCTCATACCGCACGGCGCGGTTCCGAAGTCCATTCCGCACCACCTGCAGGGCGAGGTGTGGGATTTTCGGAACGAACCTGACGGTAAAATTTCGTTCCAACATCCGAAGGCTTCCATTGGGCTCTCGCCAGACGACTCCCGGGTGTATATGACTCCCGACGAGTACAAGCTGAGTTTCGATCCGGCCTACCGGATGATGCATCTGCAAGAAGCGGCCAACAACGGGTATGCGCCGCTGCAGCGCATTCCGAAAACCCCCGCGCGGCAGTGGAACGATTCGATTGCCAGCGGCATCGGCAAGGCGCTTGACTGGGGGAGTTCGTCGCAGGGCAAGGCCGTCGGAACGGCCGGGCTGCTGTCGGCGCTGGCCGGCGGAGTGGGTGGCTATCTGTGGGGACCCAGCAAGCGGGAGGGTGGGAGTCCGATCAAGCGCGCGCTCATGGCTGCGCTGCTTGCCGGCGGCGTTGGCGCGGCCGGCACTGCATGGGCGCAGAGCAAGCACAACCGCCGCGAGGCGTGGCTCTCAAAGCAGGCAGCGACGGACTGGTTGCCTCTCGTCATTCAACTGTTGAACAGCGATCCGTCGATCAACTCCGGACAGCGCGCGCTGATCCTGCGCGCTCTTGCGAGTGCCAGATCTTCCGATCAGGAGGACCTCTATCGCCTACTCCGCACTGCGACTGGTGCCGGCATTGGCGCGCTGGCCGTGCGTTTTCTGGGCTCCAAAGGCTTGCTACCAATGATTGCGGGTGGTATGCTGGGCGGCGCGATGGGGTATGGCTACGACGCCGGTCCGAGCCGCAACATTCTGGGACAAGTTTCAATCACCGACTATCTGTAACATTTATGAATGCAACCGCTGTAGGATTCGCGTTTGGACAAGGACTGGCCGCTTCCGCGTTCGGAATCGGACGCAACGAGATGCTGCGTCGGCAGGGCAGACAGCGCGTCATGACCAGCGAAGAGGGCATCCCTTTTGAGCGTCAGCTGTGCAAGCTGGCCGCAGATCTTTTTGAAGGATTCGGCGACGCGCATTCGCCGGTGTGCATTCTCTTCCGCAACCTCGAAAAAACTGCGACGTGGCACGCCTCTTATCGGCGCTTCACGGACAGTGTCCGTCGCGCGCTCGCAAACCAGGAGGAGCTGCGCAAGGAGGCCGGGGCTGCCTTGCTGCCGGCCGCCGTGGCGTTGCATGACAACATCGGCGGGAACATCCTCAAGACCCTCACAGCCGGCGGTGCGCTCACCGGAACTGCACTGGGTTCGCTCGCGTTTCTGCTGTCACGCAACGCCGAGCAGTCATCGGCGGAGAACGCGATCATTATGGAGAAGGTCAAGGCGTATCGAAAGCTGAAGAACGACATCGAGGAGGACATGGCGAACGAAGTTCAACCCGCCGCAAAAACAACACGCTCACGCTACAATGTCTGACGCGAAAACAAAACGCTCAACGCCCGCAGAGCAGGAAGCCGCGCTGATGGATAGCGCTGAAGAGATGTTTGAAAAATCCGCCTCCGCGCTTTCGGCGGAGGACCAGGAGAAGTTCGCGAAAGTCGATGCGGATCGGTTTGAAGACCGTCCGCCCGCGGGTCCGGACGACAAGGACGCAACCAAGGATGACGACGAAACGCCGACGCGACCGACCGATACCAGGTGGGGAAGCAAACCGTCCATCCGCGGGCAGATGGCGGAGCAGCCGTCATCCGTGCGACTCGTCAACCCCGAGACCAAAATACTCACACTATCGAAACCGGCGGACCTGGCCGAGTACAACCGCCTGCTGAAAGCATCCGCAGACCCGGAGACGCCGACGCTGGCGATCTCCGTGCTGGAAAAGCAACCCTACGAAGGCTCCTGGGTCGTGTTCATCACTTACCAAGAAGTCCAATACATGCAGTTCTGACACCATGCCAACCAACCTGATCGAAACTGTAGCAAGAGGAGCCGCCGGTAAACTCACCGGCACGGTCAACTCGCCGGATGTAGCCGCCGCGCAAGACGCGCGCGGAACAAGTCTCGTGCGCAACATGGCCGTCGGCGGCATGGCCCTGGGGGCCGGCGCCAGCGCGGTCGTGGCGCTGCTGAACTATCTGAAGTCGCTGCGCGAGGAGAACGAGCTCGCGGACAAATCGCGCCTGAACGACGACACGCTCTACATCTCATCCCCGCACCCGCAGCAGAAGTCTGCGTCAGACGTGAATCGGTGGATCGCGCCCGGGTTGGCTGTCACGGGCGGCATTCTGGGCGCCGGCGGCGCTTACGCGCTGACCCAGGCCGTCTACAATTACCTGCAGAAAAAGCACAAGCAGAAGCTGCTGGACGAAGCGCAGGGCGAGGCGCTTCTCGCCGCGGACCTCGAGGTGTCGAAACGTGCCGCGGCGGCTCCGGCAGTGGATGCCAAGATGAATCTGTATGACCTGATCTCGGCGACGCCTGTGGCGCTGCCGCTGCTGGCTGCGCTCGCGGCCGGCGGGGTCACTTTCGCGACACTGCGCAAAGCCTTTCCGACAGTCCAGACACCGAAGTCCAGATACCCGAAGCGCGTGCGCCAGGTGGCTGCCGACGGCCACCTGAGTGAGCCGGAGGTTGGCGACGAAGAGCAGCTGAAGTCGGCCGCGACGTTGTGGGCGGAGGCGGACTGTGAAGCTGCGGCCCAGGAATTCCTGATGCTGGCTGTGGATCAGATGGCCCACGAAAAATCGGCATCGGTGTGTGTCACCTCGGACTTGCTGCACAAGGCAGCCCGGGATGGTATCGCCGGGATGGTGCAAACCCAGCGCGACGGCGGAATGGAAGCGTTGGTGGAGTTCGCCCGCGGAGCATCGGATGAGCCGCTGCCGCTACCAGAGCGCGCGCTTGCGGCGGTTGCGATCTGCAAGTCCGCCAGGCTCCGGCCCGTTGTCGCAGCGCTGGCCGCTGCGGAGTTCGCCGATCTCGTGCCGAGTCTGTATGACGAGGTCCTGTCGCACGGCGAAGAGCAGATCGAAAAATTCGCCGGAATTGCCACCCTGCTGCAGCTGACTTATTTCCGTCCGCAGATTCTGGAAAAGACCGCGGCGGACACACAGCTCTCCGCAGAGCTCGAACAGATGATGGCCGAAGACCCGGCAATCAGCGACGATATGCTGGCGGCGGACCCCGCGCTTGAAGGTCGGATGCCGTCCGGAGATCCGGCAGTCAGCGACGCCATGCAGGAGGAACTCACGTCTGACTCTGCCGGCGGCATGAGTGAGGATGCCGAGGGCGGCGACATGATGCAGGAGCAGGGCGAACGGTTGCAGCCGAACAACCCGGACCCTGTCGATCAGTTCATGGCGATGAAGCAGGAGCAGTCTCCGATTCTCGAGCCGGCGGTTGCGTCGGACGCCGTGGCCAGCGCGTAGGACAAAATGTAGAATTTCTTTGCGGTTCATCTGCCCGGTCATCGCCCAGTGCGGTGACCGGGCTTTTTGCGTACACCAACAACCATCACATCATCATGAACGACATCACACAAATCAAAGCCGCGCTACTGAGCGCAGCGCCAGGCACCACGATCGAGATCCTCAACTACCGCGATTCCGAAGGCGTCGCAAAAGACATCCGGGTAGAGCTTCTGTCCTTGGAAGCATACGCCGCGATGCAAGCCGAAGATCTGAAGCGGCTGCGGGAAGCGAAAGTGGACGATAACCTGGCGGCGTCCGATCGTGGCGACCTGCAGCTGGTCGATCTGATCGCAGCACGAGCGCAGCTGATCGAGTCTCGCGAGAAGTCCACGCAGGCGCGCGAAGAAGGCAGCGGCGGCTCCAGGGGCGCGGAGTATCACATGATCTCGCCGAACGTCGCCACGCTGCCGACGTCAGACACCGCACTCTACCTGATGCGGTTGAAATCCCTGCAAGAGCCAGGCATGCCGAAGCCAGCCAAGGGCAGTGTTCCACGGGCGAAACAGGAACTGACGCGGTGGCTGAATCTGCCGACCCGATACTACATCCACACGCTGAAATTGGAGCCTGGAAAGTTCGAGACTCTGCGCATCACGCGCGAGGTGGTTTTGCCGCCAGCATTATAGGACCCAGAAGAAAGGTATCATGCAAACGGCTAAATGATACTCGATCGGGAAGTTCAAAAGAGGCAAAATGATACTCGAGTCGAAATCTGTAAGACGCGGTAGCTCAACGCGTTCGGGGGCGCCGCGCACGAGACCAGGGTATCACGGATTGTCAAATACACTGCACCGACCCATGATACCCGGCGCGAAACGTAATTTGCTTAGAGAGAAACGGGTTGACGGAATCCGGGCGGCGACGCATTACTGGGGCATGGAAAACACAGCCAGACACGCGCAGATTTTCAAAAATGTGCAGTTGCGGGATCATCTCGGGCGGCCCGTGGATAATCCGAAGCACGGCGCGGTGCTGTCCGCCAAGCAGATGCGGACCTACTACATCCAGGGGATGGCTCGCGTCGGCAATTACGACGATAGCGGACAGTCCGGAGATCCGATTCGCGAGTCGCTTGTGCGTGCGCAGGTGCCATACATCGTGACGCTGCTGGTCTATCACAGCAAGTTCCAGATCGAGCCGACGCATCGCGAGTATTTCATCTACGCGCCCATGGAAGTGCAGAAAGCCGCGGAGCTGGCCCTGCGCCTGTGGCAACGATGGGAGCGTCCGCCGCGTCCTGAGTTCATGTTCGAGGATCTGCGGGAGGTTTATCCGAAGGTGGACGACGGCGTGGTAGCGGAGCCGATCTCCGACTCGACGTTCGACGCGCACTGGAGGGACGTGCGCAAGCGGAAGAACAAGTGTGCCGGCGACCCTGAGTATCCTTTCGCCTTTACCTGCCTGGACCAGGATGTCATGCTCCAGAAAGTGACCGACTTCCAAGCTGGTCTCAACGTCAAAATCCGATAACCAACCCGACACCATGAACGAATCCGCTACGCCTCACACCATCGAATCACTTGCCGAACTGCCCCGCAAAACGGATGTGATTGCCATCGCGGAATCCATGGGACTCGATACGGAAGGCACGCGAGCCGAGATTTCCAGGCGGATCGTGGACGGCTTGGATGCGCATATCGACATCGCCATTCCGACTCAGCCAACAGCCGCGAGCGACCCGTCCGTTGTCGTTATATCCATGGGACTCGATACGGAAGGCACGCGAGCCGAGATTTCCAGGCGGATCGTGGACGGCTTGGATGCGCATATCGACATCGCCATTCCGACTCAGCCAACAGCCGCGAGCGACCTGTCCGTTGTCGTTATCCCATCCGCGGTGACTGACGCATTCGCCGCGGTGACGAGCGCCACCGTTGAGCATCTACGATCAGAAGTTCCGACAACCCCGGCGGTGCGGTTGTCCGCCGCAGCGCGCGCATCGCTGTTTAAGAACATTGGCTCGCTCATGGGTATCGAAGAGGCGAAGGCGGAGATCGAGGGTGTCATCAACGCCATCGAAAGCGGCAAGCAGGTCTGTATCGTCGCCGGGAAAGGGAACCGACGCTACGACGTGCAGGTGTTCGATGTGCCGTTCGACGCAGCCGACTGCTCCGCCGACATTCCGCCAGGACGCGACGGGGTGTCTGTCAACCTCACGCGCCGGCTGGCGGTGCAGGTGCTCTACCCGCGTGGCTGATGCTCCGACACCGGACGCCGTAAGCAAACCGCTGGACTCAGTGGTCGTGTACGGGATACGCGACACGAAGCGGGCCATCAGCTTGATTTACAGCCTGGCCGAGATCCCATGCTACCCGTCGGTGATCTACCGCATCGACCGTTACGGAAAACTGATAGGAGCGCTGGATCAGCTGCGACTACCCGGACAGCCGGCCCGCATTTACTTCATCCGGGTGCTCAAATGGAATCTCAAAGGACTGCCGGTGATCGGCTGGACGCTGCGTCCGCGGGACATCAACGGTCGCCTGGAGGGTAGGGCACGGCGGATTCTGGGGTTGTATAGCTCGAAGCTGCGCGGAAAACCGCCAATGACGGTGCAGGTGAGTGTTCAGGAGCACGCGGCGCTCCATGCAAAAATGACGCGGATTGCGTCATAATACATTGCTAGCGGCAATTCATGCCGTTCGCGTAACGAACACCAACCAACCAACCAAGTAAAATGGATAACGACAACTACGATCAAGAGACTAAGCAGCAATATAAAACCTCAATTGCCCAGTTGCCATTGAGTCCACTGGAGGACCCGCGGCTACAACAGACGTCTCCGGAACGTCTCAGCACCGACTACGGTCACCGATGGAGTGGCTGCTTCCTCTCCAGCATGGAAATGTGCGCACTCACCGTCCTTGACGACGACAGTAAAATCCTGGCGGTCTTGGCTGCTATGTTCCGCAGGAAGGAGTCGGACACGCGACATCACGTGGTGTCGCTTACGCTAGAGATGGTCGCGGCCGGCATGAAAGCCGGCAAACATCCGGATGCGACGGTGACAGTCCTGGATGGTGACGAGGCGCGGCGCGACTATACGATCAAAATGGTCGAGATCCCGTGGTTGTCGGCCTACATGGGACGCCTGCTGCCCACGGCGGCAGGCTGGGGGATCATGAAGGGCTACCTGGATCCTCTAAAGCGGATGGACGGACACCTGCCGAACAGCAAGAATGCCGAGCAGTATCTGGACCCTCGGACATGGAAAGAGGTGAAAGGCATGGTAGTGCCTGGCTCCAGCGCGTCAGACCTCATGGCCAGACTGGCCCCGTCGGCGCGGGAGTTCGCCGAGAACCACGTCACAGCGTGGGACCCATTCCTCGCCGCGTGCCAGTGCTTTGGTGGGTTCGACAAGGCAACGATTCCGAAAATAATCGGAGCGCCCCCCGTGCTTGTTCGCGAGCTTACTGGGGAGGGCGAGATGCGTAAGGCGGCGAAAGTCAAACGCGACAGCGCGCGGACCGCTCGCTATAGTGCGCAACACGGCGGAGGCGGGCTGGAAGTTCACGCTGCGTTCGAGGGCAGCGTCGCAGCGGCGTTCGACGCCGCAAAAGAGGACGGCGCGGCGTAAGCCGCGCGCAACCACTACAAGGAAATCGTCGCAGCCGCCGCCACCCTCACCGGTGGCGGCGGCTGCTTCCTCTTTACCTGCGACGGAAAGTGCGGTAGCATTCCGCATGATCAAAGTTGCCGCGGCCTCCGAGCTGCCCATCGTCGAAGGCATCATGAGTCGGATCCTGCACGAGGATCCGTCCTACTGGCCGCACGGACTGAAGACCAATCAGTTCAACGGCGGGCTGTATCTCGTGAAAGAATCTGCCACCGCGGACCCGGTGGGTTTTGTCGGCTGGCAGAAGTTCGACGAGGGCGAAAAAAAAGTCGGATACTACGCGGTCGGCATTCTGCCGGCCTACCGTGAGCGTGGCTTCGCGAAGTCGGCCGTCGCGCAAGTCATCCGGGAAGTCCGCGATCATTGCGATGACGTGAAGGCCATGATCATGCGGCACAACTCGCCGTCCAAGGCCCTGGCGCGCAGTCTGAACATCGAGGTCATCGAGAAGTGTGCGAACACCAAAACCCAAGCGCTGGCCAGCGTTCTCGGAGCACTCGGCACGACCGCGTTCTTCGACCAGGCGGCCGACACGAAGCGTCCGATCGGCAGCACCTTCCAACCGTGGAAGTGGGACAAGGAGCGCACGCTGATGGGCGGGCTGAACGCCCTGCTCGGGGCCGTCGGCGGACATCAGATCGCGAGCAAGAACGTCCTCACCGGGCTCGGTGCTATCGCGCTCGCGCCGACCAAAGATCTCGCGATGAAAGGAGTCGGCACTCTCTACAACGTCGACAACGCGGCGACCGAGGCGGCGAAATCCTTTGCACACGACCGCGCGAAACCGCCAGCCGAGAACCCGATCAAATCCATCCCGAAGGAAGTCTGGTTGGGAGCCGGCGGGCTCGGCCTGGGTGCCCTCGGTATACTGCTCTACAAGGCGAAGCAGAACAGCGACATGGAGCAGAAGCGGCTGGCTCTGGACTCAGCCGGGACGGCGAGCGTCACGCTGCCGACAGCGAACCCCGGCGACATCGAAACGCAAATTCAGATGCCTGTCGGAAACCTGCAGCTCTCAAACACGCTGCTGCAGCGGTTGGGGCGCGATACACGCCGCCGCCTGCGCACGGAAACTCGCGCGCGCACGAAGCATCGCAACGAGAAGCAGCCGCAGCCTGTGGAGAAGTCCGCTGCGTCGCTGGTGGGTCTCGTCGCCGAACTCACCAAGTATGCGCTAGGACCAGCGCCGGCCGGCGCCGTCCCAGTGCCGCCGCAGCTCGGACAGAACCCAGCGCTGCGGATGCAGAATCAGCAGCAGGCGACTGCCAACTCCATCACGCCACCGCCGGCCGCAAACCCTGCGGTGATGCAGGCCGAACAAAAAGCCATGCAGGCCGAGCAGGCCGCTGCACAGCAGCAGGGCCAGACGGAGCAGGCAGCCACGCAGGCGCAGATGGAGCAGGAGCAGCGCTTTCAGCAAGAGCTGGGCAAGCAGCAGCAGGAAAAAGAAGTGCTGAAGTTGCAGCTCGAGACGGCAAAGGCCACGGCTGCACTGCAGAAGGAGCAGGCAAAGGCCACGTCCGCAGTGCAGAAGGAGCAGGCGAAGATGACGGCCGCGATGGGCAAGGCCCAGGCGGACGGCGCGGCGTCCGCGAGCGACAGCGAGAACACGATCGCCGGACGGCTGATCGGCAACCGCATCGATCGGCTGCAGAAGCGTGTCGGTCAAATCAAGGCGGCCGCGCAGGGCAACACGGTGGTGAACGGACGATCCTACACCACCGGCATACCGCCCGAGCCGCCCGAAGTCGCAAGTCCGCCGCCGCCGATGATCGGACCTCCTGCACCTGGGCGTCTGCAGGTCAACGGCAACGATAGTTACACCACTGGCACCGCCGGTGTGCCCGGCTCGATCGACCCGGAGACCGGACGGACCGTGCCGAAGCCTTTCCGGCATCTCGCGCCCGAATCAGGGCAGATGCTCAACAATCACGCCGGCGCCAACGCGCTGTTTCCGCGGCTTGGACTCTATCGCGCATCCTACGGAGCGCTTGGAGACACGATGTTCGATTGGATGCTGAAGAAGCGTCTCACTACGCCTCAGCCGCCGCGCTACATGCGCGAGTCCGACATGGTAAACTCACCCGATCGGATGGGGATCATCAGTCAGATCTACGGCAACCAGATCACAACCGATCCGCGCCTCGCCGCGGCTCAGTCCTAGCGCATGCACGTCGTACGCAACAACCGCCTCGAAGAGGTGCCGGATGACGATCCGGATGTCGATTACGAGCTGTCCTCGCCCTCGCAGCAGTTTGGGTCACACACCAACATGATTCCGCTGGCGGGAGCAGTGCAAGCGCCGCGGCTGTTCTACGGCGCGCGGTTCGCGAACCAGGCGCTGGCGATCGACAAGGGCGAAGCTCCGCTGATCCAGAACTTGGACACGTCCGACCCCGAAGGGCGCAGCTTTGACGAAATCGTCGGCGAGAACATGGGCGCCGTCCGCGCCAAGCGTGCCGGTCGCGTCATCAGCGTCACGCCGGACTACATCCGCGTCTCCTACGATGACGGCGAGACGGCGGACGTCGACCTGTACAACGAACAATTTTTCAACCAGAAATCGGGCATAACCTCCCGCGCACTGCTCAAGAAAGGTGACACCTTCAAACCCGGGCAGATGATGGCAGCATCGTCCTACACGGACGACAACGGCGTGCAAAACATGGGGCTGAACGCCCGCATCGCTCTGGTGCCATTCAAGGGCTTCGGAATGGACGACGCCATGCCTGTCAGCGAGTCGTTCGCCAAGCGCCTGTCCGCCGTCCAATACAAGGTGATGCACCAGGACCGCTCGGACAATCTGAAGACAGGTCTCAGCCACTACCGCGCCCTCTTCCCGAACCGCTTCACCAAGGAGAAGCTGGAAAATTTTGACGAACACGGGCTGGTGCGACCTGGCACCGTGCTGGAGTCTGGCGACCCCGTCATGCTCGCGACGATGCCTCGCACGCTGTCGTCAGACGGCGCAAACATCGGGCGCCTCAGCAAGGCGCTGAGGCAGCAGCGCCGCGACGCCGCTCAGGTGTGGCACGGACAGCAGCCGGCCCAGGTCATCGCCGCGCGCGCGACCAAGAACGGCTACAAGGTGGTGCTGAAATTCCTGAAGCCGACGGAAGTCGGAGACAAGATCGTGCTGCGGCAGGGCGCCAAGGCGACCGTCTCGAAGATCATTCCCGACGACCAGATGCCGCGGACGGAGGACGGACAGCCGCTGGATGCGCTGCTCAATCCGCTGTCCCTGGTCTCCCGGGCGAACCCGGCGTCACAGCACGAGCTGCGGCTCGGCAAGGTCGCCAAGAAGCTGGGGCACGCGCTGAAGCTGCCCAGCTACCTGCCGAAGGGACAAAACTGGAACGACTACATCGACCAGTTGGAACGCGAGAATGGCGTGCAGTCACAGGAGATGGTCTACGATCCGGAAGAAGGCCGGACGCTGGATGCGCCGGTGACGGTGGGCTACGGTTTCGTCCACAAGCTCCACCACACGTCGGAAGGCAAGATCAGCGCCCGCGGCACGGGCAGCTACGACCAGAATCAGCAGCCGACGCGCGGCGGTGGCGAATTCGCACAGGCCAAACGCTTCTCGGGTCTCGAGAATTTTGCAACACTGTCCAGCGGGGCCTACTCGCTGATGCGGGAGAATGCCACAATCCGCGGGCAGAAGAATCACGACTTCTGGATGGCACTGCGCACGGACAAGACGCTACCAAAGATCGGCGAGCCGTTTGTCTGGCACAAGTTCCGCGCGCTGCTGGCGGGCGCCGGCATCAACACGCGCAACTCCGGCAAGGGCAAGTATCGCCTCGCGCCATTCACGGACGGCGACCTGGACGAGCGCGATCCGATCGACGTCGAAAACGGCGAGATGGTAAATCTTCGCAACCTGACACCGATCCCCGGTGGCCTTTTCGACAATCGGCTGCTGAATGGAGAGCGGTGGGGCCGCATTCGTCTGCCGCGGCCCATCCTCAATCCAGCGATGGAAGACGCCGCGCGCACGATGATGGGACTGACGAAGCAGCAGCTCGAGGACGTCCTCGCTGGGCGTGTGCCGCTGGCGGATGTCATGCAGAAATAGCTTGAGCTGCGAGACCGGCTGGCGTAGGATTCCGCCATGACTAATCTCGCGCTTCTCCAAATCACCGGGGCTGTTGTTCGTTCCGGATTCTCCACCCTGGAAAAATCTGCCTCGGCCTCGCCGCAGCAGCAAGAGCTCCTCGCCGCCGGCTGGCCGCGCGAAGACGAGCAGCTGACGAAGGTCGCGACCCTCGCTCGCATGCTGGGCACCGGTCTGATGATCGAGGAAGCCGAAGCGAGCATCGCTCAGGCCGTCTAGTCGGACCACAACTTAACCTCTTTCAGAAGGCGTCCACGTGTACACGTGGACGCCTTCTTGCTGTACCCATGATAACCATAAAACTGATCAACACGCGCGACAACATTCTCGGAGAAGACCTGACCGGGATACAATCGGACCCAGCGGCAATACGCGCTTACCGCCCGGACCTGATGCGGCTCGCCCGTGAGAAGTCCGCATGCGGCCTCGCCGCGAACCAGGTCGGCCTGCGGGAGAATTTCTTCTTCCTGGCCGCGAGCGCCAGAGTCACGTCCTCCGGGAACGTCAATTCGAGCGTCGCGCACCTGTGCGTCAACCCGACCTGGCGCCCCGGGCCCAAGTCGGTCAAGGTCACCGACGTCGAAGGCTGCTTGTCCCTACCCGGACGGCAGTTCCGCGTCGAACGCGAACACGTCATCCTGGCGTCCTGGACCAACGAGCAGGGGCACAAGATCGCGGACAAGAAGTTGACCGGTCTGCCGGCACGCGTGTTCCAGCACGAACACGACCACCTCCGCGGCATCACTCTTCTACAATCCGGCACGCCAGTGCTGCGCGACGAGGCCATGGCGACGTGCAAGGCGGCGAAGTCATGAGCGCAGCAAAGACAGTCACGGTGTCAGCGAACATCCTGATTCCTGCCGAAATGCAACGCCTGCTGGACGCGCGGGCTCCTGTGATTATTGGCCTGTGAGTTCTGGATGTATGCCCGCGGCAAGAGTGTGAAGCAGCTGAGGCATGCAATCTGGTGGCGCAATCATGGGAAGGTTCCCAAGGACGACATCGAAGTGGAACTCACACCGACGGGAGCAGACGGGAAACCGCTGTTCTCACACCGAAAAAAATTACAATATGGGACTCACCGTACACTACGACCTGGCGCTCGAAGCGCCGGCAACAAAAGCAGGGAGCAAGAAAGCGCTCGACGCGATCGCCGCGTTGGGATCATTCGCGATGGACCTTCCGTTCGAAACCGTCTCCGGCGTGTTCAGCGGAGGCGCCGACGTGGACTACAACAAGGCAGAGACGTATCCAAAACTGCCGGACGACATGGACGCAGAGTCCTTTCGCTGGTGGGCAATTCAGGGCTTGCGCGACTCGGTGGATGTGACCACGCCGCGCGAGAAGGCGTCGGGCTACAGGCGATCGGTCGACATCCACGCGCAGGAGTTCCATGGGTTCAGCACGTGGCCGGGCGAAGGCTGCGAGGCTGCCAACTTCGGTCTGGTGCGGTTTCCCAGATCGAGGATTTTCAACGGAAAGAAGCTGAAGGCGGAAGGTGCGACCTGGCGGTGGAATTCATTCTGCAAGACGCAGTATGCCAACGACCCCCGCTGCGGCGGGCTGAAGCACTTCCTCGAGTGCCATCTGTGCGTCATCGCCATTCTGGACAAGGCCAAGGAACTTGGAATTCTGGCACGCGTCAGCGACGAGTCTGGCTACTGGGATGATCGTGACCTGCAGGCGCTGGTGGGCGAGATAGCCGAGTGGGATCTGATGATCGCAGGCTTCGGCGCCGGGCTGCGTTCTGCCGTGATTGCCGCCGGCGGCGATGCTGCTGACTTGCAGTCTTCCATGGACCATCGACCCGGCGTAGAGCAGCTGGAGGCGAAAGGCTTCGAGAAATACCGGCATCTCCCGGCGCTGCAGATCCTGGAGGAATTTAGCAAACACACATCAACCCAATGCGCTTAACAGCAGGTCAACAATTCAGATCTAACCGCGCGCCGCGACTGCCCAGCAGCATGACACCAGACCCGTTCTTCGCCGCGAACAAGTGCGCTCGGTGTCCAAACGAACTGATCGCACGCATCATGTCGTGGTTCAACAATGACGCCATCTGCCTGGAGTGCTCAGCGAAGGAGGGCGTCATCAAGAAGGCACTGCGCGCCAAGGGCATCGACGGCGCCATGGAAGGATGCGGCTACGTGCCGGACCCGGAGAAGCTATGAGATCGAGTAGATGGCTCACCATCTAATGCACCAATCTGAGGACCACCGAATAACCGCAACAACAACCCCAACAACCCCAACAACCAAAAATGAGTGATAGCAACAATGGTCCCACCGACCAGGAAATCGAAGATGACGAAATTGACCGCGCTATAGAGCGCTCGGAGGAGGCGCTCCGCGGCGAACACGGAGAAGAAGCAAAGCGGGAAGAAGAGGCACGTCAGGTCGTGTATGACGCAGCCAGGCGAAAGCGTGAGGTCAGGGAGGAAGTGCAGCGCAAACTTGAGAAAAATCTGGGGTCGCCTGCCTTGGCCATCGTCAGAATATCGTCGGTCGACCTACCGCACCACCCGGCCTACGTGGCCATGGATCTGCGGCAGGTGCAGAAAGTGTGTGAACTCATTGGCACCGAGGACACCGTCTGGTCACAGGAGCAGATCGACACCATTGGCAGACGGGCAGCCAAGGGCGAGTTCAACATGTGCACAATCGGCAACCGCACCACCATCACATTCAAAGAATGAACCACATCCACACCATCCTGGCAGCCTTGCGCTGCTACCAGTCGACTGTCGGCAACCATCGTGATATCGACGACATCGCCACCGACAGCGGCAGACTGCCGCTGCCCACGGAGGACGAAATCGGAGACCTGTGTGAGCGGCTGAACTGCGGGCAGGAGAAGCTGCCGGAGATTCCGCCGTTCACGGACACGGAGCTGAACGAGCTGATGGAGATCGCCAGCGTGGCGCTGCGGGATCTGGGCATGCGCGGACGTCTGTCCGACGTGCTGGATCTGTGCGAGGAATATCTAGCCAGGCTGCAGGAGCGCCTGCGGAACTACTTGGACCACGCCGAGCCAGCCACGCCACGCGCGGCGACCGGACTGATGGAACCGTTCGTGTTTCGCGCGCCGACCTGGAGCAACTCCGGGGTGTCGCCTACCTCAGCGGAGGAGGCGCTTCAGCGCGCGAGGGATCTGGCATCTTCCTATTACGCGCTGGGCGCCCAGTGCGGCATCCATTCCATGATCGAGTGGTGCGGCGTGATGACGGAGTATGTCAAGATGCTGGGCGAGGCATACAAAGCCGGCGTTGACCCGCGGGAAGTGGATCAGCATCACGCCGACTGCGCAGTGTCTGTGCCTAAGTTCATGCTGGAATACTTCACCGAGAAACTGGGCTGCCAGCTGAAGCCGTTCATTCGCGCCGATCGGACCGCCTGGCGCAGGCTGCTGGAGGGCTGGTTCGAGGGCGCAGGGCAGCACATCGTCTGCGAGGTCATCTGCCAGAGACCATCGGTCAGCCTGCACGCGACCGAGGAGGAAGCTCTGCGGTATGCGGTGCAGTGTGCTTTGGAGAACCTGTATCCGGTGACTGACGAAACATCGCCGAGTGACATCGAGGAGATTAAGGACGGCTTCCGGGACACGCTGAAGGAGCACGACTGCATCCGCGATGGCGACTACGAGGTGTATCTACTCACACCAACCAACGCATGAAGCCGAAGCTACAGAAAGAAACCGTCGACCCCAGCCGTATAGCATGGGGACTGAACACCTCCAAGCGATTGGCAGACGCCATGCTGTATCGGTCCATGGCGTTTGATTTGATGCGACAGTATCGCCGAATGAAGAAGCGACTGCGGATACTGTCCTTCCCTGCGCAGACATGGGTGTGGGAGCAGGCGCTGGCAAGTGACTTCCCGGACGTTAAGATGGAATTCCTCGGGCTCGAGCGGGATCCGAGGATTCACAAGAAGACCGCCAAGTTCGGCGAGGCTCTGCCGCAACACTTCAAGATGACCGCTGGTCCGGTTGACTTCCGCAGCTTCGCGGACCTGACGACCAGGCGCCGGCCTTATGACGTTATCTACCTGGACTGGATGGGAACCTGGTCCAAGGAGAAGAAGGAAGACATCGCCGCCATGTTTCGCAACGAACTTCTGGCAGTCGGCGGCATGCTGCTGCTGACCGTCTCATTGCGTCGCGGACGGCCGGAGACCATGGACGAATTGACGGATCTGTCCTACGACCTTCCGTTGGCGTTTTACGACGCCAGGGGCGAGGACAAGTATACCAGCAATCTGAAGGTGCGCGGCATTCCTCACTGGGTGCAGAACTACGCGAAGGAGTATTTCGACATCGATATGCGACCGCTGATGGCCAGCGTTTACTACTCGTCCACCGGATTGTCGCACCAGGTACAACCACAACTACAAATCGTGCTTCTGCGCGAAACATAAAATGGCTGATTATTATGGCTGATTATTACACAAATGTGAGCATGGAACTGGCGCTTCCGTCTGCGGAAGCTGTCCAGTATGCCGTCGAACTAGCGCAGGCGATGGCTGATTGCGCGAACGGCGACAAGCCGGAAACGGACATACCCAAAGGCTGGGAGAAGGACGCCGAGGACGAAAACTGGAACTTCGACATCAAGAAAGAGGGCGACAGGTCGATCTGTATTCACAGCGAGTGCGGGTGCATCGACGAGATCATCAAGCTCATCCGGCATCTCATGCAGAAGTTCGACATGACCGAGCCGGTCTCGTTCGAGTGGTCGAACGACTGCTCCAAGCCCAGGACGGATGCCTACGGCGGCGGCGCGGCATACATCACGGCGACGGAGGCTCGGACATTCAGCACCTCGCAGTGGCTGAGGGCTCAGGGGGTCGGCGGATGAGCGCAACAACATCACAATCACAATCACAATCACAAGCATGAGCATGAGAAACATCGACATCACACAACCGCCCGGGAAACTCCGATATCACTCCGTCGACGAAGTCGCCGAGTGCGTCTCCGGACTCACGGACGCCACCTACAGCGAACTGTGGGCTACCCTGGAGGAGGCATACAAGGCCAGAAACGCCAAGCCGCTAGGCGGTGACGGCAGCGACGGCACCATCGAGGAGCCCGTCGTCACGTCCGGGGAATACGACTCGGACCTTGCGGCCGCCTGGCCCAAACTGTCCGAGGCTGCGCGTCGCAACATCCACGAGGCTGCAAATGCGAATTAAGATCACCGAGGACATTGACGACAGCTACGCGGCAAGCATGGCGAAAGGGCGAGGGCTGAAGACTGGCGCGGACTACAAGTCCTTCGCCGCGCAGAGCCGGCAGCAGCCGACGATGCAGGGCTGGTTCGCCGTCATGGACTTCGCCGCCGGCAAATGGGTGGAGGTGGAGACCGACCATCTGTTTGACAGCCAGTTCAACATCGGAGATCCGCCCGGGTTCGTTCCGCCTCCGGATCGCGACCCGCGGACCACTGGAGCGCGGGTCGACCTGCGCTACGTGGACGCCATCGACTTCGCGCCTGAGTTCAGCGGGCCGGAGGATTTCCTGCAGGCGGTACAGAAGCGCTACGACACCGACTGGCCTGGAAGCTCGGTAAGCCGCGAACTGATCAACCGCCTCGCGTGCGGCGCGATGAAGGACGAGACCAACCGAAAAGCTGAACCAATGGAGTTGCAAGCTTACCGCGATCTGTTCATCAAAGGTGCGAAGTTCCGCGTGATCAAGAAAGGCGCTTACATCAGCGGCATGAAGCCGATAGCGCCATACGCAAGCCAGGGACACCACGAGCACCTCGATGTCGGACGTATCCTGACATGCGCGGGCAGTTCGATGACCCACGGCGACGGCGTACCGGCGGTCAAGTGGCTGGACGCGGACGGCAATTGGATATGCAATGACGCGCTCTTCTCGCACGTCATCGGCGGGACGTGGGGCGGTCAGATACCCGAGCCGGGATGGCTTGAACTCGTATGAGCGCACTACTCACTCCGCAGGAGTTCGACGAGATATGGGCGCAGGTGTCGCCCGAGGTGTCGACGATCATCGAGGACGCCATACAGAGGTCGCCGTTGGCGTCGCCCATGGATGATCCGCGCCAGCTCGCGCGCTACCTGTGTGTGACGCAGGCATTCACGGATATACTCGATCTACTGCCGGCGTTTGGTCTGCAGATGTTCGACACGATACCGGATTCTGCGGGCCTCGAAAGCGACGCGCCGGCTCTACTGGCGCTCGCGCGCAGACTGGCTCGCTACAAGTCGTGCGACGACGAGGCGCTCAAGGTCGACTCCTACAGCGGCTCCATGGAACTGCTGCGCATCAACGCGCCGGCCTGGTTCGAGAATCCGGAGTTCGTCCGATGGCTCACGCACAAGGGCACGGCGACGTGGCACCAGGGCGAGGAGCCGAACGAGTTTTCGGACGTGTTCTTCACCTTCTGCCAAGGCGAAGGTTCGGACTACCCGTCGATTCCCGACCGCCCCGGTATCCCGGAAGAAATCTGGAGGTATCTGGAGATCCTAGTGGCTGAAAAATACGGCTGGAACGAGGAGGTGCTGGTGTGGGTCAGCAATCTGGCATGAAGAAGAAACACACCATCGAGGTCCGACGCTACCTGCCCGGCCAGACGGATTACGGCAGCGAATCCATGGGCGCCATCACCGGCAACTACGGACACCACGAGAAGGTGGAGACGATCAAGCGCGTGCTGCGCGCTGAGCAGATCGGCAACTTCAATCCGGTGTTCTGCACCTACAAAGGCAAACGGTGCTTGGTGCAGTCAGACGAAGGAGACCTGTCGGACCCGTTCCGACGCACCGAGGAGCATCTAAAAACACTATTCATCAAAATCCCATGAGAAATCCTGCAATCGAAATCCTATCCAAGCCAAAGTCCAAATTCACCCTGCTGGTCGTCGGTGGCGGCATGATGGGTTGCGACGTCCGCAAACCCATCGTGTCCAAAGGCTGGCTTGAGACGTCGCAAGGCGAGAAGCTGTGCTACTCCGAGCCGCGCGGTCGCAAGATCTACGGACTGGAGGGAGTCCTGAGGGCCGGCGCCATCGTGCTGCGCGGCCACGAGGAGTCGCGCCCCATCTTCGAGTCCCACGCGCGCGCCGAAGGCGGATGCCTGTCGTTCGTCATGGACGGCAAGGGCGGACGCTTCATCGACTACAACGCGGAGGGCACCGATGCGCTGATCGACTACCTCAAGAAGCACTTGGTGCTGCATACGCTGGGGTGGAGTCACACCCTGACGCTGCTCGTCGAGAAGAAGGACAGCGTCAGGGACACACGGGCGATTGCCGACCACGACTTCAAGAAGAAGCTGCTGACGGCACTGGGGCAGCCCGTGGAGATGGAGCGCGCGGCGCCGAAAGAACCGGAGCGCAAGTCGCTGCTGACCGATGCGATGAAGGCGAAGCTGCGTGCGGCCGTCGGCAAGGAGCCGCAGCCGATCTACAAGATCTTCCTGCCGGAGGGCTCGGCGACGTGGCTGCTGTGCAGCATCGAGGACGACGGAGACACGTTGTGGGCTGTCTGCGACCTCGGCCTCGGATGCGTCGAGTATGGCACGGTGAGCCTCAAGGAACTGGAGACCATCCGTGGTCCCCGGTTTAAGCTGCCGGCCGAGCGCGACCTGCACTTCGACGGGCGCGACTTCAACATGGAGGAGGCGCTCGGGAAGATGTCGCTGATGGCGTGAAAGAGTTCACTGGAAAGCACACCTACACCTTTCGCTGGTGGCGCCCGGGCGGACAGTCGATCGATACCAAGCATTGCGACGCGCTGGAGGAGACGGCGCAGAACAGAATCGCGGAAATGGTAAAGCAGGGTTACCGCGAGGGCGAGCTGAACGATCACATCCGGATGGACGACACCGACCCGCCCGATGGGGTGGAGTATCGCGGATGGTGGCAACACAAAGCAGAAACCACAGAATCATGAAACACAAATACCACATCGGCGTTCGCCGACTTTCCATCCGCGAGGCCACATTCGACGTCGTGATGGACGGAGAAGTCTCCGGAGAGGCAGCAAGGGCAAGGGACGCGGCCAGGGAGAAGGCCAGGAACACTGACTACAATCAGTTTCCGGAGGACGTGACATACGAGGCGCTGATCCAAAGCGTCGAGCCCATACGGGAGAAGACTGAACTAAACCTCAGAACCAGCGCCTACGAGGGTTATCTCATCCTACGCGTCGCTCAACGCGCAATGAGTCTGGGTATACATACGCTGAGTCTGGGTATACATACGCGCAGTATTCTGCCGTGCACCGAGGATGAGCAGCAGTGGGTGACGGACATCGTCCTCTGCCACAATCACGGCTGCCCGCTTATGCTGGCGGAGCTGCTGGCAGCCAGCGCCGATGAGTTCACTCACGACATGATCGGGATCCGCAGCTTCCTCAATAGGAACACCGGCAAGTTGGAAGGCATCTTCCACCCGCGGTATGCACTCAACCAATAAAACATGCATAAACAATCGAAGCCGGAGGGCTACCTACTCATCGGGCCTGACAACCGTCCGCTATTCCCGTATCCGTATCCCACGCTGGACGAACTGGTCTGCGCGGCCGCAAGGTTCCTGCATCGTCACTACGGTCAGGGACATTACCTGGACGCGAATGGCGTAAGCCAGACGCTGGAGTGGGTCACGGACAATCTGTCCGTGCGTGTCGTGCCGGTGCGCATGACGGCCACCCAGGCATACACCAAGTATGTCAACGACAACCTGGAACGAATCGAGAGCGAAGGCTGGACGCCGCTGAGCTTCATCGAGTTCGTCAGCAGCGAGGAGTGCGACAACGAGATGATCATCGACACACCACCGCCACTGAAGGACGGGGAGTGGCTGGAGTTAGGAGAGGTAGACGTGGACTCCGGGCAGCTCATGCTCTGTGACCCGTGCTACATCGAGAACCAGTGGAAGAAAGCAGATGCGGAAACGAGAACGGTAGCGCCGGCTTACCGGCACAAGGACGGCACCATCCTCTACTGCACGCTGCACGGGGACGCTCCGCAGAAGGACGCGATCGGGTTCGCCGCCTACGATATCGTGATCGAAAAGTATGGCAAGACGATGAACCAGATGGGTGGGGAATGCGTCGTTTACGCGATACCAGCAGTCCACAAAAACCCGGGTGAGTTCTCCTACTCTGGCAGCTGCGCTGCGACCGACGATCCCAAGCTCCAGGGAGGGCAGTTGAACCACACGAAGGGGCACGCCGGAGCGGGCGTGGTCGCCCGCACTGGATTCGGGGACGGAGTCTACCCAGTGACCGCAAGGTATGTGGAAGACAAAGCTTGGGGCCGCCGCGTTGCCGAGCTGCGAGTCGTGTTCATCGGCGACGAGGAGGAGGATGACGACGCGCAGGGCGACTACGAGAGTCTGCCCGCGCACATGCGGAAGTTGTGCACGGAAACGGGCACCAACTCGGATGAGTGGACGCCGACTGACGGCCCCTCGACCGGCGTGGGCGCCGAACACTGGTATCGGCACGACGACGGACGCACGGCATACGTGTGCGACGACCAGGGCCGCATCACCGTGGATCTGCACCCGGCCGAGGAGGACTCGAAATGAGCCGCTCCGGACACACTCCGTTCCCATGGAAGGCTGGCGAGGTGTGCGACGACGACGGCAATCTGACCGGCGTGGACATCGGTAACGTCAAGCTGGACGTGTGCGCCGCCCATGTGGCGGCCGGGCGGGCGGATGGAAACATGGACGAGCGCGTCATGACGAACGAGGACCGCGCGAACATCAAGCTGATCCTGGCGATCCCGAAGATGCTGCGACTTCTCCGGGGCTTCGCCAATGCGAGGACTATGGGCCAGATGGCAAGGCTCGCGGCGGCGTCTGATGTGCTGCTGCAGAAGCTGCCGAAACCGAACAAATCATGAAGAAGCACACGATTCTGTTCACCAGGCACGAGGGGACGTCAGGCATGACGAACGCCGCTGTGCTTATCCTGGAGACCGACGATGAGACTGCCTCCAGCACGGACGCGATGGAGATGTTCAAGCGCGGGATTACCGAGTGGGTCGACGACACCCAAGCCGGGCGGGAGGTCTGGGAGGCGTCCAGAGAGGATCTCAACATCGGCGACCTGCTCCTCACACAGCCGCAGAACGACGAGGAGTTTGTGACCATCTTGCGCAGGCACGGTGTGAAGCTCCTGTCCATGGAGGGCCTGGCGTGGGATGCCACCGAATACTACGACACCGTGCTGTCCGAAGATCCGGAGGAGCCGAGCGCCTACGTTGTGTGGGCCGGCACCGGCGTGATCGAGACGTTCACAAGCGTGGACGCGGCGCAGAACGAACTGGCCTACATGACCACGCAGGGCGACTGCCGAGGGATCGTCTATACGGACCGCGCTGAGGCCGAGCGCGATGTGGCAGACCGGCGCGCGGCGGATGCCGAAACACAGCGACGAGACGAGAAGCGCGGACTGTATCCGGACAAAGAGGACCCAGCAAACTAGGCGTATGAAATACTACGCCATCAGGTGCTACGAGTCGCCTTTCGGGAGCGACTGCTACTACACCAGCGGCGGAATGCGGACGGAGGTAGTCCACTTTAACTCGCCGAAGAAGCGGGACGAGTGGGTAAGGATGCCGTCCGTGTGGCCCGAGAAGTTCAGACAGGCGGTGCCGTCGACCTTCGTGGTGCAATGCCCGGCCGAGCACGCCAATGTCTACGTGAAAGAGGTCGCGTGACCGGTATGAATACCAAAGAGGAACCAAGCCAACTAACCAACCAACCAACCAACCAACCATGAAAAAGCACAAGCAGATCGAATCCCGTCTCAATGCATCGCACGCGCAGCTCCTCCAAGCTGTGCATCAGACTACAGTCAGCCGGAGCGCGGCGACCGTGCGTGCCGTCATACGGACCGCCCGAGAGTTCATTCGCACGTTCTGGCGGGCAGTGGAGGCCTTCGCCGAGACCGGCTACCCGACGTCCGAGAAGTTGGAACGCTGGGAGACGGGCCGGGCGACGGCGGAGCAGCAAATGCGCAGCCTGGGGGCAACCGTATGAGCGACTTCGACCAGTCGCAGTATCGCCGCCTCAAGACCCGGCTGACCACCAAGAAGAACAAGTTCGATGCTGCCCTGCGGTCGGCCCGCGGCGGACGCATGGACGACTCGCACGACGCTCTCATCACCGTGTCGAAAGCCCTCATCGAGGAGGTCAACTACGCGAACGAGTGCTTCGACAAGACCGGCTACCCAGACGCGTGGGCAGACTGGGAGCGTGCCAAGATGGACGCGGAGATGCACCTGCGGCGGATGGGGGTGAAGCCGTGAAGAAAGGAAAGCTCTGCAGACCGCCGAAGGATGCGACGGATATTCACATGTGGACTGGTCGCAGCTGGAAGCCGTATGACGGTAAACCGGCGACCGCGTTCAGCTACAAGGACGACCGAGGTTGCCCTTGTGCGGGCACTACTGACGCCGAGTCCGTGCAGCATGACCGCGCAATGGATTATACATGCAAGCGCTGGAGTGCTGCGAACGGCAGACTCCTGCCAGCCTTGCGAGTAGCGCGCAGGAGGTCGAAATGATCGACAATCTAGTGTATCTCGATGAGCGAGAGGATAATATGGTGGATCTCTTTTGCGGGGCTGGCGGGTCCGGAGGTGGACTGCTGGACGCCACAGATCTGATGGGACGCAAGGTGAGCGGCACGTTCGTTAACCACTGGGATAAGGCGATCCTCATCCACCAAGAGAACCACCCGGAGCACAGGCATCTGGCGGAGGATCTGTTCACGTTGGACCCTACCGCTGTGTTCCCGGTCGGCACCTACTGCAGCCTGCTCTGGGCGTCGCCGCAATGCACGTTCTTCAGCGTCGCGCGCGGGGCCAGCTGCGTCAACGAGCAGGACCGCAGCCACGCGCACTCGGTCACCGACTGGGTGAAGCATCTGCGACCTGAAGCCGTAATCGTGGAAAATGTTAGGGAATTCGTTTCGTGGGGCCCTGTGACCCAGAAGCGTTGGCCGGAAAAAGCGGGTCCGCCAATCGTGGACGAACTCATGTGGGCTCGGAAGGGCAGACCAGTGAAACTGCCGAGAAAAGAGCGCCGACGGGCGAAAGAGACCGAGACAGACTGGGGCAAGCGCATGAAGGCTGCCGGCTACCAACCCTACGAGGCGCCGGACAAGGAGCGCCGCGGCGAATACTTCCAGGCATGGATCGCCGAGATGCAGGCGCTGGGATACGAGTCCGACTACCGCGTCCTCAAGTCCGCTGACTACGGTGACCCCACCATCCGCCAGAGGCTGTTCGTCTACTTCGTCCGCAAGGATTCAGGCAAGAAGATCGTCTGGCCGGACCCCTACGCCGGGGAGCGCGGCACCGGGCACGGGCGTCCGATGGACTGGCGCACCGCGCGGGGCATCATTCAGTGGGCGATTAAAGGCCTGAGCGTGTTTACGCGGGACAAAAACCTCGCTGACAATACGTTCCGCCGCCTGGCCATCGGGTTGGTGAAATACGGCCTGCGCGAGTTCCTGATCAGCTCGGCTCATGGCAGCCCGAAGGCGTCGGACTGTGATCGTCGTGTGCACGACGTGGACCAGCCGCTGCTGACGTTTACCGCGAAGGGTGAGCGCGGACTGGTGAAGGCCGAAGGGGAATTCATCACGCCGAACTTCGGCGAAGCCCCAGGCCAAGAGCCCAGGACGCACAGCGTGGACGACCCGGTGCCCACGGTCACGAGCCACGGGGCCGGCGGCGTCGTGAGGTCAGAGGCCTACATCATCCCGCACCATGCCGGCAGCAAAAAGGACTGGGTGAAGGGCGTCGACTCGCCGGTCAGCACTGTGACCACCACGATGACCGGCGAGGGCCTCGTGGAGCCGGCGATCGTTCAGCTGAAGGGCCAGAGCACCGCCCAGAGCATCGACAGCCCCCTGACGGCGCTCACAGCATCCCAGGGGCACTACGTGATGCAACCTGAGATCGCCACGCTGGACAACCAGCGCGGCACCGGCGTATGCAAGGACGTGGACTCCCCGCTGCGGACCTCCACGGCTGGCGGCTGCAACCAGGCCATTGCCGAGGCGTTCATGTTCGCCATCGACCAGACAGGCGGCGCCAGGGGCAACGACGGGACCTACCCGGTCGACGCCCCGGTCCGCACAATCGTGACCAAGGCGAACCAGACCTGCATCGAGGTCGAGCTCGAGGTGGTGTCCGACCGGTTCCTTCACGCGTGCAGCGAGAAGGGCGTGGACACCTCGCGCGCCACCACGTTCCTCAACCATCTGGTGACGGAGCTGAAGCGCCGGGGCAAGGTCGACGCCAAGCCGTGGATCTACGTCTACTACAGCAACGGCTCGGAGGGGAAGTCGATCGACGAGCCGCTGCCGACCGTGCGCACCAAGGCCGGGCACGCCCTGGTCTACCCGGTGATCGAACTGGACGGGAAGCTGATCAAGATCGACCTGTTCTATCGCATGCTGACGCCACTCGAGCTGCAGCGCGCGATGGGTTTTCCCGATTCAATGACATGGGCAAACTGCAACAAGAGCGAGATCATTAGGGCCATCGGAAACAGCGTCAGCCGCGGCGTGTCTCGAGCCATCGGCTTGGCGTGGTATTCGCAGGACTCCAACGTGTGGGACAAAGTAAAGCCTATCTACGAAGCAGCATAGCATGAAAACTGAAATCAAACCGACCAAAACGCAGCAGAAAGTCGCCGAGCAGGTGCGTGCCTACCTGAAGCGGCTCGGCATCGACAGTGAAGAAGTCGAAAGCGACGGAACCATCCTGCTGACGGCGTCTGACCGCCGCAGCGCCGGCGACGATGAACCCGCACAGGAAATCATCGACAGCATGCGCGCGCACGCCAAAGCGATCCGCGCGCTGTCGCCCTACGTGTTCGTCGGCACCGAACACATCGACGAATGGGTGCACCTGAATGTCCGGGTGAAGACCGCAGCCAGGAAGGACAAGCCAGAGGTGGCAGCGCAGGAGATCAACTGCGGACTGAAGGCGAAGTTCCCGGAGTGCATCAGCAAGCATCCGAAGACTCGGTCGGTCGACGTCGACATGCCGTTTGGGTTCGACGGGCGCATAACGGTGTGGACACTCGTCGAGGGACCCCACGGAAAACGCAGTATCAACTTCGGGTGGAAGTTGTCCGGCGACGCCACAGAGGGATGGGTATTGCTCGTCGAATGGGGCGAGCACAAAATCAAGCGACCGGCGACGTTCAAGAAGCTGACGGACGGCATCGTCCTGAAGCAACTGGAGACGCTGCTCGCGCGGCTGAAGGATCCGTTGGACGCCACGGGCTGGACGATCAACGTCAAAACGCCGGACGGGTTCATGATGACGGGCAGGCACAGGCAGCACTTCGGTCTATGGCAGGTGCTGGACAGGGAGACGGACAAAATGAAGTCGCCGGTGTGGGCCGACAAAAGGGACCTGACCATCCTGCTCATCAACAACTTCAGCGGGAAAGAGATCTGCGCAAGCGTCGGACAGCCCGTCCCTGAGGAAATCAAACCGATGGAGATCGTCCAATGAAGAAAACAACAGCCCCCAAACAACTGCTCATGAACTTCACCGCCGCCCGCGAGGCGGTGACGGTGGCCATGACACAGCTGGAAACAGCGACGGCCGAACTGGCGAAGGCCATGGACGGCAGCAACCCGGAGACGAAGTCCATGGTGGACGACGAGATGAAAGAGATGCGCAAGTCCGTGAAACGTCTCGTCGGCGTCCTGTGTGACCAGACCGGGATGGACTTCCACAAGATGTGGGTCATGGTCTACCACGAGCATCACAAGCGCACGGAGTTCCACGCGGTCGCGGCCAGCCACGGCAAGGGAGCGCACCTGGACGCCGTGGAAAAAGCCGGACAGTTGCCGGCCCTGCGCGAGACGGTGGAGGAGATGCTGCAGAGCGACAAATACGGCCCGCTGGTCGTCCCATGAGCACGCCCCGGATACTGCCGAGCGCGCCGGACGAGATCCCGGGACATCCGGTGGCCGACTGGCTGCACGAGACGCAGGCCGGCGAGACCAAGCTGGACTACCCGGAATGGGTGGAGCAGCGCTACCAGGACAATCCCGACGACTACTGCCGCACCTGCTTCGAGCCCTACGCGGACAACGGGGACGGATGGGACGGCGAATGCCCGATCTGCGCGGACCGGACAGCCGCACAAGAAGACGAAGGCTGACAGCCGACAGCCTACAACGAGGAAAATAGCAACCACGACAACAACAACAACATGACAACAGCACCAGCACCTATCAAAACAGAGCGCCGCACCATGCGTGCGCACAGCAACCTAGTCCTCCAGGTCATCAAATCGCAGGCCGGCACCATAGCCAAAGCCATTCTGGAAGGGGTCATGAACTCCATTGACCAGGCCGCGAAGAACATCGCGGTCACCATCACGGCCAAGCTGGTCCGCATCACGGACGACGGCAGGGGCTTCGCCGGGCAGATCGTCAAGGACGTATTCGAGGAGTTCGGCAACCCGCACCCCATGGACGACGAAGGCTTCGCCAAGGACACCGTATTCGGCAAGTTCCGCATCGGACGCGGGCAGATGTTCGCGTTCGGAAAGAACACCTGGCGCTCGGCCAACTTCAGGATGATCACCGACGTCGAAAAGTGGGGGCTCGATTATGACTACGAGGAGGGACACCCCGACCAGCCCGGATGCATCGTCGAGATCGATCTCTACGATGCGCTGTCGCTGCGCGACATCCAGCACACCGTGGACCAGATCACGAAGTTCTGCCGCTACACCGACCGCAACCTGGTCGTCAACGGCAAGAGTGTCGCGACGGACCCGGCCACGCTGAAGTGGGACGTGGTCAACGACCTCGCCTACATCAAGAAGAAAGTGGTCGAACACCGCTACCGCAACGGCACCGGGCTGGACGTTTACCAGCAGGGCGTTTTTGTCGAGTCCCTGCCGTTGTCGGAATTCGGACTCGAGGGGGTGATCGTCATTCGGCAGGAAGTCAGCGTCAACTTCGCCCGCAACCAGGTGCTACGCCGCTGCGCGCGCTGGAAAAAGATCGCGCAGCTGTTGAAGGAAGAGGGCATCAGGAGCGCCTCGAACAAGAAGAAGCTGAACCGCCAGGAGGCGCGGAACTTCGTGGAGGAATACGCCGGCGGCGGCTATGTCGCCCACGGTGTGTTCTACGACACCGCCTGCCTACCGGATGTCACCGGGAAGCTCTGGTCTCCGCATCAGCTCTACAACCTCATCCACACCCGGTCCGACACGCCGAAGATCCTGCGCGACGCTGATGGTCGCGTGTCTCTGTGTTTCGGGCCGAAGGGCGATCACGAGGCCGAGAAGGTGATGCAGCTGAAACGGGCTGTCGTCCTGGACGAAGTGGTCCTGGAGTGGCTGCATGCGGACGATATCGACGACCCTGCCGAACAGGGAGCAGCAGCTATCAAGGTGATCTGCGAAGTGCTGCCGTCGAGGAGCAACGAACAACCGTATGACCGCTTTCGCGGCATGCTGGTCTGGGCGGACTACAAGCTTCTGCTCGAGGATGTGGACGACCGCGATTACCACCGCCTCAGTCCGGACGAATACACGCAGCGGGAGGATGACTTCGTTCGCTGCATCGAGAACGTCATGAGCCATCTGGACTACTCCGTGAACGGATTCCAAGACAGGGAAAACCGTTCCGCTGGCATCGGACAGACGGACCTGACAAAAGCGTGGACGGACGGCGTCAGTCACATCACGTTCGACCGTAACTTTGTCGCCACGCTGAATCTCAGCATGGAGCGCGACTGGTTCAAGGCGGGTCTCATCGTGGCGGACATGTATGCCTTCACGAGCGACAGCACGGCGGAAAAGGACGACAGCGTGGAGTGCCTGCAACGCTACGCGGACTTCACCGAGGCGCTGCCTGATGCGTGCCGGAGGGCATACCAGACGTTCATCAACATCATGCTGCGTCGCGGCGGCAAGCTGCCGAAGCCGGTGCAGGAGAACATCATCAAGGAGGCGGAGGCGTATGCTCACGAGCAGCACGTCTACAAGGACGAGGAAGCGTCGGCGTCACCGCACGGCGTAAACTAACAAGCAGCAACATCGCGCCGGGGAGACACTCTCCCCGGCGCGAGTCGTTGCAGATAAAAAATGATGAACCAAGAAACGAGACGCCAGCGGCTGATGCCGGACGGCGTTCCCAAGCACGTCCGCGTTTACGATAACGGAGGTAGTGTCTACGAGTCGTTCTGCGCGAAATGCTTCGAGTTCAGCAGCGGAGGCGGCAAGCGTTGCCCGGTGAAGGATTGCGGACACCGTCTGCTGCCTGCCGGCAAAGGCACCGCCGACCGCTACACCGTGGTGTTCACTGGGCGCTTCAAAGGACGCGGCGGTCGCGCGCACTACGTGGGGATGAGCTGTCACCCGTTCCATCCCCAGGGAGTCGGCATGCACGGGGAAGCGGAGTTGAACTTCGACGCGCCTGGCGGCTGGCCGCCAAAGATCGGCGACAAGGCCAAATGGGGAGACGGCGACAGCCGGCGCATTCCGTTCCGGCTTCTGCCGGCGGACTGCCAGAAGCTGGTAATCAGGGACTACGTCGAAATCTGGGGCATCAACGTCAAACAACTGCAACTCTTCAAATGATCAGAATCCAAACAACAGTCGCGTCGAGTCGCGGCGGTTCCACGACATACTTCAGCAGGTTTTCCACGGCCTTTGAAGTCGCACGCCTCCTGCCAGGCTACGACCCCGACGGACCGCCGCACACGCTCTCAGAGACCGATGCGGTCTCTGTTTTCGTCCTCGACGAAGCAGGCGACTGGACGTGCCGCATACGGGGCGAAGGCGAGACCAACCAGATCGTCGAGCTCACCCACCGGCACGCCGCGCACCACCCGGGCATCGAGTTCACCTTCGCGAGCTGGCTCGTCGCGTGCAACCCTGGGTGGCTCATCCTGATCGGCGACGGGTCGGCGCCGCAAAAGGTGTCAGTAGACGTGACGTTTTGCGTCACGCTGCCGAAGCAGTTCATGCCGGAAGAGCTGGCGACCATATCCTTCGAAATTCCCATGGAGGCGGTCAAGGTGTTCATCGACGGTCACGTGATCCCTGGGGCCGGGCTGACGTCCTACATGACGTCGGCAGACGTGGAGGTGTCATCATGACCACCGCCGCGCACACACAAGGGAAGCTGCACGTGGTCACGGAGCGCACACGCCTCAATCAGGGGTTCTCCATACGCGCGGTCGACGGCGCGGCGCTCGTGGCGGAAACGGCGGAGGACCACGCAGCCGTGGACGGACTGAGAAACGCCGAGCGGCTGGTCCTCTGCTGGAACCGCTACGACGAGCTGGTGGAGGAAAACGCCTGGCTGAAGGTGAAGCCGGAGTGGGATCGTATCTCAGCGGAGATGGTCCACATGGAGAAGCAAATGCTCGCCAGCGACCAGCCAGAGGCAGCAGACCAACGCACCCCGGCGCAGCTCAAGGAACGCTATGCGTGGAGCGCGCTCTACATCGCCAAGCGCGAACGGCTCGCAGAGATACGCGGCGCTCACTACAAGGCGATGGACCGGATCGCGATTGCCGAGAGGGAGACCAAGGATGACTAGCCATCCCTGCACCGACGATTACCTGCGCAGCATCTCCGCCTTCTCAGGAAGGAGGTCGAGCGGCACGATCGTCTACTACTTCGACGCGGACATGAACGAAACGGGGTATTCACTCTGGCCAGAAATGAGCCCTGAGATAGCAGTCCGAATCTTCGGACGCACATGGGCTGACGAGGCCCTCGACAAACTACACATCACTGCACAATGAACACACCCATGACTAACGCAGCCCGAGAGAAAGTGTTGCGGCTTGCCAACGAGAACTATCACAACGGCCAGCCCTCCATGCGGGACGCAGAATACGACGCGCTCTGGCGGGAACACCAGGACGCACGCGCCGACGATGCCCACGAGACGGACGACCCGGTGTGGCGCGACACCATCCTGAACAAGGTGGGGGCGGCCCCGCATCCGCAGTCCGGCTTCGCCAAGGCGAAGCACAGCTGCCCGATGCAGTCACTGGACAACGTGTTCGCCGGGGACGACGGCAACATCGATGAGCTGACCAAGTGGCTGGCGAAGCTGAACGACGACGAGGCCTGCAAAGGCTGCGCGCTCGTCGCCGAGCCGAAGATCGACGGGCTGAGCCTGCGGCTGACCTACGGGCTGAACCCGCGGCTGACGAAGGGGGTGGCACTGCTCAAGGCGGTCACCCGCGGCGACGGCGAGACCGGGGATGATGTCACGCTCAACGTGATGATGGCCGAGCTGGTGCCGCTGGAGCTGAACTGCGACCCGATCGAGATCAACGGCGAGGTCTTCATGACCTTCGCCGACTTCGAGGCGCTGAACGCCCGGCAGAAGGCAGCGGGCGAGGAGGTCTACTCCAACCCGCGCAACGCAGCGGCCGGCATCCTGCGGCGCAAGAACTTCGAGGAGGTGATTGGACAGGGGCTGTCGTTCATCGCACACGGCATCGCCTCTGGCACGTTGTCCGACTGTTACGGCGACGACGCGGAGTGGTTGCAATCGCTGGGGCTCAAGTTCGCACCGGCGGTCTACCTCCTCGCGGACGGCAGCCACCGAGCGACGGGCGAGGTGATCTCGCGGCTCCGGCTGAAGGAGATCGCCGATCAGCCCTATCCGACCGACGGAGTCGTGCTCAAGGTCAACGACTACGACCTGCGCAAGCACCTCGGCAGCACCTCCCGGGCGCCGCGGTGGGCCATCGCCTTCAAGTTCAAGCAGGAGGAGGTTGAGACCACGCTGAAGGCCATCACCGTCCAGGTGGGCCGCAGCGGCGTCCTGACGCCAGTCGCTGAGCTGGAACCGGTCGAGGTGGATGGGACCATCGTTTCCCGCGCCACTCTGCACAACGAGGACCAGATCAACCGCCTGGGGCTGCAGGTGGGCGACCGGGTGGTCGTTCGCAAGGCTGGGGCGATTATACCCGAAGTTTTGCGGTCGATTACGCACGGCGAGCGAAAGATCCAGAGCATCTTCTTCTTGACGAATCACATCGGCGACAAGTGCCCGAGCTGCGGCGGTATGAGCTTCGAGAAGCGGAAGACTGAGGACGAAGAGAAGGCGGCATCAGTTTGGATGTGCACCAACACCGCCGGCTGCCCGGCGCAGATGGCGGCCCGCATCGAGCACATGGCCAGCCGCGACTGCCTGAACCTGTCACAGATGGGCACTGAGCTGTGCGCTGAGATCGCGTTCCGCGCGCCGCTGGAGCTGGATGAGTTCGAGCACCCATTTGACCTGTTCGCGGCTCCTACGTCGTGGTTTGCCAACCTGTCGTGGACTACGGAGTCTGGCAGCAAGATGACCTTCGGCGCATCACGGGCGAACACACTGCGCAGGGCCATGGATGCGGCGGAGAAACTGCCGTTGCGGAACTGGATTGTCGCGCTGGGGATCCACACCATCGGGAAGAACACGTCGAAGGAAATCAGCCGGTTGTGCGAAAATACCCAGGAGCTGATCACGCATTGCTCGCATACGCAGGGATTGTTTCGTCGCATGGTGGACTATCACGAAGCCAAGCGGCAAAAGGAGTTCGACGAGCTGAAGGCAAAGTATAACATCAGCCATCACCTCGGCCCGGTGTCGCTGAAGAATCTGGATAACTTCGTGCAGAGCGAAATCGGGCATTACGTCCTGTGGGATTGCATCCCGGGCACCGTGAAGTCGGACAACTACGCGCCGGAACCCGTCAAGGCAGAGCCGGCGGCTGGCGACAGCCTGCTCAAAGGCAAGACGGTCGTGCTCACCGGCACAATCAGCGTGCCTCGTCACGTGATGGAGGCGGAGCTGGAGAAGGTTGGCGCCGTCCTCAGCAGCTCGGTGTCCAAGAAGACGGACTTCCTGATCGCCGGGGAGGACTGCGGAAGCAAGTTGGACAAGGCAAAGAAGGCCGGCGTGCGGATTCTCACGGAGGCCGAAGCGCGGGCGATGCTGTGACCGCGCAGCAAGCGGCGGCGACGCGCGGCGCGCAAATGTATCTGCCGTGGCCGGGTGACCCGACCGGGCAGACACCGCAAATGTTCTATCGGTGGACGCCGACGCGGCGCAACGACGGCGTGACGCACATCGGGCTGGAGTATCTCAGCTTCTGCGATCTCTGGCAGGGATCCAACATCAGCACCAAGGATGAGCAACTCACATTCGCCCGGGATCAACTGACCCCGATTCCGGGTGCGCAACAAATCGAACCAGAATGAACATCGCGACGGATTTACTGCCGTGGTTCATGGGTGGTGTGGTCGTCGGCATCTGGCTGGCGTCCGTGAGCGTTGTGTTAGGTCAGCGGCGCGCACGCAGGGCAGGGGCTGCTCAACTGGCGTGGACGCGTGGGATGCTCGACGCGCTCAACCGAGCTTCCGCGAATGCCCGCGCTGCGCTGCAGCGTGGGGATGTGGAAGCCTCCGAACACTATGCAGCCGAGTTTTGGGCTATCAGCGCGGAGCTCGATCTGCACTTCAAGAAATACACCGATGAAAAAAAAGACAAATAACACCGACGACACCGGGCTCTTCAGCGGGGTCATTCCGGAAGGAGCGAAGGACACACCACCGGAGCTGCAGGCAGCGCTGGACCGGATATTCCCGGACGTGGTCACAGCCGAGGTGGTTGCGATGATGGCAGTGGACCTCTGGAGCGAGCACCCTGACTTCCCGCGGAGGGACTGGCAACACGAGGTGGCCGAAGGCAACGTGCAGAGCGGATACTGGGAGTGGGCGAACTCGCAGTGCGAGCAGCGGGATGCCGAGGAGGAATGCGTCCACGACTGGAAGACCACGCGTTCCTACGGAGCCACCGTTGGTTACGACGCCGAGTGCACCAAGTGCGGAGAAGAGACAACATTCACGCCGAGCGACGACTGATGCGCGACCAACCAAAAAAGTACGGCCGCGCGTCGAGCTATTCGCAAGACAGAAGCACGACGGATGGGCGAGCTGGGGAAACGAAGTCGAAAGCGATATCAACCTGCAATAACACAATGAACCTATACATCATCAACGTAGTGGAGGGTGTCGAACCCGAAGTGCACGGCCCATACAAGAACGCCGCCGAGCGGCTCGACGCTGCGCGCGAAATGTTCGACGATGAGGACGTCATCATGCGACTCAACATCGACAAGGACGGAGTGCCGGAGGTCGAGAGCTTTTCACACAATGAAATGGAGGGCGACTGATGAGCAACGGAGGCAAAAAACTGACTCCACAGGCAATCACAGAGGCCATCCGCCGCGGCGACCTGACCATCGCAGACTGCGTGGAGGCAGCCAGCGCTGCCCAGCCCGACCCGGACCGTGTTGCCGAAATTGTGGCGCTGGCTGGTGGCGCGTCGACCGAAGGTGAGACGGAGGTGGATGACAATGCGATTGTCAGCGAAGGCGACGATAACGGCGCATATGTGTCGGCGTGGGTGTGGGTGTCGTTCGCTGGCACACGGCTCGACAAGGAGGCCGACACTGCGCTGGGCGTGTTCAACCGGGCGAATGCCGCCGGCAAACCACTGGACTGCTACATGGTTGTGCGAGAGTGCCGCAGCGGACAGGAGTGGGTGCGTCCAATCCGAAAGCGGGAGAAGGTGGACCTGGAAGCGCTGATCCGAAAATGGGCGAAGGAGGAGTTCAACGGTGAACTCCGACTGGATGGAAAGCTCATGCCAAAACTGGAGGGCGATTACTACGCCAGGATCATCACCGACGGTCGCCCGCCCGACTCGGTCGTCGTGTGGGCCTCCGGCGGATTCTACCTGAAGGGGGACGAATGAACGCACTGCCGTATGCCACTGCCTTGGTGCGCTTTCAGGAAGCGTTGATCGTTTATGCGGCGGCCGCGAAGGCGCAAAGTCACGCGAACAGCGAGACGAACCGCCGGCGGGTCCACGACGCGCAGGTCACCGTCACGGCACTCTATAACGCCACACTGACCCAGCTGCAGCACCTGAACGTGGAGCCTGCGATTATCGACGGACTGTAACCAACACCAACACCAACACCAACCAAACCAATGGGATTCACATCATATACATGTGCTAAGACCAACCTCCCCATCCTGAACAGCAACAGCTGGGGATACATGCCCGAGACATACGAGGTCGCGATGCTGTTCAAGAACGGCGACCGCGTCACCGGATCTTACGACGGCTACGGCCGGGTCGACCTCGATATCGGAGTCACCGTCGAGTCCATCCATGCGGCCATGGAAAACAAGGAAGCGAAGCTGGTGCTGCAGAAGTTCTGCACGCCGGGAGACACGTTCGAGTCTATCGTCGGTTTCAGCCGCCGCGAGCCCGGACAGGGCCACTTCCACGATCCAGCCCGGATCAGGAAGTGGTATGACAAGGGGGGCTTCAAGACCTACGCGGCATATTGCAAAGCCGAAGCGCGGCAAATTCCTAATCCACCATGCCCAAAATCATGAACAAGACAACGTGCGTTATCCTCGCGCTGGCAGCCTGCACGCTGCTGCTAATCGGCTGGCGCAACCGCAGGAGGACCAAGTGAAATTGACACTGCCGGCAGCGTTTCTGGAAGACTTGGTCGACACTCTGAATGAACTGGCTGACGATGTCGAAGATGCTGGTTACCCAGCGCGGGCGACCAGCGCACGGCGCAAGGCAGAGAGGCTGCGGAAGGCGATAGTGAAGGTGATAGTGAAGGCGATACCAACCAAGGAAAAACAATGAACAAATCCCAATCAGCTATCAACGGATGCCTCCTGTTCCTGCTCCATCGTTTCGATGACGGACACGGGGCCGATCTCGAAATCCGGCAGCGACTGCCGAAGTATCGGTTCGACGAACTGGCCGGCATCCTGGGTGATCCACAGGAGCACGTGCTCGGGCGGTGGAAGTCGTGGTGCCGCGGACCGTATCACATCTTGGACGTCCATAAATTCGGTATTACCAAGCTGACGCTGGTAATGGAGTGGCTGCGTCGGAATTCGATCAAGCACCGCTTCACCGCGGAATTCTCGATATGAAGACGCACACCACCAATCGCGTTTACCGGGTACGCTGCAAGTCAGGACTCATGGGCTGGAGGACCCGGCTCCGGAACAACTACAAATCCTTCGAGGAATGGGAGTCGTCTTCCGACATGTGGGGCCTGTGCCATCGACTCGGCTACGGCACTGCGGAAGGCGCATGGAGGGCGAACCCAGTCGTGGAAGGGAGCGTAAACGCCGGCGATTTCAGGAGGGTGAAATGAGCCGTCGCCAACTGACCTACAGACGCACATCTAAAATACCAAAACAACCATGACAACAGTTCACATCGGAATCGAGACGTGGAGCTACGAAATCGAAGGCAATTACACGAACATCTGCAACGACGACGGCGAGCACGTCTGCCAGCTGCCATGGGCTGCGAAGGACGAGGTGGAAGTTCGCGCCGCGGCCTACGGGTTCGGCGCGGGTCGTCGCCTCGGCGAGCAATTCGGACGCGCGACCCAGTTGCGCGAAATCCAAAAGGCGCTCGGGATACCGACGACGGAGGTGTCGGTCGGTGTGGGTCGTCGCCTCGGCGAGCAATTCGAACGCGCGACCCAGTTGCGCGAAATCCAAAAGGCGCTCGGGATACCGACGACGGAGGTGTCGGCATGAGCGACGAGCAGACGTTTCAAATTCCGGTCACCTGGGAGATGTGCGGATGGGTGACAGTGAAGGCTGCCGACATCGAAGCAGCGATCAAGAACTTCGATCCTGATTCGCACGAGCTACCCACGGACTCCGAATACGTGTGCGGATCGTTTCAACTGACCAGCGACGATCCTGACGTCGTGAAGGCCATGACGCCATGAACCACCACCTGAGAATCGTGACAAAGAGAATTGCCGGGTACACCGCCCATTTCTTCCGCTACCAGGCCACGACGGACATGGGGTTCGACTGCTCGCTGCTGTGCGAGGTGGGTCAGCCCTTCATCCCCGGGTTCGAGCGGATGATCGAGGCGAGGAAGTTGGACCTGGCGGTCGTGAAGATACCGGAGCGCCCGTGGATGATCACGGTACCGCGGCGTCAGCTGGTCGTCGCAGCCGAGAAGCACGGCACCGGTGTGGACATCTGCTCGGTCTGCAGCCGGACATTTCCGCCCGGTGAACTGCGCGACATCACAGAGGCCGACTTCGATCTGATATGCCCCGAGTGCGAGGAGAAGAAAAACCGAAAACCCAAATCATGCTCAACCAACAGAACCACGAACCCATCGCGGCGGCGGAATACTTCTCGCTGATGCGTCTGCTGCAGCACCTCGAGAACCAGGGACCCATTCCCGGTGCCGAGGAGACCGACTGGCAGGCGATTTACGCCAAGCTGAACGCCAGCTGCCTGCGCACCAGGAACGCGGAGCGAAGTCCACAGGACGACGCGGAGTCCATACCCGGGATCAGATTCGCAGTGTCGAACGACGGCGGAAAGACTGGCGTGGCCTGGCGTCGTAATGTTCACCAGGCACTGGATTATCTCGACAAGCAGAACGCCAGCGGTGGGGATTATGCAGTGGTGGCGGTGCGTTCGCAGCAGGTGCCGAGCGGGGGAGCAGCGTGAGCGCGCTCAGACTGCCGATCAAGCTCGGCCTTGGCTTCCTGCTGAGCGACAGCGGTGAGCAGGTGATTGCGGATCGCGCCAAGGCGCGGCGCATCGCCGACGAGATGGCGGCGCAAAAGACCAAGCAGTGCGCGCCGGAGAAGAAGTCCAGGTGGCACGGGATGAACGGTCGCGCCAGCGGCTTCCAGTGGCACGGGGTCGTCTGGAGCTGCGACGAGTATCACCGGATCAGTTTGGCTGGTCAGCCCGTGGGGGTGCGCAAATGAGCAAACTCACCGATCTGGCTGACCACTGCAATGCGGGCGCACAGAACGTCGCTGGACTTCTCATCGCGCTCGGCGCGGCTGTGAAGGAGTATGCGAACGGACCGGCAGCACTTCGCTGCGAGCCGTCCCTGAAGTGCATCATCGGACACATCAGCTTCCTGCTCGGAGAGTCGTTTGGTCCGACATCGAGTGCACTGGAGCAATACGCAGAACAACAGAATAAAAAATGAACAAACTCATCAACCCAGTTTCCGGTGAAGTGAAGGAGATCACCATCTTCGATCTCCTGGAAAGAATGGACCCGGAAACCCATGCCTCAATCATGGAGATGTCAGCCAGGTATCCGGACAAGGAGGCCCTCGTCCTGTTCGAGTGTCTGCAGATGGACAGCTCACACTGCGGCCATCTCAGCGTGCTGGCGATGGGGCCGAGCAACAGCTGGCCTCTCTCCAAAGTGGAGGAGGCAGGGTTCCGGCTCGGGGATGTCCCCAGCCGGTTCCTCTACCCGGTGGCCTACGTGGACTATCGTAAAAAAGAACAACCATGAAACTACAATCACCAACAGGGAAGGACATCGTCGGCACCGAGGAGCGGATCTCGGGCGTGGCGCAAATCGTCAATGCCGGCATCGAAGCGCCGCAAGTCGACGGACGGTATGACATCGACTACGAAGGCACGACCGACGTGGATTGGGATGCGCAAGAGACGCGGGTCGCTTGCGGTCAACGCATCTTCGTGGACTCGGAGGGTGCTCTGTGGCTGGAGCGCGAGCTGAAGCTCGTGGCGGAGACAGATGAGGAAGTCGACCACACGGAGGAAGCTCAGTGAAAACCATCAAAGAGATCGCGGCGGACTGCGGGCTCGACTCACACTCACTGCGTCCATCGACGCTGGAGAAGATCGTGAACGACATTTACACCGGCTCCACGCTCTACGAGGAATCCCTTTACGAGATCATCGGCGCGCTCTACCGGCGCATTGAGAAGCTGGAGGGATACGAGGCTGGCTATCGAGCGACGCTCTCGAAGATCCTGCTGTGGCTGGACGATCTGGGGTACGGCAACAGCAGCCTGTCGATCGCGGACAATATCCTTCAGACACTCGGGGAACAGCGGGAGCGCATTGAGAAGCTGGAGGAGCAGAAAGAGTGCTACATCGCCGAGATCAAGGCGCTGGAGTCTGCCGTCGCTGGCAATGCTTCGCGGATAGCGAAGCTGGAGGAGGAGGCGTATCGCGACGAGTGGAATTGCCCCTCCTGCGGAGGCGAAAGCGAAGACGACGACGACGCGCGGCGGTGTCATCCATGCGGCCTCCGCTTCCCTCCTGCGGAGGAGGCGCCATGAGCAACTCTCGTTCGCCACTGACCGACCGGCTCGACACTCGGCTCGCCAACCAGCGAGCATGGAGTCACGGGGATCATTACGCTGAGATGCGCGAACACGCCCGGCTTATGGAGGAGCGCGCGACCGATCTGAAACAGCTCGTCTGCGACATGATCAACGGGTTCGAGGAAGGCATGCTGAACTGCGAGTCCGATGCCGACGAAGGCGTGCGGGGCGCGCGGAAAACCTACAAGGCATACTGCGCCATCCTTGCGAGGGCGCGAGCGGTGGAGGAGGAGGGCGTCACGATGCACGCCACTGAAACCACCGAAGTCGTGATCGCGAATGCGGCGACTGTCCAGCAGGCGCTCGAAGCACTGACGCACGACCCAGAATCCGATGCTTGGACCTACTCTCGATACAGAGCCACGCTGAGGAAGGACGGGCGGTTTATCGCAATCGTTACGCCCGACGGGCGTAACGCACTCTCGGAGGATGCCGAAGCTGAACTCCTACACGCATTGAACCAACCCAAACCCATATGATGTCAAAAACTCACAGCGAAGTCCTCGCGCGGATGATCGCAGAACAAGCAACCGGAATCGCGGAGCAGCCGCATGGCCTCGGGGCGCTCTACACGGCGCCGTGGAATGACAACGGGACCGTGCGCCCCGGCGGAGAGAAGATCGAGACCAAGGAGGGCGCCTACGACCTCCTGCGCGACGGGCGGGGTGTCGCGGTGCCCGGCGCCGGCGCGGGGAGCTACTACCAGTTCTTCGAGGAGCTGGGGTTTGCGGAGGTCCAATCCGTCGAGACTTGCAGCAGCGCCGGCGACTGGACACTGGCGGTGAAGGATGGAGAAGATGGCGACTGGTATCTCGCCTACCAGTCGCAGCGTTACCCGTATCACGGGTTCAACTACTCGGTGGACTTCAGTCAGGGGTTCTCCACGGTCGAAGCACTGTGCGACGACCTCAACATGCGCGGATGATGAGAGAAATCATCATCTACTCGTCGAACGGCGAGCTGCGCGTAGGCCCTGAAGATGGGATCGTCGACAACGTCAGGTCCGACTACTACGGCACCGACGAGCTGAAGACCATTGACCGATTCGACATCGAGGAGTTCTGCATGTTCTGGGGCTGCGAGCCGCAGAGTGGTGACATCCTGGACTTCGGATACTGGGAAGGTGAGCGATACGAGGCGCCGGTGATGGAATGGCGCTTGGATACCGTTATCCCGATGCTGCTGGAGGAAGCTGCGCAGGTCGGCACTCTGGACAAAGTGGGGAATGCTACCACACCAGGCGAGCTGTTGAGGTTGATCGCCCGCGGGTTCGCCTTCGGCTCGGTGCCCAAAGAACCGCGAGCACCGGAGGCTCGATGAACCGCAAGACATCTTACGCATGCTCCGGCATCATCGCCTGTTGGGTATTGCTCAGCTGGCAGATCGCCACCTTCCCGGCGGATGCACCGGACGCGCCGGAGATCGTAGCTCCTCCTGCGTCCGCTCCAGAACCGGAGGCGCTCCCGCTCCCTACCGATGAACCCGAGGCGCTCCCGCTCCCTACCGAGCGCGACATCACCGGCGTGCAGCTTATGCTGACGCAGGAGTGGCCGAAACTCAGACCCAAATCAAAATGACCATTGAACGAATCGCACAACTGAAAAAAGACCTGGATACCGCGCTCGCTGACGCGCTGAACCAGGCGGAGACGCTGCAATTCTACGCCCGGGTGCTGCGGCAGGCGGTGCTCACACACGGAGGAGAACTGCGCGTGGATCCCTCACTGAGTGACCAGGCCAGGCAGGACACACGGGCGTTGGAATTCAACGGCGGCGGCGTGAGGCTGATCGGCGCTGTGAAAGACACGGAGGACGTCGCCGAAACGATACCGCGTTATCTCGACCCGCAGTCGCCCCCGCGTCTCCTGCGTGCTTACCTCAGCGGAGACGAAGACTACGTGTCAGAGCTGGAGCACGAAAGCGGACCCGACGGCTGCGCCGAGGGGTGCCCGGCCTGCGCAGACGAAGCGGCTGCCCGGCCCGGCAGCAAGCAGACCCTGCGGTATGGCGCGCTGTGCAATCTTCTGCTCGATGCCGACCGCCGCCGCAGCCATCCCGCCGAAACCGAGCAAGCCATTCGGCTCATCGTCACCGCGTTCGCCGAGTCTGAAGAACTGCCCGTCGAGGGAGAACAATGAACTGCACCACCTGCCACGAGCCCATCGTGCTGACGCCGTCGGCCCAGGAGCGCGCGCGGAAGGACGTCTGCGGAAACACCGCGGCGTTCTACACGTCGCTGTTCACGACGCATGCGGACTGCCAGCTTGCCAAGAGGGTCGCTGACACCAGCCGACTCATCGAGACACACTACAGGAGGGGCGCTGATGAGTGACACCCAGGTCAACTGCAGCATTGAACGCGTGGACCTGCCGAACGACAATGGAGCCATGAAGCCCAGCACGCGACTCACCTGCAGCCGCTGCAGCTACGTGGTCGAGTGCCTGGGGCAGAGGGGGAGATCCACACGGCGCTGTCTGACCATGCTGCACGAGGGATGTCCGAAGAAGGAAGCCAACACCTATAAGACTCAGAAATGACCGACACCGAAAAAACCATGCGAGAGGAGCAGTGGATGCTCTCCGCCGAGCTGCTGCTCACGCCCGCCTCTGTGCCCGAGCCGCCGATCGTGACGGCCTTCAGGCTGCTGGATGAATCGCGATGGGAGCATTTCCGCGATTCGCTCGTCGACAACCCTGCGTTGCGATTCTTCAACCCCGAGTTGCGCGAGTTCTCCTGTGCCTCCGGCTGGGAGGACCTGGCAGACGAATACGACGTCCCGGAGTATGCGGATTGCTGGCGCATCGACGTCTCCATGCCCGAAGCTGCTCGGCAGTTCTGCCGGGATTTGCGGGCGCTCGTAGGCAGCGAGGAGACTGCTGATCGCACTGTGCGATACTTCCAGCCGATCTTTCGCGGTCGGCTCGTGCTGTCGGTGAATCACATGACGAACTGCCTGACGCCCTACTTTCAGGACGAGGACGACTCCAGGTTCCGCGTCACGACGGACATGCTGAAGCATCGCGGATTGACCCGCTGCCGGCTCGCCGGTGGATTCACACTCATCAACGCATGACGGAAACTGACAAACAATGGCCGGCGACCGTGCGCATCAAGGTGGATGTGTGCCCCCGCTGCGGCGGAACGCACGAGGTCGTCGAGTATCGCAGCTTCGGCCTGGGCGACCAGCAGTTCACCCACTGGGCCTACTGCGAGGCGACGGGCGAGCCGCTGCTGCTGAACATGGGCGCGTCGCGCCGACACCCGGACCAATTCCTGGTGCGCTTTCTCGGCACCGGACAGAAAGCCAAGTGCGCTCCCAACCCGGACTACCCCGACGGTATTCACATCAAGGCGCTCAACGCCCAGGTGGGCGCTGCCTGCACGGCGCCGCTACCGTGGCCGGCGAAGGAGATCGGCGCTTGGAAGGTGGAGTGCGTCATCTGTGGCGCGCGCGCGGCATGCACGACAGCCGGGCGACCGGACGACCCGCGCTCGATCGAAATCAACTGCAAAACAGAAAACCAACCAAAATGAATAACATTTGCGCCGACCCAAAGTTGGCGATCGAATGTCCGCGTTGTCGCGTCTACCGCCACGAACGGATCCCTGGAACAGCCATGCGCTGCCTCAACTGCCACGTCGAGTGGAACATCCCGAAGGACCTGAAGCGGTTCCGGCACATGCACCCCGCACGCCGTCGCGGCACAATCAGCGGATGCGAGCAGTCCGTCCACGACACGGTCCTGCTGGCCGAGTCTGAGGGGGAGGCGAGGGCCTACGTGCGCGCGGTGCACGGCACCGACCACTTCGTCATCCCGGTGATCGACGGAAAGGATTACGGATGAGCGCGAAACGATCCGTCCGCGAAGAGCATGTGCAGCGCCGCCTCGCTGTTGTTCGCGGCTTCGCTCCGCGCTACGAGGCGGGCGAGACCTCGGTGGCGCTCAGCAAGGAGGCGGGCATCAACTGTGTGACACTGCTGCGTTATCTGCGGCTGTTGGGCGTTGCGATACGTCCGAGGGGCTTCAAGAAAGGGGCGCCGAACTACAAAATCAGGAAGGTGATGAACCACTCGGAGCTGCTGCGATTGTTCGACCGGGGCGACACGCTGGTGTCCATCGGGGCGAAGCTCGGCATCACCAGGGAACGGGTGCGGCAGATTGCAATCAACAACGGGCGGTCGACGCGGTGACATAGCCGGCCGAACATCGGAACTGTCCGCGAGGCGGTGCTGACTGGCGAGATCGACCTGTCGCACAACAAGGCTGGCGTCAAGAGGTAGCGAGGCTGGAGGTGGAGCGGATGGTATGGGCGCGCAACCGCATGGATGGCTGGAAGGTTGAGGCATACCAACGCGGCAAACACGTCGGACAGTTCACAGTTGAGAGGCACGAATTCACCACATAAAAAACCAATGAGCTACACATACACAAAACTGATCGCGCTGAAGGTCCGCAGAGATGCGGCCGAGGAAGCCTACGAGGACGAGATGGACACCAACCGCGAGCAACGGGCCGACGAATCTGAGGTGGACTACACGAAGCAGAACCGCCTGCAGGAGAAATTCGACAAGCTGGTAAGCCAGGTGTGTGACATGGAGAAGCAGGTGATGGAGCGCATGCGCTCGCTGCCGCCTCCGGAGTTCGCAAGTGTCGTGCCTCCGGAGGGCCTCTACATCTACACCGCTCTGACCGCTAAAGGCAGGGAGCTGACCGTCGTGACTTGTTGCGGCGGAGAGGTGGGCTACCGGATCGCGCTACACAAAGCGGACACCGTATGCAGACGCGACGGCCTTTCGCTCGCCATCAGCCTGGACTTCAACTGCCGGACCGATGCGTGAACCGCATACACCCATGAAAACAACCTACGAAGATGTAGCAAGCCCCCTTGCGGCGAAGAAAGGAGTCAAGCCATGCAGGTAAGCATCGACGACGCAGAGGAGGACCACGGCACGCTGGTCGTGCATCTCGAGCGCGACGACAGTGCGAGCCTCGGCGGATACGGGAACGATCTGACGCTGCGGCTGCCGCTCTACGCGCACGAGGCGCAGGACATCATCGACGCCCTGACTCCGATTGCGAATGCTGGGAAGAGAGAAGGCGCACAATGAAGCGCGGCCAAAAAATAGCACAGACCGCGGTGCGCAACTTCCTGAGCGGACGCACCGAGCCGGTGACCCTATTCCGCGTCTCCTGCGTCGCTGACGAGGCCGCCCTGGCGCGGCGCAAAACGGGACTGTTCGCGAGTCTGTTCGATTACGAGGTCCTGCTGCCGGACGACTGGACGTCACGCTGGCTCGGCTCCTCGGGATCCTCGGACAGCATGTGCTACGCCGTGCCGCGCGCCTGGCGGGCCGGTCAGACTCCAGGCAGTCTGCTGATGCCGGGGAGGCTGACGGAAGTGCGCTCGGAGGACTTTGCCTGGTGACGATCTGTGAGGCGATGAAAACAACCCGACCAATATGAGAACACGCGAAAAATTGATATTCTTGAAGAATTTCCCGAGGCGGGCATCCGTGCCGGCACAACTGCGCTACATGAAGGATGCGGGCGCCGTGGTGATTGTGGGGTGGAATGCTGCTGTAGGAACTGGATCCCCTTGGGATTGCTACGCGTTTCTGGTAGTCCTGGATCGCGTCTCCTACTTATTCTTCGAGCAGATGGATCGGTGCGACGGCGAGTATTTCGAAATGCACGTCATCACGGACTACGCAATGTTCCCCAGGATAAAAAGTGACGGAGCTATTGAGTTTGTTCCGCCTGACGAGCTGAAGAAGGTATTCCGGGAGTTCTTGCACAGATGCAGGGAGGCACTATGAAACTTTGCCTGGTAACAATCAAAACACTATGAACAAAGGCGACAAGGTAGTTTGCATCAACGACGACTTCGCTCCGCTGTTCGTCCGCGTCTACAGGCAGCTGCCCAAGAAGGGCGACATCTACACCATCCGGGAGGTGTGTCTGCGGCGCGAGACGATTCGGGGCTCGGATTCTGCGACCGTCGCGCTGCTGCTCGAAGAGCTGAAGAACGACGTCGACCCGACTCACAAGGGCGGGGAGGAACTGGCGTTCAAGCAGGAACGATTCGCGCCGCTGGAGACGCTGGAGGAGGAAGAAGAAATCGACGCATATGCCCCGGCACAGCTCGAACTGCAACCGACCTAAGCCGAAGCAATCTCCGACGAAGAAAGTCCGCCGTGCGAAAGTCTGGGACGGCAGGACCGTCGTGGACATCGAACTGCCCCCGGGCGTTGCGCTGGTGGTCAACAGCGCGCACGGGAAGCGACTCGCCGGCGTCGCGGTGATGGCCTACATCGGCGGTCGTGGACGACGCGGATGCTGCAGGAACCAGATCACGAAGCGCTTCAACCCGGACAACTTCCCGTCGATGCTTGCCTGTATCAAAGCCGCCATTCGATGGCGGCGCAAAGCGGAACATCTACTCAACCAATTCACCAAATGACTGAAATGACTGAAACAACAAATCCGAATATTCACTGGGCCTCTGTCGATCCGAGGTTCTTGCAGAAAGTCGACCGCGTATTCGACGCGTCCCCGACCACCGTATGGGTCGAACTGCTGCAGAACGCCCGCCGCGCCGGGGCCACCCGTGTCACCGTGCATCTGACGGAGGGGGAGGACGGATGCGCCGCCTGCGTCGTATGCGCGGACAACGGCAAGGGCCTGGAGAGTCCCGCGCCGTTGCTGCGCCTGGCGGGCCGAGGATGGAGCGACGAAGTCGAGCACGAGGAAGACCCGGCCGGTATGGGTTTCTTCTGCCTGTCGAACATCCCGAGCGTCTGGGTGAACTCCTGCGACTGGACGGCTGAATTCACACCGGCGGCGTTCCGCGGCGAGGTGGGCGTCGAGCAGTTGAAAATCTCGCCTCTGGATGGCTTCTCTGTGGAGTTCGCGTGGGAGTCGCAGAAGGTAGTCAACCTGAGCGCAGCGCTGATGGAAGCCGCACAGTTCTGCGGGATCCAGGAGGTCAGCGTGCAGATCGACGACCGGCCGGCGACTGTGATCGAGCCCAAGGACTTCCTGCACGACACTCAGATGCCTGTCCGGGAAGTTCCGGAGCTTGGTGTGCGCATAGGGGCGCGGCATCTCCTCGCCTACCGGTATGACGATCACGTGCGGGTTACGCTGAATTTTCGCGGCGTCTCCATCACCTGGGGCAGTGCAGATCTCGGCGAGATCATCCCCAAGCTGCGCCACTGTCACGTCGAGGTGCAGGTTGACGTGCTCCACACGCGCGTGCTTCAGTTGGTGCTGCCGGCCCGCAATGCGGTGAAACACAACAGTGGACGCGATGCGCTGCTGGAGGAGATCGAGCGCACGATATACCAGTGGCTGATCGTGCGGCAGACGGTCGACCCCAAGAATACGCACGACCTTCCATACGCGCTCTACCGTCGCGCCAAGGAACGGTTCGGGCTGGTCATCGAGGAAGCCGGCTTCAACCTAACGGCATACGGCGACGCGGATTACACTGGCCGGGAGCATACGCGCGTGCTAATCGACCCGGCGACGCGCGCGTGGACCTTCTTGAAGTATCTCATCGGCGAACACAACGCGACCGTAGACCCAGACGCGTGCATCAACGCCTACCGCACGAGAGACGAGATGCGCGGCTACGCGTGGTATGACAGCATTCCGTTGCTGCTGGGGGCGGTCGTGAAGATCGACGGGAAGGAGATTGCGCAGGAGGATTTGAGCGACCAGTTGGGCAAGGCGCAGCATCAGCTTGCGGACAACATCGAGGTGGCCCTGCACATGAGTGACGCGCGCACGATCACGATCAACCCAGACGTGATTGTGCTGGGCGACACGAAGTTTTCTTCGTGGAGTTCTGCTATGGATGAGAACAGCGTCTATCTGCGCGCGACCATCAAGACCGAACCTGATCGCATCGACGACGTCGCAAGAACGCTGACAGCGGAATTGTTCGAAGCCTACACCGAAGGCGACGGTGACAGTATAGAGGACCAGGAGCGCGAATTCCTCCGTGATGCGACGGTCTGGCTGTTCGAGTTCTGCGGGCAGATCAAGCGAGCGCTGCGTTACAGGGTGAACGCTGTGATCGACGATATCGATTGGGTTGCACGCAACGAAGGCGTAGTCTGGACTCTGCGCCACGACGGGCGCAAAGGCAGCCGCTACAACGACAACCGCATCGAGCTGCACAGCTTCCAGCTGTCCGCCGATGAGGATGCGAATCACAAGATGGTGTCCATACACAAGGACGGCAAGGCGGGGCGGATCGAAGAGCTGGTCTCTGAACAGCCCGTCACGCTGGAGCGTGTCCGTGCCTACCTCGCGAAAGAGCATGGGATTGACGCAGCGAACGACCAGTGGTTCGGGGATGTGGTCAGGTCGGCTGTCGACCTGGACGCGTGGGAAAAACGACAATAAAAAAACTCCAATGAATGAAAATATAGCCCTCACGGGCACACCAGAAGAGAGCACCCGATTCGTAACGCCACAGGCACTGCGCGAGTTCGTCGAGTGGGCTTCGGAAATCTTCGCAAGGTATACGAGCCTGAAGCCCGACGCCGGCGATACTCCGGAGGTGCAGGAAGAGACCGCGGAGAGCATACAGAGAGACCAGGCGTATCTGGACGCCTTCGTCGCGGCGTGCAAGGAAGCGCAAGACACACAGCAGCGCGCGTTGGAAACGTCCAGGCGTATCGACCTCGAGGAAAACCAGCGCAAAAATAATGTCGCGCTGGGTATGCTCATGGCCGCGGCCGACGAACTGAGGAAGGAGCGCGACGCATTCAAAGCCGACCTCGACAGAGTCAGCAGCAAGCCGAGCTCGTCGCCTTCAGTTGACCCTGTCCCCGGCTGGCTGTGGAAGCAGCTGGGTGGCTTAGCCGCCGAGCGGGACGCAGCCCGCGCCGAACTCGTCGTCCTTGGCAGTGCGTGCGACAAATTCAGGATCGCGGAGAGCGCGATGCGCATCGAGCGCGACGCGGCGAAGCGGGAACTCGCGGAGATGAGTGCCGCGCTGGACGCGGTATTGCGAGAGCGCAACTGGTGGCGCGATCATCCATACGCCGACCGGCGGCGCAGTCGGTCTTCCACCACCGACGGGGAGGCACAAGCGTGAAGGACCCTGACGTAGCGAAGCGCGCTGCCGAGCGGGTCAGCGCCCTGCTGGAGGTCGTCAATGCCCAGCATCCCGGCGAATCGCTGGACGCGCTGATACATGACTGCGCCTCGGAGCAGGCGTCCGCCGTCAACAACAACGGCCAGCCGGCGCAGGTGGAATACCTGCTGACGAACGGCTGGACCGCCGAGGACATCCTCGGGCGGCTGCGCATCCAGAAAGAGGAGGAGGCGGTATGACCGATCAGGAATACGCGAATTGGCGCGATAGGGATGGAGCGCTGTGGGCGAGCTTTCTGCATGGCACCATGGATCCGATCGTCATCATGGGCATCCCAGCCGGACGCCCTGAAAACCGCTTCATCGAGGGGATCGTCATTCAAAGCGCGACGGCCCTCTATCCGGTGGGCTACGTGTCGTTCGCGTGGACCGCGGAAGCGTTCGAGTTCGTAGATGGCGAAATCTCATTCAGACCAATCCTATGATTACAAGTCGCGGAAACCCAGACGGACCGTTCCCCAACGGGAAAGAGCAGGAGGTCGTGCATCTGCGCATCGGCGTCGATCAACACGACCCTAGGAAAGGCGGGCGACCGCTGTGCAACAACCGCACGTGGAACCTGCTCTGGACCAACCTGCGCACCGAGGTCACATGCCCGACGTGCCGGGATTACATCGACGGCGACCGCGAGGACGCCCATCTCAACCATGAATACTGACCCCATCATCCCGTGCCCGACCTGCGAGGGCTTCTTGACCGAAAAACCAGGCGGCGCTGCCTGCAAGCACTGCGAGGTGTTGAACCCCTACTGGGAGATGTCGGAGCGCCGCAAAGCTGATCGCGCGAAGATGCTCGCGCTCATGATCAGGATGTGCGACGCGCTGAAGGTGCCGTTCACGATTGAGCGCGAGCTGAACCGACGCGCGGAGATCCGCATCACCGGCCCGACAGGCTTGTCCGCGACGCTCGACTTCGACGGGAAGTCCTGCCAGCCGGACACGTTCGTGGTGAGCTGGCACATGGACATTGGCCCTGCTTACGACAGGGAGACCATCATCCGGGCGGACTTCTGCGAGGATCCGGAGGCGCGCAACCCGTTTCACAAGCGGAAGGCGACGGACGTGTGCCGCGGGTTCGACCAACTGATCGTCCTGATGAGCCGACGGCTGCAGCGCATCGCTGACGGCACGGCCACGGAGTAAGCAGCGAGGAGAATCAACAAACGCGAACTCAAATGATCGCATCAACGTCAGACATGAGCACGAACGCAGCCAACGAGAAACCGAAAAGCAAGCTTCCAGATGGGCGCGGGAATCCAGCCTACCATGTCTGGTATGCTCGTAATGTCCTCGGAGTCAAACCTCGCAAGCCACGCGCCGAAGGTGCTCCTCCCTGCCTGGTCGACGGTAAGCAGAATCCCGCATATCAGCGCTGGTATTACCGCAAGAAGCATCCAAATGCGAGAATGCGCCAACCGTTGAAATACGGCATACCTTCTAGGATCAACGGTAAACGAAACCCCGAGTACACGCGTCGATACAACCAGTCCGAGAGCGGCCTGGCTGCAGCCGCAAAACGCCGCGAAAAGCCCATCGCTGAAGGCAGGCCTCCAGCAAATAGGGGTCTCAAGTGCGCTTACTGCGAGGTGCGCGCGACTGGAGTGCCGGTCAAGAACGGAGTCATCATCCACGGACCCCGCAGCAAGGGCCATAGCCGCGGAAAGAGCCAGCGTGTTGGTATGTTCATCTGTCGCGAATGCTGTCCCGATGGACGACTGACTCCAGACCGCGCTCAGGAACGCATCAGAACTCATACCCGCATCGTGTCAGGCGAACTCCCGGAAGGACCGCTCACATTCGCCCGCCCGCTGCGTGCCGCCAGAGACGTAGCAGCGGAGGAGTATCGGGAGCCTGTAGCGCTGGAATTGCTGGAGGAGAGCCTGTCCGAACTCGACGCGCGCGCACGTCTCATAATACGGATGCGCGCTGATGGATTCTCGCTCGATGAGGTCGGGACAAAGGTTGGCCTCACACGGGAGCGCATCAGGCAGATCCAAAACGAAGCGTCTCTCAAGTTGCGGAAGATCTTGCGCAAACGTGAACGCGAACTCGACAACCCAACACAGCAATGAAAGTAATTCAGCTCAGCGGAGCCATGTGGGGCTTCATGCAGTCCATGTACAACCTGTCGACGGACATGCCGCCCAAGGGAGTGACTACGTCACAGGGCGACCACGTGTTCCCCATCAAGGGCAGGCCCGATCGCATCGCGGCCGGCATCGCCACGCCCTACGGGTGGCGGGTCGACGACGACGCCAAGGAGCATCACTACGCGTTCCTCTCGGAAGGGATGCGCAACGGGCGACCACTGATCAGTGGCGACAACGAGTCATCCGCGTTCTACCCGGAGCGGCTGTTCATCTGGGGCGACGACAACGAGGGCAACGACCTGACGCACGAGGAGCTGCTGGCGGCGCTGGGGCCCATCCTGCGACGCGGCAGCGCCGGCTTCTGGCATCCGACCAGGGTGTGGCGTGGCTACCGCGCCGGCCTGCCGACGTTCTACCGGGCGCTGCGGGCGCACACGGACATCGGCGAGACGTGGTATGGGGCGATGACGACGCTGGCCGGCAAGCTGCCGGAGGGCTGCCAGTGGACGCCCTACGAGCACCACGGGCAGCTGCTGATCATGAACGAGCTGGCGGAGGTGAAGGCATGAACGAGCACATCGTGAAGTTGGATTGTGCAGAGAGGGAAGCTCTGCGCAGCTGGCTGGCGAACCCGAACGGCGCACTGAGCGAGCACAAACGAGAGACCACATTCGAGGAGCGCGCGCGCTGGGCAAGTGCCCGGCAGGAGTATCCCGATGGAGACTGGTGAGCCGGCCACACTGCCGGTGTGCTACCGAAACTGGCGCGGCGTCGAGCGATGCCGGGAAATCCGTCCGGTGCGCATCTTTTGGGGCCGCACAGAGTGGCACCCGGAGGACCAGTGGCTGCTCGAAGCCGTGGACACCGAGGACGGTCAGATGAAACAATTCGCGTTGAAGGACTGCGACTTCGTGCGACGTTGAAGTGTGGAGTGAGTTGCCCGGCATTCACGCCGGCGAACGCTCAAGACAAAATCTTGGTGGAAAGGCGTGCGCCGCAGTCGCCCATTTCATGGGAGGGGCGGGGCGACTCACTCCCACACTTCAACGGCGGGACCACACTCAGAAATCAAAACCATGTTTATCATCAAACCCCTGCAGATCGCAAAGAACGGACAACCCACCGGACGCTGGCGCCTGACCGCAACCAGCGACGAAGACGGCGGCGGACCATACGGCGACGAGTCTCACGACCACGGCTCGTCTGCTGAAGCTCTGCACTGCCCGACGTGCCAGAACTACTGCGCGGGTTGGGCCGGCATGCCGATGCCTGCCCAACGCCAAGCGTCAATCACGACGCACAGCGCCGGAGTGTTGCTGCAACCCCCGGGCTCGCCGCTGCCTGACCGCTGGTGGCGCAACATCACCTCGGTGTCCACCGGGCAGCCGTCGGAGGCCGGCGAATGAACACGGCCACAATCATCATCGGGAACGAAGAGCTCGAAATGCGGGAGTGCGTGCCGCATTACTGGAAGAGCGTAATCAGCATCGCCGGGAAGAGCTTCCACGTGGAGGCTGTCGAAGTCGTTGCAGGAGGAGCCGTCCGCGGAGCTGTCCACGAAGCGGTCAACGACGACTGGAACTACTGGTTGGAGAACCTGGAAAATATGTGCGGCAGCAAACTGGAGACCGTCCTGATCGGCGGGCGTGAATGCGTTCTGGCCATCACACCCTACGGAGCATGAGCACCAAAACCACAATGACTACCAAAACCACAATGACTACACTCGACCCACGCGCGCACAAACTGCGCGAAATCCTCGCCGTCGCGGCGAACATCAGGAGGAAAGACGACATCGATCGGATCGACTTGTCAGCCGACATCAAGAGCAGCCTCCGGCTGGACGCAATCGACATCACGACGGCGAGTCGTGACATCTACAAGGAGTTCGGCGTGGACATCCAGCTCATCGACGCATGCGGCAACGACGTCCTGGCACTGCTGCGCATGAGGCTGGGGCCGGCCGAGCCGATGCACGGGCTGCTGCTGCATCTGACCGATGACCAGTTCATCGCGCGTTACCGCCCGGAGCAGACCCCGGAAGGCGACGGCGTCCGACAGCGCGACTGGACTGATGCGGACGACCTGCGCGCCCTCAACGAAGCGGTCAAAGAGAACCGTGTTTGGACGGCGATGGATGACGACGACGGGGAGTTCTGCATCGTGAACGGTATGCACTTCGTCAACCGGCTCTACTACATCATCACCGGGAAGCCGGCGGAGAACCCGGACTGGGTCATCCAGGTACAGGACCCGGATGAGAGTCCGCGCGTCCTGCTCGAAGTGGACTGGGATCTGACGAACGATGGCGACGACCCGAACCCCGATGGAGTTGATGTGGTCGACCCGCCCAAGCAGGTCGTCGTGCGTCTGTGGGACGTGGAGACGGGCATGGAGGATGCGATGGCGGACGACAGCGCGGTGTCGGACTGGCTGTCCGACGAGTATGGGTTCTGCGTGAACTCGTTCAAGGTCGTGCGGGTGCTGGCGCCGGGGGAGGAGGTATGACGACGAAACGCAGCGTTCCACGCGACAAGAACGGCCGCAAAATGGCGAAGGGATGGGTGCCTCATGCTACGGACGATCTGAACGACGCCGTCTTGCGTCAGAAATTGATCGCCACCGGGCTGAACGTCGGGTTTTGCGAAAGGGGGCCGGAAGCCTCGGCGAAGCGCAAGAGGCTGCGCAAGCTCACGAAGATTGCGCGCCTCGAAGCGGACGCGACAGGGGAGGAGACCTGGTGACGCTGCGAGTGGGTGAAATTCAAACTGTCGGCGTTGACCGCCGCAACAATACCATCACAATGACAAAAAACTACCGCACCGACGCCATCAGAATCCTGAGCGAGTTCACCGGCGAGTCCGAAGCCGCCGTCGCGAAAGTCAACAAGCTGACCGACATCGGAATTGACGAGCACGACGACGTGGACGTCCTCATGGCCTTCGAGGATGAATACGACATCATCATATCCGAGGACGAAGAGCGTTTCTTCAAAACCATCGACGACATCGTCGCGTTCCTCGAAAAAATCGAAGCATGAAAAACAACCCTGACCCTACGGAAAGCTGGCACATGATCGCCAGGACCAAAGCCGGCGACCCAGTCTGGCGCATGTATGGCAAGGGCCGCCCGTTCGTCCTAGTGGACGGCGGCGTGCGCGAACTGCGATGGTGGTGGCGGTGGCCTTGGTGGCCGTCCACGCTGCGTCGTCTGCCTGAGCCGCACCTGACCTACGACCAGGTGGCCACCGCGGTGGAACTGTCGACCACTGTGCTGAAGGCGCTGAAATGCGACGGCCCGATCTTCCTGTCCCGTGGATTCCTGAAGGGATGCGACAGCAAAATCATCACCACGCGCGCGAATGCAGTGCCGCTGTTCCACTGGATGGAGGGCTGCGGCATCGTACTGACACGTCGCGAACTGCAGGACGGACGGACCGAGATCGACCTGGACGTGAAAGCGACGGCGAAGAACAACGTCCGATGACGGCCGGCGCGCGACGGGTGAGTGACATTTCGCGCGACACGACGCCGACAGCAGGCTAGGCTCCTGCGCATGACCACGCCTCCGACCACAGGCCCTGAAGCGATCCTCGCAGCGCTGCAGGGGATGAACATCGACGACATCGAAAAGGAACAGCGCGACATCATCCGCGCCGGCAGCAAGACCAAGCGCAGCCGCGCGGTGCGGATGCTGAACATCCTGCACGGGCTGCGCGTCAACGAGCTGAGGCCGGAGCACATGATGCTCACATCCGTGCCGGTCATCCCGCCGAAGTTCCGCCCGTTCAGCGTTACCGGCGACACGTTCCTCCCGGGCGACTCGAACGAGGTCTACCGGGACCTGCTCGAGTATCGCCGGCTCTACAGCGACACGGAGAAGGCGATGGGGCGCGACGGCGCGGCGGAGGCCTACATGGACATGACGCGCGCGGCCAAGGCTGCCTACGGCTACGGCGAGAGCCCGAACCCCAAGACCCGCGCGCGCGAGGTGAAGGGGTTCTTCAAGATGGTCACCGGTACGAATCCAAAAACGAGTTTTTACGCCTCCAAGATGCTGTCCAAGCCGGTCGACACGGTCGGCCGCGGCGTCATCGTGCCTGACGCCGACCTGGGCATGGACGACGTCGGCATCCCCGAGGAGATGGCGTGGAAGCTCTACAGCAACTACGTGCAGCGGCGGCTGGTGCGTTCCGGCATGGCGCCGGCCGCCGCGCTCAAGCATCTGACTGACCGCTCGCCGATGGCGCGCAAGGCGCTGGACTACGAGATGGGCACGGAGACCGACAAGGAGGGGCATGAGACGCCGCGCCGGCCCGTCGTGATCACCAGGTCCCCGGCATGGCACCGGACGAACGTGATCGGACAGCGTCCCCGGATTGTTCCAGGTGACGCGATTCGGGTGAACACCTTCATCACGGAGGGAATGAACGCCGATTTTGACGGGGACGAAGTTCATAATCAGGTAGTTACAGCGATTCAGCGCGACCTAATTTCATCCTTGCCGTCATATTTGGTTGACCGCTTTCAGATTCTCGGCAATGCTGCTGATATGTATAACAAACTTCAACTACCCTACATTGATCCGACCACGCACGAAGTGGCTGTGATCGACCTCGAGGACTTCCCGCGCAGCGAGGAACTCATCGGAGAGAAGCAGGGCACCAACAGCTATATCAGGTTCTTCAAAGCCCTACCGGGAACCAAGGTCATCGCATTCGACGAGAATACTGGGGCGTTGGTATGGGCCGACGTCGCCGGGTGGAGCGAGCACACTGCGCCTCCGATCGAGGTTGTCACATTGTCCAACCGTCGGCAGACCTTCACCGATGACGACCCGCGGGCCGTCTACGGCATGGACCCGACGACGGGCGAGATGGGACGCTGGACGCCGACAGATGCGCTGGAGAAAAAGGTTGCGGTTCCGTGCGGGAGAAACCTACGGGAACTGGTAGCAACACTGGAACCGATCGCGGAAGTGAAGATGGGCAGCGTCCAGATCGTCCTGGACTTCGACGCGGGCTGGTTCATGGGCGCGATGTGCGGCGACGGATGGTGGGATAAGAAAGACTACGATTTCTACGCTACGCGCGGCTGGAAGGGGCGTCGGAATCTTCATCTCGCCGATCTCAAGGAGGACAACGCAAAGCGTCTGAAATCCTTCATCGAACAGCATCTGGATTCTGCGGGAACGCTCTACTATCACCGCCACGAGCAGAATAAGGAAGAGGGAGACGCTCGATACGGCGATACGATCAGGCACAGCTTCAACTTCGCCGGAAGTGAGCACGTGGCTGCGTTTCTGCAGTTACACCTGGGCGGCGAGCGCGACGAAAAAACATCCGGAGCAGCGAACAAGCGCGTCCCCGGATTCCTGTTCCGCGCGCCGGAGGAGTTTCGACGTGGGTTCCTGACTGGCATGGTGGACACCGACGGATCCATCAGTGTCGGGAATGGCGGCGAGGAAGGGAAGGGGAACGTGTTTAACATCGGATCCACTTCGCTGAGACTCATTCGTGAACTGCAAGCACTCTGCATGACGCTGGACGTGCGTGCTTCGGTTACGTGGTCGAAGGAAACCAGCGGCGGGAATGAATGCTGGGTGCTCGCAATGTCCACGTGGGACTGCAAGCGGCTAGACCTCTTCGCCGGGCTGGCCACCGAGCACAAACGTGAGAACTTCCTCAAAGCGGAAGTAGTCCGCGAGAACACAGCGGCGGTGTTCAACAAGGCGGTCATACCCCGCAACGTCTTCGACGTCGTCCAGCACGACCTCGTCAATCCCAAGATCACCGCCGAAGACCGCACAACTGACAGCCCGGAGCTGGACTGGAAGAAGCACCAGCAGAATATGGTCGTGCAGTGGGCCAAGGGGAAACACGAAGGTGTCATCTCGCGTCCGAGCGCGCGCGCAGTCTTGGATCATCTGCGCGAGATGCTCGCCAAGCGTGTCGCGGCTCGCGACGCTGCGCTGACCTTGCTGCGTTCCGAGGTGGTGGAGCTGACATCCGCGAATGCGAAGATTCTACGGGCCGGCGTTTACGCGACCGCTGCGCCGTTCTCCGCTGACAACGACAAGGGGTCTGAGACTTACAAGTTGGCATCCATCATCAAAACCGCGGCGCACGCCGGCGACGCGCTGGGTGGACTCCGCCGACGCAGACTGCTGGAACGCCTGGAGGCTCTCCCGGTGTATCGTGGCGCGTTGGACTCGGACCTGCTCAAGACTTGGGTTCGCGACATCCTGGACCAGGAGCACATCACCTGGGCCACTGTCGTCGAAGTCGACAAGACAGGCATCCGCGAAACCGGCTACGACCTCACCGTCCCAGGCTACGAAACCTTCATGTCGGCCGACGGCGTGATCCTCTCAAACACCATGAGCGTGCACGTGCCGACCACCGACGAGGCGGTCAGGGACGTGCGCGAGAAGATGATGGCTTCGAAGATGCTCTGGTCCATCAAGGACCGCAGCAAGACGATGGCAAATCCCAAGCATGAGACCTTGCTCGGGCTGAACATGTTGAGTCCCGCCAATCGCCCACAAAAGAAGCACAAGTTCACATCGGACGACGACGTGATGGCTGCTATCGAACGGGGAGAAGTGGACCTTTACGACGACGTAGAGATTTCGCCTTCATAGCGTCGGCGCCTTTCTGGGCGTTGATTCTGCGCTTATCTGCGTGCGCTCAAAATGGAGTATCCTGACGGGGAGTGGTGAGACGCAAGCATCGAGGGAGGCAAATAAATTCACACGAAACATTATGCAAAATATAAAATTCACCGACATCCTGACTCCGGCGCAACTGGTCCTATGGAACAACGCCTTCGAGTGGCTCGCCGAGCGGGCCGCTACAAAAATACTCAAGAAGCACGGGATCGAAGCAGACGATATCGAAGTTTCACCATCCACTGGTCGCTACGAAGTGGACTTCGACGCTGAGTATGTCGAGGTGACAATCTTCCCCGAGAGCATCAGCGATCGCAGAGCCGAGCTGCTGGAAGAGCTGGACGACACTGAAGATGAATCGGACGAAGAGGCCGACGTGCATCACGAGATCGATCAACTGGACAATGATTATCGATCGGAATTGCTGGTCTACAGGATCGACCGCGATGATCCGCCGGCCTGGTTGGTTTTCCGTTTGCTGGTCGACAGAATGGACTGGCTCGGGGAACAAATGGGAGACAGTTTCGCCACCATCGAGGAGTGGATCAAATCAGACCGTCGCGAATGAGCGCACTCAACATCCTCTCCACCAAACCGTGGTGGCGAAGCATCGCCCCCGGTTCCACCGTCCACTACTCCACCCCGCAAGGACAACGTGGCAAGGGCCGGGTCGTCATGAGCCTGCCGACGCACCTCGTGCTGAACATCGGAGGCCAGCACGGCACGCCGAAAGTGGTGGACGACAGCAACTACATCAGGCACACAACACCCAAAAAACCATGACCAAAGCATCCCGAGCCGTGCTGTCTGAGACAGCCAAAGTTTTGAATCGTCACATCGCCGAGGGCACGCTGCTCGGCAAAGAGCTGGCATCTGGCACCGACTTGTCGCGTGCCACAGCCGGCGTCATCAATGAGATCCTCCGCGCGACGGCGGAAGGTGGCACCCTGGTGTGCGCCACCGAAATCGACGGCAAGCTGCTTGGCTTCGTGCCCCGGGCCGAAGTCATCTTGCCAGACCTGACCCCGCGTTCCGGGGCGGACTCTCATTCCAAGGTCCCGAGGGGACCTGACAGTGGCGCCTAAATTTCTCGCACGGAACGAGCGGCGATTTGTCATTACAGAGGATTCCAAGTCGCGTCGTTGAGGCTTTCCAAGTCAGTCCGCCCCCTCTCACAGAGGGGGCGGATTTTTACCTGCCAGCGCCTGTTTTCTGTCTCGACTTTGCCGCGCCGGACCGTATCATGCGCCGACCACTGAAATTTTGATATGCCAATCATCAATCTCGAGCCAGGCGGCGCACGCCCACCAACTACGCAGGAATCGGCATGGACTAGGGCAGCCCTGGCTCTCTGCGCGCAGGCTCTGAGGCTGCCGGCCGCCAGCTGGGTCGGCAGTACAGTGCTGGAGCTGGGACAGATCGGACTGGAGACTGACACGGGCCGCGCGAAAATGGGAGATGGTACCACGATCTGGTCGAGTCTCGCCTACTCTGATGTCGCGGTGCGCGCATACGCAGACGCACTGATCGCAGCGGAGGTGGAAGACCGCGACGCAGCCATCGAGGACGCTACGCTCGGCCTATGGGACGACCGTGGGAATTTCGACGCCAGCGTGAACACCTTCCCCACGACCGGCGGAAGCGGCACGGCCGGGGCGATCAAGAAGGGCGACGTCTGGCTGATCTCAGTAGTTGCCACAAGCGGCCCGCTGAACGGGGTCCTGGCTGGTGCTACAATTCGGGCGCTCGTGGATGTGCCTGGACAGACGGGTGGGAACTGGGCGACCGGCAGCATCGGAGTGGATCAGCCTGCGCGCGACGCCGCAGCCGCAGCCCAAGCCACCGCAGATGCCGCACTCCCTGCCAACGCACAAGCTGCCGACGTTGATCCGGCTGGCACGGACATTGCCCTCGCCCTCGCAGCCAAGCTCGCGCTGTCAGGCGGGACGATGGAAGAAAACGCAGTCGTCAATCTGTTCAACGGCTCCAAGTGGCAGCAGAGCACGCCCAACAAAGGCATTGCCGGAGACGCAGGATTCTCGATCATCTGCTCGGCGGGCTACGAATACAAATTCGCAAATGGCTTCCTGTTCATTCTGTCCGATGGCAGTTCGACGGTTCGCAAGGTGCTCTACGCCCCGGCAACTCCAACTGCCACAGATGACACCACGCTCGGCTTCACCACAGACACGACGTGGGAGACGGCAGACGGCACGCTGTATCGCTGCACAGATGACACGGCGACGGCGGCGTTATGGGAGGTAGTGCCTGCCACCGATGCCACCAAGCTCCCCCTTGCGGGCGGGACGATGGACGAGAACGCCATCGTCAATCTGTTCAACGGCTCCAAATTCAAGCAGAGCGAGCCGAACAAAGGTATCGCTGGCACCGCAGGGTTCTCAATCATTTGCTCGGTGGGCTACGAGTATAAGTTTGCAAATGGCTACTTGTTCATTCTGTCCGATGGCAGTTCGACGGTTCGCAAAGTCCTCTACGCACCCGTTGCCCCTACCGTCACCGACGACGAAACGCTCGGCTACACCACGGACACGACGTGGGAAATGGCGGACGGCACTCCATATTACTGCTTGGATGCTTCCACCGG